AGGAAGAAGAAGTAGAAGTAGAAGAAGTAGAAGAGGAAGAAGAAGTGGAAGAAGAGGAAGAGGAGGAAGAGGAGGAAGAGGAGGAAGAGGAAGAGGAGGAAGAGGAGGAAGAGGAGGAAGTATATGAAATAATAATAAATAACAAATCATATTTTACAACAAATGCAAGTAATGGTATTATTTTTGAAAATAATAATGATGATATTGGCGATGAAGTAGGTAAATTTGTTAAAGGAGTAGCAAAATTTAATTAAAAAACATATTTAAAAATAATTCATAATTTAGATTATAATGTTTTCAGAGAAGAAAATTATTCCAAAAGGCAAATATTCGTTAGGAAAAATATTAGAAATACATAAATTTACATGGCCATTCGTAACATTATTTTTTACTATAGCAAATTATAATTTTACATTGAGAATGATGTTAATGAATGGTTATTTTTCCAGTTATGGATTACTATGGGTTTTAAAATCAAATTTGTTTTATGATAAAAATTTTTACAAAAATGAAGAACATATAAATGAAGTAATAGAATCAGTTGTAAATTATTTATCAATAAGTGTTTATTATTTATTTCCATATGTGACATCAAAAAATTACCAAGAAATTGGAAAATTTGAAACGGTACTAAGTGTAATGTTATATTCACTAGGAATTTTTTTACATTATTCAGCAGATTGCCAGAAATTTTATTCATTAAAATATCAGCCAGGTAAATTAATAACAGATGGTCTATTTAAACATATAAGACATCCAAATTATAGTGGTGAATTTTTAATATGGATGAGTTTTATTTTAGTATCAGGTAAGGGTAAATTATTAAGTTATATTCCAATACTTTGGCTTTATGTGGCTACTGTAATTAGTGGAATACCGAAAAAAGAAAAAAGCTTAAGTAGATATAAAGACTATGATAATTGGTATGAAAATACTAATGCATTAATTCCTAATTTTTTTTAATTCTTCTACTCTTATTCAATTTATTTTTTTTCGTTCTAGTTTTATTTTTTATTTTTTTACCTCCAATATTATTATTTGACAAGGATTGTGTTTTGGAATCCTTTTCAAGTTCTATTAAAATATTTAAATAAAGTACATAAGTTTCCTTACTTATTTTTAATCTAGTTATATCTTCAACAGGTAAGTTTTCTGAAAATTTTTCTTCTAGCATTTTGCTTCTTTTTTTGACCTCGTTTTCAAGATTAGATTTGACATTTAAAAATGCTAGTTCTAAAGACCTTTGTTTTTCTATTGTTTGATAATATTCATTATTGGCCCATTTATCAATAAGATTAGCAAATTCAGGATATTTATTAGAGATGTGCTTATATAAAAAGGTATCATCAATTTGTCTTCTCATTTTAGCATTATAATTATTTAAAAGATTAGTTACCTCTTTATTTTCAACTAGAAATTGTTTAAATTTTTCTTCACTTCTTAGTTTAAATCCAGAATTATTGTAACTTTGTGTTTTTTCATTATTATTTTGATTCATAGGTAGTTGCAAATTATTATCTGAATTGTTATTTATAAATTCATTTGGTTTTTTATCTATATCCTTATCTAATCTATCATCATCCATAATGTTATTTCTAAAAGATTTTAAATCCCAATAATTTGTATCACTAAATCTATCTTTATATACAATATTATTAATCATAAATCCTAATTTTTTGTCATAATATCCACATTTTATATCTTTTAAATTTTTTTCATCAATTTTTGCGTTGATAAAATCAGATATTACGTAAATTTCAGCATATTCTGAACTATAATTGGAATCTTGATTAAATTCCTTTATAACAGATACACCAACATCCATACACTTTTTTGATAATTCAAAACATTGTTCATCAACTAAACCTAATTGATTATTATTCTGTAAGGCAATAAATTTTTTATAAATCCTAGGAAAAATTTGATAAATTTTTTTGCAATAATCATATTTATTATTATCTTTAAAAATATTATCTAAATTCTCATTTAATAACAATTTCTGTAAATAAATATTGGTACTTATTCGTTCTCCATTTTTAAATAGACTCTTATAATAAGACCATTTTTCAATTTTTTTCAATTGTATTTTATTTCCAATTTCTCTTTTAACATTTTCTATTGGGGCATCTCTAATTTTATATTTGTTATCCAAAATTATGGTTGATTTTACAAAATTATAAAATTGTTCATTAAATATTTTATTTGATAGTTTTAACAATTCAGTTTTATAGAATGGTATAGAAGTAGCAGTAATTCCTCTTGTAATATTTTTTAGATTTTTAGTCCCAGTAAATATCTTTGTCCTTAAAATACTAAGATGAGTTAATAACATTTTAGCATTTTTTCTTTTAATATCTAATGCTTTTATTTCATCATTATTATTTAAATAATATATTTCATCGATATTATGCTCTTCAAGTCCATTCAAGTAATTTTTTTTTTTATCATTGATTTTTTCAAAATCAGGATGAAAGACAATATTATCTCCGTATTTTTGTTGTGCATAAAAAGTATCTATGCTGTTTTCATCCAAGGATTCAGGTATTTGATATTCAAAATCTTTAATATTTTTAGAAGTATAATAAACCTTACCGTCATATAATTCTAATAAATAATAAACATTAAATTTAACATCTTGGTCTAACTTAATACTATCAATTAATAATTTCATTTTTTTTTTAAATTGATTAATAGTACTACCATATTCTTTATAGATTCTAGATAATATATGTTTTAAAAAAAATATTTGAATAAGAGTATTTTTAAAAGTATTTGTAAATTCTTTACCATCTTTAAATTTTTTTAAATAGGGTTTGTTAGGATCAGAAATAGTTTGTAGTATTTCTGTAAAATAATTAGTTATTAGTGTATTTACATTATCATTTAATGCAGATATTGTGTTATCATAAGTTAAATTGTCATCAACGAAAATTTCTTCTTGAATATAATTATAATATTTAAAATATTCTTTAAGTACATCAAAATAAATCGGATGGTTTAAAATATCGTTAATATAGATAATTTTACTAAAAGTATATAAATTATTGTCGTTTTTTAAATAAGAAAAGGCTTTTCCATAGTATAAATTTGAAACAATTCTACTACCAATATCATAATTAAAAAAACTAGACGTACTATTATTTAATATATGGTTAATAGAAGCAGTTACATCATCAATTACAGGAAAAGATGTAGGAAATAAAGATTTTAAAGTTATTAAAACATTTTTATAAATAATTTCATTTTTCCTATCTGGATCAATATTATTTATATTGACTGGAGAGAAAGATGATAAATGAGAAATCATTCTATTTTCATTAAAAATTATATCCATAATTTCAAAATATTTTAAATTATAAAAAATGTTATCTGGATATTGGTGATCAAGAGAAATAAATGGATATTTATTTAAAGTTTCAGTATTTAAAATTTTATTTGTTTCTTCATCACTGGTTGATAATTGACTTCTATCAAAAGTTATTGGTTTTTCTTGAAAATTAGTTAGAAGTCTAATTTTTAATTGCATAACAGTTACATTTGACATTTAGATATATTATAATATATTATGATATTATAATAATTTATTTAAAATACCTTGTATTTATAGGAATTAATCTTGATTCAGTATCAATTCTATCTTTATTTACAATCTTACACCCTTTTAAACATGGATTACATGTAGAATTTATAAATTCAAAATTTTTGATCATATAATTCAAATTTGAATAATTTTGCACTTTAATTCCATCGTAATATAAATTTTTATTTTTACATTTTAATTTTCTCATTTTATTTGTGTATCCTTCTAAATTTGGCATATTCAATTTATTAAAACCTGAAAATTCTTTTCTTTGTATAAGAGCATAGGGATCACCGTACTTTTTACTATCTGATTCTGAATTTGGTACATTCGAATTTGGTATATCAAAATTTGGCATATCTAAATTTGGTATAGTCGATTCATTAAAACTTGAAATTTCTTTACTTTGTAACTCAGATTGAGGCACTAATAATGAATTATCTGAGTTTAAATCGATATTACTTGATTTCATATTTTTATTTAGATCAGGTAAATCTTTCAATAAACATTTCGCTATTCTCTTTGATGCAGCTTCTTCTACATCTGATGAATATCTTAACCTATCATTCATTATCCTTTCTGCTCTTTCACATTCTGCATTGTTTTGCTCTTCTTTTAAAACATCATTATTTGCGTTATCTAACTTTTGTTCAATATCTTTCGTTTTTAATTCAGCTTCTGCAGTGCGTACTTTATCATCTAATGCTGACATTTCAGTTTGCATTTTAACCTGATCTTTAGTTAATTCCTTATTTCTATCATTTAACTCTTTATTTTCATTTTCCTTAGATTTAATTTCTTGTCTTAAAAAATCAGAGAAATGCTCTTTTATATTATCTTTTAACGAGATAAATATAACTATAAGGAAAAATACAAGTAATAGTTTATGTTGTTTAATTGATGTAATCATAAATATAATTAATACAAATAGTATTATCTTGCCTTCTAAACTTTCACTAAATTTACCATGATAATATTTAGAAAAAAATAGGTAAATGACTATATAAAGTACAATAAATAGTTGTATTATTAAAATATTATTAATTTTCATTATATTATTTATTGAGAAATAATATAATAATTATAATCTACTTATTTTTTAAGTAAATATTATATATGTCTCTATTAAATCAAGCCTCTACCTGGAATACAAATTCTAAATCTACTAAAAGAAAATCCACAATTTTAAATAGCTTTAATGATGAGGAAAAGGAAGAATCAATTAAGACTGTTCAAAGTGAAAATGATAATCGTAGTAATGATATACATAAACTTTTAGAAGAAATGCATGAAATAGATGAACAAGAAAGTAATTTAGAAAAATTTGAACCATTAACTAATCCAGAAATAAATGTCAAAAAAGAACACAATGAAACTGCTAATAATAATATGAACATTAGATTTCATCCAAATGTCAACAATCAAACTCAAAAATTAAGTAATTATTCCACAATTTATAATAATCAAAATATTAGTCGTGATCCTAATTTAGAAGGTTTTATGAATATGAATCCTAGTAGTACAAATGATCTTTTACTTGAAAAAATTAATTATATGATTCATATGCTTGAAGAGCAACAACATGAAAAAACTAATAATATTACTGAAGAATTTATACTTTATAGTTTTTTAGGAATATTTGTTATTTATATTGTTGATTCTTTTTCCAGATATAATGGAAAATATAAAAGATAAATTTAATATTATAATATTTAATTATAATACTATGCCCAAAATATATATATGTTTGTAAATATTTTCATTACTTTCTTATTTATTTTATTATTCACTTTAGTTTTTTATTTATTATTTACTTTATCAAATTCTAATATTCAAATTTTATCAAAAAATGAGTTACTTAATATTTTGTTGTCTGATGATGATGGATATTACAAAACATTTAATGATACTGATTTTAAAGTTAGAAATTCTATTAATATACAACATTATAAAGAAAATATTAAATATTCTGTTTGTAGTCCTAATAATAAAGTTATTAAAAAATTATATAAAGCCATTTCAAAATCCGATTTAAAAATTAATAACTTATGTAAAAATTATAATTATAATTATCATGGCATTGATTTAAATAAACTTAAAAATATTAAATGGAAAATTGGTATTATTTGTAACAAAAAATACGAAAATGGGTTACCCCATACTAGAAATGATACTATTATTATATCTACCTCACAAATTATGAATTCTAATCTAAACGATCTTTCTACTACTCTTGTTCATGAAAAGGTTCATCTATTTCAAAAAAAGTTTAAGAATGAAACTCAGAGATATTTAAAAAATAAACAATACATTATTATTGATAAAATTAATAAAAATGATAATATTAGAGCAAATCCTGATACTGATAACAATATATATGTTGATAATTTAAATAGAACTTATAAAGCTGAATATTTGCCTGATGCTGTTGATATACAAGATGTAAAATTATATAAAAATAATCAAACCTACGAACATCCTCTAGAGGCTATGGCTATTGAAATATCTAAAGAATCAAATATTTAATATATTTAACCACCTTTTCTCTGAATCTAACATTAAATGATTGTAATTTGTCTTTTTTTTTTCTATATCACTGTAATTTTCAAATTGAGTTACAGTTAAAGGATATAATAAATACCAATTATCTTCTTTTTGTAATCTTTTCCAATATATATCTATTGCAAATTCCTTTTTATTCGATGTATTGATTAATAATTTTAATCCATCTCTAAAATTATCTCTTAGTTTTAAAAAATAATTATTATTCACAATGTAACCTGTTGTCGTTTGACAATTTGTTATTTTTAAACAATAATTTCCTATATTTTTAAAAGGTTTTACGACATTTCCCCCGACTATTAATACATCCCAGTCTTTAATATTTTTATTAAATTTGTTTATTTGTAACTTTAATAAATCACAATCTAAAAAAGTTATATCATCCTCACAAATAAAAATATTTTCTAAATTATTTTCTATTGCTATTTCTAATAATTTTATATGACTTAATGTACATCCTATTGCCCCTTCTGTTGTCTCGATACCTTTAAATCGCTTACCTTTTATATTCATTTTATTTAGTTCATTTTTTACATGTTCTAATCTGTCTTTTCTGCGTTCTAAATTTATAAAATATGTGTTTTTAAACAATTCCATTATTTTATTATTTTCTATAAATTTAAATACTTTTTTATTAAATAATTTTATTTTAAAACCATTTTAGATATCTTATCTTTTGCTATGTTTTAATAATTCCTTGTTTAAAACATATTTTTGGTAATATTTAATTATATTTAATTATTATATAATCATGTCTGTTGTTATAGATAAAGTTGGTTGGTATCTTATATCAACTAATACTTCGAAGTCAATAATTGACACAGTTAATTCGTTAAAAGCCAGACCCCAAGACGTACTTGTATTACATGAAGTTGCCTTTTATTATGATCAAGCATGGCCAAAAAATAATACTTTTAGCAATGATGATTGGCTTACTACATCAACAAGTAATACAATGAATCCTTATTTAGGGTATTGGGTACTTATTAAAGAATATACATCTGTTTTATCAGAACCTGAACCAGAACCCGAACCAGAACCTGAACCAGAACCTGAACCAGAACCTGAACCTGAACCTGAACCTGAATCTGAAGCTGAACCTACAGTTGATTTCTCTGTAATTTCAAATAGTTTTGATTCTGCCACTAAAGAAGTAACATTCCAAGTCAGTAACACTGGTAGCACCGATTCACCTGGATATGATAACTTTGATTTTAGATTAATATTAGAAATTACAGATCAATTATCCGAAAGTAATGATGTTAAATTATTTGGTACTAGTATTAGTTCATTTAGTTATAATAATATAACTTATTATCCAAAGGCTAGTAAAGACTTTAATGTTACTGTAGATCCTACTACTGCTCAATATTCTGCCGGTATAAATGATACTACTAATTATACATTAAGCTCTGAAGTATTTATTACTGATAATAATGCTACCTTTGTGAAAAATACTCCTCCATTAAGAAGTGGCCACGATATTACCTTTAAATTTACAGGTGATTTTGAGCCTGGTAAAACATATTTAGTTACAAGTGATATTATGAACACATCTGGTAATATTAGAGAAATTATTGATGATTTTGATTCTAACAGTAATAATCACTTTGTTTTTACTGTACCAGAACCTGAACCAGAACCAGAACCTGAACCTGAACCTGAACCAGAACCAGAACCTGAACCAGAGCCTGAACCAGAACCTGAACCAGAACCTGAACCAGAACCAGAACCTGAACCAGAACCAGAGCCTGAACCAGAACCAGAACCTGAACCAGAACCTGAACCAGAACCTGAACCAGAACCTGAACCAGAACCTGAACCTGAACCAGAACCTGAACCAGAACCTGAACCTGAACCAGAACCAGAACCTGAACCTGAACCAGAACCAGAACCTGAACCAGAACCTGAACCAGAACCTGAACCTGAATCAGAACCTGAATCAGAACCTGAACCAGAACCTGAACCAGAACCTGAACCAGAACCTGAACCAGAGCCAGAACCAGAACCAGAACCTGAACCAGAATCTGAACCTGAACCAGAACCTGAACCAGAACCTGAACCAGAACCTGAACCTGAACCAGAACCTGAACCAGAACCTGAACCAGAATCTGAACCAGAACCAGAACCTGAACCAGAACCTGAACCAGAACCTGAACCAGAACCTGAACCAGAACCTGAATCAGAGCCAGAACCTGAACCAGAACCAGAACCTGAACCAGAACCTGAACCTGAATCAGAACCTGAACCAGAACCTGAACCTGAACCAGAGCCAGAACCTGAACCAGAACCTGAACCTGAACCAGAACCTGAACCTGAACCTGAGCCAGAGCCAGAGCCAGAACCTGAACCAGAACCTGAACCTGAACCTGAACCAGAACCTGAACCAGAACCTGAGCCTGAACCTGAACCTGAGCCTGAACCTGAACCTGAATCAGAACCTGAATCAGAACCTGAACCAGAACCTGAACCTGAGCCAGAGCCAGAACCTGAACCAGAACCTGAACCAGAACCTGAACCAGAACCTGAACCAGAACCAGAGCCAGAGCCAGAGCCAGAACCTGAACCAGAGCCAGAACCTGAACCAGAACCTGAACCTGAGCCAGAATCAGAACCTGAACCTGAACCAGAGCCAGAATCAGAACCAGAACCTGAACCAGAACCTGAACCTGAACCAGAACCAGAACCTGAACCTGAACCGGAACCTGAACCAGAACCTGAACCAGAACCAGAACCAGAACCTGAACCTGAACCTGAACCTGAACCTGAACCAGAACCTGAAGCTGAGCCAGAACCTGAACCAGAATCTGAACCTGAACCAGAACCTGAACCAGAACCAGAACCTGAACCTGAACCAGAACCTGAACCAGAACCTGAACCTGAACCAGAACCTGAACCTGAACCAGAACCTGAACCTGAACCAGAACCTGAACCTGAACCTGAACCAGAACCTGAACCAGAACCAGAACCTGAACCAGAACCTGAACCTGAACCTGAACCAGAACCTGAACCTGAACCTGAACCAGAACCAGAACCTGAGCCTGAACCAGAACCTGAACCAGAACCTGAACCAGAACCTGAACCAGAACCTGAACCAGAACCTGAATCAGAACCTGAACCTGAACCTGAACCTGAACCTGAACCTGAACCAGAACCAGAACCTGAACCTGAACCAGAACCTGAACCTGAACCAGAACCTGAACCAGAACCTGAACCAGAACCTGAACCAGAACCTGAACCTGAACCTGAACCAGAACCAGAACCAGAACCTGAACCTGAACCAGAACCAGAACCTGAACCAGAACCTGAACCAGAACCTGAACCAGAACCAGAGCCTGAACCAGAACCAGAGCCAGAACCAGAACCAGAGCCAGAGCCAGAACCAGAACCAGAACCTGAACCAGAACCTGAGCCAGAACCAGAACCTGAGCCAGAACCAGAGCCTGAACCAGAACCTGAACCAGAACCTGAACCAGAACCTGAACCAGAACCTGAATCAGAACCTGAACCAGAACCAGAACCAGAACCTGAACCTGAACCAGAACCTGAACCTGAACCTGAACCTGAACCAGAACCAGAACCAGAACCTGAACCTGAACCAGAACCAGAACCTGAACCAGAACCTGAACCAGAACCTGAACCAGAACCTGAACCAGAACCTGAACCAGAACCTGAACCAGAACCTGAACCAGAACCTGAACCAGAACCTGAACCAGAGCCTGAGCCAGAACCTGAGCCAGAACCTGAACCTGAACCTGAACCTGAACCAGAACCTGAACCTGAACCTGAACCAGAACCTGAACCAGAACCAGAGCCTGAGCCAGAACCTGAACCAGAACCTGAACCAGAACCTGAACCAGAGCCTGAGCCAGAACCAGAGCCTGAACCAGAACCAGAGCCAGAACCAGAACCAGAGCCAGAACCAGAACCTGAGCCAGAACCAGAACCTGAGCCAGAACCAGAACCTGAGCCTGAGCCAGAACCAGAACCTGAACCAGAACCAGAACCTGAGCCAGAACCAGAACCTGAGCCAGAATCTGAACCAGAACCTGAACCAGAACCAGAACCTGAGCCAGAACCTGAGCCAGAACCAGAACCAGAACCTGAGCCAGAATCAGAACCAGAACCTGAGCCAGAGTCAGAACCTGAGCCAGAGTCAGAACCTGAGCCAGAGCCAGAACCTGAGCCAGAACCTGAACCAGAACCTGAACCAGAACCTGAACCTGAACCAGAACCTGAACCAGAACCTGAACCTGAACCAGAACCTGAACCAGAACCAGAACCAGAACCAGAACCTGAGCCAGAACCAGAACCAGAACCAGAACCAGAACCAGAACCTGAGCCAGAACCTGAACCATGAACTGAACCAGAACCAGAATCTGAACCTGAACCACATATCTCGGAAGTTGGTGGCTTGACGTAATGTTTTCAATGCAATATCTAGCTATAGATCCACCTAGTGATGTTGGAGATGAATTTATAGTAATAATAGATGATGGTTCAAATAAACATGTATTTAGGAATGCAGGTAATTGAGAAATACCATCTAGTTCTACATACAACGCAGCAAGTGGAAGCAATACTTTAAGTGCTACTAATGCTACTTTAACATTTTAAAAATTTATATAATTTAAAAAATTATAATGCATATTAAGTAATAAAATTTATAATAACATGAATATTATTATAAAAGAAAAATTAGTTTAAAATTATAAATATTAATAATTTGTAAATAGTATTTATATAAAATATAATATGGAATACGATATTAATAAAGATTTTAATCAAAATAATAAATTAGATATAGGTGATGCACAATACATATCTGCCTATGAAAGTAATTATGATATCGATTCTGCAATTGAGATATGTAATTATTTAGTTGATTTACAACCAGAACCTGAACCAGAACCTGAACCAGAACCTGAACCAGAACCTGAACCTGAACCAGAACCTGAACCAGAACCTGAATCAGAACCTGAATCTGGAAACTTTATTCTTCGTTTAAATGAAGGTAATATTGAAATTAAAGCCAATAGATATTATGATAATGGTAATAATAAAATTTGGTTAGGTTCATTAAAATTAAATAATAATTCAGGAGCAGTATTGCCAATAAATAGTACATATGAAGTTAAACAAGAGGGTCCTTTAGATATAATTTCGGGAAAATTTGATTCTATTTTTTCAAACTCTATGGACTATTTGGAAATAAAAAATGATGAGTGGAGTATTGTATCAACATTTTCAAATTCAAATCCTTTTGCTAACGTAGATGAACCTTTACAAATTAAATTTGCAATTGGAAATACAGAAGCTAATTCAACAAAATTTTATAGTATATCTTCAAGTGATGTTTATTATGAAAGTTTTTCTATTGTGTCAGAAACAGAAGAAACAAAAGATATTTTATTAAGACTAGATAATGGTAATATTCAAATTAAAGCGAATGAAAATTATAATAGTGGTACAAATAAAATATGGTTAGATTATTTGAAACTAGATCAAAATTCAGGACTACAATTGCCTAACAATAGTAGTTATGAAATAAAACAAGAACAAGATTATGATATTATTACTGGTAAATTCGTGAATCTTTTTTCAAACTCTATGAACTATTTGGAAATAAAAAAAGATGAATGGACTAATGTATGTTCATATACTAGTACAAATCCATTCACTAACATTAAAAATATTCCAATACAAATCAAGTTAGCAGAAACAAATGAATTAGCGAATACAACAAGTGTATTAAATGAAATTTCTATTTATAATATTGATTTTAATGGTACAATATATAATGAAACAGAGTCAAATCCTCAAGAAATATTATTAAGGTTAAATAATGGATACATGCAAATAAAAGCTAATAGTGATTATGACTCTGGTAATAATAGAATATGGTTTGGCAGTTTAAATATAGATCAAAATTCAGGTATTGAATTACCATCTGGTTCAACATATGAAGTTAAACAGGAGAATGGTTTTGATTATATTTCTGGAAAATTTACAAATTTATTTTCAAATAGCATGGAGTATATCGAAATTAAAAAAGATGAATGGACTAATTTATTTACATATACAAAGACCGATCCATTTACTAATATACACGAAAACCCATTACAAATTAAAATTGCAAGTGATAATCTATTAGCAAATAGTGCTTCATTTATTTCAGTATCTAAAAATAATATAAATTTTAATGGATTAGAAATTACTTCTGAACCTGAACCTGAACCTGAACCTGAACCTGAACCTGAGTCAATTTCAACTGGTAAATTTGCTATTAGAAATAACAATAATAATATAGAAATTAAGGCCACTGACTTTTTTATTACTACTGAAAGAATTTGGTTAGTCACTCTTTTACTAGATTTGGATTCTAATATTCAATTACCTGAAAATAGCACGTACGAAATAAAACAAGAAGCTAATTTTAATTCAATTACAGGAAAATTTGCCAACTTGTTCTCAAAAGATATGAATCATCTTGAAATTAAAAGAGATGAATGGACAGTTGTTTGTACAACATCTACTGAAGATCCATTTAATTATAGAAATGATAAGAATAACAATCTAATATCACTTCAAGTGAAATTGGCTACTGATAATATATCTGCAAATAGTCAAAGCTCTATTATTAATATTAATAGTATTGATATAACATATTCTAATATTGTTGGTTCTATTGGCAGTATTAGATATGATCTAGATAGTGTAATTGCCTTAAGAAATAGCTCTTTATCTAATACTAGTTCTAGTGTTTCAAATCTTTCAACAAGCAGTTTAACAAACATAAATAATCCTTTTACCTATACATATTTTGAGACAGACATTACTACTCAAAATTTTATAAATGATATTTTTCCTTTATCTGACTGGTATGCTAACCCAAATAATTCACCTTCACCATATGATCAAGATGGTACATTTACTTACACAAAATTTTTATCTGACGCTACAACAACTCAATGGCTTAATGATTTATTCCCTCTATCTGACTGGTTTAGTAATCCAGATTTAAATGTTTCACCATTTAATAACAGACCATTACCAGAAGGTGAGCCAGAACCTGAACCAGAACCTGAACCAGAGCCTGAACCAGAACCAGAATCTGAACCTAAACCAGAACCTGAACCAGAATCTGAACCAGAACCTAAACTTCTACCTGATTTCAATGTAAAAGAAGATAGTAATTATGACATTTCAACAGGTGTGGTAACATTTAGTGTTAATAATATTGGTAATTTAAATTCAAGTGGTATTGTTAATAACAAAGATTACAGATTAATTATAGAAGTAACTGAAGACGTTAATCAAGCTAATGACGTAGAAGTAGTATCTGGTTTTATAAGTAAAGATCAAGGATTTAATATAAATAATAAAGTTTATTATCCAAAATCAGCTGAAAATTATAATATACAATTATTAAGTGATTCTTTTACATTTAACCCTGACTTTACAATTTTTTCGACATATAGCTTAGAATTATTCAATTCAATAAATCCTCCTACTACATATTTAACAAATTCACCACCTTTAAAAATAAATGAAACTGTATCCTTTAAATTTACAGGTAATTTTATTCCATCATCAACATATCTTGTAGCATCAGATACATTAGTTCAATCTGTTAATGTTGAAGAAAAAATAGATGATTTTGTTTTAGATTCTAACAATCATTTTGTTTTTACAATACCTGATCCAGAGCCAGAGCCAGAACCTGAGCCAGAGCCAGAACCTGAGCCAGAATCTGAGCCAGAACCAGAAGCAGAACGTGAATCAGAACCTGAACCTGAACCCGAACCTGAACCTGAACCTGAGCCAGAACCAGAACCTGAGCCAGAACCAGAAGCAGAACCTGAATCAGAACTTGAACCTGAACCTGAAACTGAACCTGAACCTGAAACTGAACCTGAACCAGAAGCTGAACCAGAAGCTGAACCTGAACCAGAAGCTGAACCTGAACCAGAAGCTGAACCAGAAGCTGAACCAGAAGCTGAACCTGAACCTGAACCTGAACCTGAACCAGAAGCTGAACCAGAATCAGAACCTGAACCAGAACCTGAATCTGAACCAGAACCAGAACCTGAATCTGAACCTGAACCAGAAGCTGAACCTGAATCGGAACCAGAACCAGAACCTGAACCAGAAGCTGAACCTGAATCTGAACCAGAACCAGAACCTGAATCTGAACCTGAACCAGAAGCTGAACCTGAAGCTGAACCAGAACCAAAATCTCTTCCCGACTTTAATGTAATAGATAGTAGTAATTACGATTCACAAACTGGTATAATCACATATAAGGTTAATAATATTGGAACATTAGACTCTACAGGAATTAGTAATTTAAATAAGGATTTTAGAACAATTATTGAAGTAACTGAAAATATAAATGAAGCTAATGATATTCAATTAATTGGTGGTACATTAAATAAAACTCAAAGTTTCAATATCGATGGAATACAATATTATCCAAAATCCATTGATAATTATAATATTCAATTAATAAATGATTCATTTACATTTACTTCAAATTTTGATAATACGACTATTTATGATTTAGATTATTTTAATTCACAGTTCCCTGTAACTACTTATTTAACTAATACACCTCCATTAAAAAGTAATGAAACCATTATTTTCCAATTTACTGGTAATTTTGTTCCTTCATCAACATATATAATTGCATCTGATACATTAGTTCAATCATTAAATATTGAAGAAAGTATTGAAGACTTTGATAATAATTCAAATAATAATTTTGTTTTTAGAATTCCAGATTCAGAACCAGAGCCTGAACCAGAGCCTGAATCCGAACCTGAACCAGAACCTGAACCAGAACCTGAACCTGAACCAGAACCTGAACCTGAACCTGAACCTGAACCAGAACCAGAACCAGAACCAGAACCAGAGCCAGAACCAGAACCAGAGCCGGAACCAGAGCCGGAACCAGAGCCAGAATCAGAACCAGAACCTGAACCTGAACCAGAATCAGAACCAGAGCCAGAACCGGAACCTGAACCTGAACCAGAACCGGAACCTGAACCTGAAGCTGAACCTGAACCTGAACCTGAACCAGAACCAGAACCTGAACCAGAACCTGAACCAGAACCTGAACCTGAACCTGAAGCTGAACCTGAGCCTGAACCTGAATCAGAACCTGAGACAGAACCAGAACCAGAACCAGAAGTTCTACTTGCTGACTTTGAGGTTAAAGAATCAAGTAATTATGATAGTAGTTCAGGAATCGTCACATTTAGTTTAATTAATAATGGTTTATTGGATTCAACAGGAATAAATGGACAAAATAAAGACTTTAGATTAATTATTGAAGTTACTGAAGATATAGCAGAAGCTAATACGATAGACGTTGTTGATGGTACTTTATTGAAAACACAAGAAATTAAATACAATGGAGTCACATATTATCCTAAGTCAAGTCAAAATTATAATATAGAACTTGAAAATACAACTTTTGAATTTACTGAGAGTTTTTCATCCAGTGTTAGTTATCAATTAGATAAGTTCAATCCTTCCGATCCTTCATCTACATATTTAACAAATACACCTCCTTTAAAAAGTAACAATAATATAACATTCAAATTTAAAGGTGATTTTATACCAACACATAGTTATTTAGTATCAGCAGATACATTGGTTGATTCTGCAAATGTATTAGAAGTAATTGATGATTTTAATAATAATACAAACAATTTCTTTGTTTTTAGAGTTCCTGATTTCGAGCCAGAACCAGAACCTGAACCAGAACCTGAACCTGAACCTGAACCAGAACCTGAACCAGAATCTGAGCCTGAATCAGAACCTGAACCAGAACCTGAACCTGAACCAGAGCCTGAACCAGAACCTGAACCTGAGCCAGAACCTGAACCAGAACCAGAACCAGAACCTGAACCAGAACCAGAGCTCGAACCACAACCAGAACCAGAACCAGAGCTCGAACCACAACCAGATCCAACACCGCCATTTGCTGGACCACCAATATTACCTGAACCAGAACCAGAACCTGAACCTGAACCTGAACCTGAACCTGAATCTGAGCCAGAACCAGAACCTGAACCAGAACCTGAACCAGAACCTGAACCTGAACCAGAACCAGAACCTGAACCTGAACCAGAACCTGAACCTGAACCTGAACCTGAACCAGAACCAGAACCTGAACCTGAAGCTGAACCTGAACCAGAACCAGAACCAGAACCTGAACCAGAACCTGAACCAGAAGCTGAACCTGAACCAGAACCTGAACCAGAACCTGAACCTGAACCAGAAATTGCACTTGCCGACTTTGAAGTTAGAGAATCAAGTAATTATGATAGTAGTTCAGGAATCGTAACATTTAGTTTAATTAATAATGGTTTATCAGATTCAACAGGTATAAATGGACAAAATAAAGATTTTAGATTAGTTATTGAAGTTACTGAAGATATAGCAGAAGCTAATGATATAAAAATTGTCGGAGGTACTTTATTGAAAACACAAGAAATTAAATACAATGGAATAACTTATTACCCTAAGTCAAGTCAAAATTATAATATAGAACTTGAAAATACAACTTTTGAATTTACTGAGAGTTTTTCATCCAGTGTTAGTTATCAATTAGATAAGTTCAATCCTTCCGATCCTTCATCTACATATTTAACAAATACACCTCCTTTAAAAAGTAACAATAATATAACATTCAAATTTAAAGGTGATTTTATACCAACACATAGTTATTTAGTATCAGCAGATACATTGGTTGATTCTGCAAATGTATTAGAAGTAATTGATGATTTTAATAATAATACAAACAATTTCTTTGTTTTTAGAGTTCCTGATTTCGAGCCAGAACCAGAACCTGAACCAGAACCTGAACCTGAACCTGAACCAGAACCTGAACCTGAATCTGAGCCAGAATCTGAGCCAGAACCAGAACCTGAACCAGAACCTGAACCTGAACCAGAGCCAGAACCAGAGCCTGAACCAGAACCTGAACCTGAACCTGAGCCAGAACCTGAGCCAGAACCTGAGCCAGAACCTGAGCCAGAACCAGAGCCAGAACCTGAGCCAGAACCTGAACCAGAACCTGAACCTGAACCAGAACCTGAACCAGAGTCAGAACCTGAACCAGAACCAGAACCTGAACCTGAACCAGAACCTGAAGCTGAACCTGAACCAGAACCTGAACCAGAACCTGAACCAGAACCTGAACCAGAACCTGAACCTGAACCTGAACCTGAACCAGAACCTGAACCTGAACCTGAACCAGAACCTGAACCTGAACCTGAGCCAGAACCTGAGCCAGAACCTGAACCAGAACCAGAACCAGAACCTGAACCAGAACCAGAACCAGAACCAGAGCTCGAACCACAACCAGATCCAACACCGCCATTTGCTGGACCACCAATATTACCAGAACCTGAACCAGAACCTGAACCAGAACCTGAACCAGAACCTGAACCAGAACCTGAACCTGAACCAGAAATTGCACTTGCCGACTTTGAAGTTAGAGAATCAAGTAATTATGATAGTAGTTCAGGAATCGTAACATTTAGTTTAATTAATAATGGTTTATCAGATTCAACAGGTATAAATGGACAAAATAAAGATTTTAGATTAGTTATTGAAGTTACTGAAGATATAGCAGAAGCTAATGATATAAACATTGTCGGAGGTACTTTGTTAAGAACACAAGAAATTAAATATAATGGAATAACTTATTACCCTAAGTCAAGTCAGAATTATAATATAGAACTTGAACATACAAATTTTGAATTTACTGAGAGTTTTTCATCCACTATTGATTATCAATTAGACACGTTCAATCCTTCCGAGCCTTCTACTACCTATTTAACAAATACACCTCCTTTGAAAAGTACCAATAATTTAACATTCAAATTTAAAGGTGATTTTGTACCAACACATAGTTATTTAGTATCAGCAGATACATTGGTTGATTCGGCAAATGTATTAGAAGTAATTGATGATTTTAATAATAGTACGAACAATTTCTTTATTTTTAGAGTTCCTGATTTCGAGCCAGAACCAGAACCTGAATCTGAGCCAGAACCAGAACCTGAACCAGAACCTGAACCAGAACCTGAACCAGAACCTGAGCCAGAACCAGAGCCTGAACCAGAACCTGAACCTGAACCTGAGCCAGAACCTGAGCCAGAACCTGAGCCAGAACCTGAGCCAGAACCCGAGTCAGAACCAGAACCAGAACCAGAACCAGAACCAGAACCTGAACCAGAACCAGAACCTGAACCTGAATCAGAACCAGAGCCTGAACCAGAACCAGAACCTGAACCAGAGCCTGAACCAGAACCAGAACCTGAACCAGAACCAGAACCTGAACCTGAACCAGAGCCTGAACCAGAGCCTGAACCAGAGCCTACGCCACCATTTGCTGGACCACCAACATCACTTGAAAATCCTCCAGTAGCTGGACCTCCTCAAGTACAAGATTAATAATTAAAGATTGACAAATTAATATAATTATAAATTAAAATTTATTATTATAATGTATATACCAGTAATCTAATCAAATGAACATTGACTTAAACAGCAATAATAAAACTGATGTAGGTGATGCACAAAATATATATGCATATGATTCGCTTTATTATGAACTTGAATATATAGATATAGCTAATTATTTAGCTAATATCGTTTCAGAGCCTGAATCAGAACCAGAGCCTGAATCAGAACCAGAGCCTGAATCAGAACCAGAACCTGAATCAGAACCTGAACCTGAAACTGAACCAGAACCAGAGCCTGAATCAGAACCAGAACCTGAATCAGAACCTGAACCAGAACCAGAACCTGAACCAGAACCAGAACCAGAACCTGAACCTGAACCTGAATTAGCTTACTTTATTTCAAACTCAGGTAATGATACACAAGAAACAACAGGAAATTTAAATGACCCATTTAAAACATTAGATTATGCAATATCTAGAATCACTAATGAAGATACTTTATATTTCAGAGAAGGATCATATGAATTCTCTGAAAAAGAAATTAATCAAAAATTAAAGATTAGTTCTTATAATAATGAAAATGTAATATTTGACGGTACTAGAACTATTAATGATTTAAAAGATAATAATAGTGACGATGGTATTTGGAAACAATATAATACCTCAATCGTTACAGATAATAATTCAATAAATACAGTCAATATCTATAGAATTAAGTTAAAATCAGATGTTGAAATATGGCAATTATTTAATAATAGAAAGGAAGTAATAAATGCAAGATGGCCAAGTGCCCAATGGGAAGATGATAGTGTATATGATCTTAACAAATGGGGACATGGATATGATAAATTAAATGATGTAACGGAAACTATTTATAACTATGCGAACGGAGAAATAGTAGATATATCTCATAATAATATTGATTTATTTAATTTTGTTAAGCAACAAAAAACCTTAAATAGTAATTTTGATGTTAGTGGATCCTTAATAAATTTAAATATAGGTTCATTCAAAAGTTACACAAAAGTTGTAAATTCATCATCTTTAGAGGACGATTATATTAGATTATCATATGATGAAGTTGATTTATATAAGACTAAACATCATTATTACTATTTGGAGAATAAATTAGAATATTTAAATAGTGAAAATGAATGGTTTTTTGATAATAGTACAAAATATTTATATGTATGGTTAGAAAACAATAATGTTCCCGATTTAAATAATGTTAGAGCTAAAGTACAAAGTTATTCATTAAATATTAAAACTAGTAATGTTGAAATTAAAGATATCAACTTTTTTTCTACTACTATAACTGGCAATAACGCTGATTATTTAAATGTATTTAATTGTAATTTTATGTATTCAAGTTGTTATGCACACATGTTAAATCAAATTAATCATGGAACCAATATTGATCCTACAAATAATGAAGTTTTTAACAGGCAAACTAACTTAACTAGTAGTGCATATGTCAAATTTAAAAATTGTGCTTATAAATACACAGATGGTTCAGCTATTGAAATTACAGGAGGTAATACTACTATAGAAAATTGTTACTTTAGTTATATTGATAAAACAGTTTGTAATTTGTCGTCTGTGATGACTACTATAAGACTTTCTGGTTCTAATAATATAGTTAAGAATAATACGACATTTAAAACTGCAGCTTCATCAACTCTAAATTCTGGAAATACCGCTATAATTGAATATAATAATTTATCAAATAGTGGTTATTTACAAAGTGATGGAGCTTTGATACATTGCATGGTGGCACAACAAACAAATGTAAAAGTTAGATATAATTGGGTACATGATACAATTAAATACGGTATAAGATTTGATGGAGATGGACAAGGACATAATGGATATGTACATCATAATATTAGTTGGAATTGTCAGGGTGGTATTATGATTAAAGGTGGAATGCTTAACGAAAACTCTCAAACCGTGGGAGGCCATTATATTTATAACAATACAGTTTTAAATAGTGTAAATAAAAATGATATCATTGTTCTTAATAATCAAAACGGAGAAAACATTAACTATAATTCGTTTGTAGCTAACAATTTATCTGAAAAAATATCTGGTCATAGAAGTGATCAAGAACAATTAGAAAGTTGGATATTTAATTCCAAAAATTTGACTCCTACTAATGTTAAGGATTACTTGGAAGATTTTGATAATTTATTATTTAGTCCTGTTAATAGTAATTTAATTGTTGATAAAGCTATAACAAACTTAACTGAAGTTGATTATACAGATTCCAATTTCACACCTACTGGTGATGATTCATTTACTAAAGATATTGGTGCTATGATATATAATGGTCCTACCTGGAAACCAGGAATTACCTGGAATAATACTTCACGTGATGATTCTAACTATGTTTCATTATATAGATTTAATTTTTATCCTGAACAATACTATGAACCAGAACCAGAACCAGGACCAGAACCAGAACCAGAACCAGAACCAGAATCTTAAGCTAAAAATAAAAATGATTAGAATAAAGTCTAATACTAATCATTAAATTTATTCTGAAAATATTTAAAAAATAATTGATATTCATATTAAAATGGAATATCTTAACGATTTTGATTGTATAAATAACTTGAGAATTTTAGCATGTGATATGGTTCAAAATGCAAACTCAGGTCATCCAGGTATGCCATTAGGTTGTGCGCCAATTTTGTATGTATTATTTAAAAATCATTTGAATTTTAATCCATATGATATTAATTGGTTATCTAGAGATAGATTTGTATTATCAAATGGACATGGATGTGCCTTATTATATTCAATACTACATATGTTTCAATACGATATATCTATGAAAGATCTTAAAAATTTTAGAAAATTAGGAAGTATAACTCCTGGTCATCCAGAGAAAGGAATAACACCAGGTATCGAAGTAACAACAGGACCATTGGGACAAGGAATAGCTAATGGAGTAGGTATGGCATTAGCATCTAAGCATTTAATATCAAGATTTAATACAAATGAAATAAAATTAATTGATAATTATATTTATGTTATGTGTGGAGACGGTTGTTTAATGGAAGGTATTACAAATGAGTCAGTTTCTCTAGCTGGTCATTTGAAATTAAATAATTTGATTTTATTATATGATGATAATTCTATAACAATAGATGGTAGTACTGATTTATGTTTTACTGAAAATACAAAAACAAAATATGAATCATTGGGATGGAAAGTATTATTAGTAGAAAATGCAAATACAAATATATTAGAAATTGATAATTGTATAAATATCGCCAAAACATCAAATAAACCAACCTTAATATGTATGAAAACCACAATAGGATATGGAAGTGACAAAGAAAATTCAGAAAAATCACATGGTGCTCCTTTGGGAATTGATAGTTTAAAATCTTTAAAAAAAAAATTTCAGTTTGATGAAAGTTTATCATTTCAAATAAAGAAAAATGTAAAGGAAAAATTTTTAGAAATTTTAAATCTAAAAATTAAAAAGTATGATGAATGGAAAAAAATACTTGAAATTTATAAAGTAAAACATAAAGAAAAATATGATGAATTAATGAAAATCCAAAACTGTAAAATTCCTAATATTAGTGATCTTTTAAATAAATATGAATCGACAGATTCACCTCTGGCCACTCGTCAAATTTCAGGAAATATATTAAAAAATATATACAAAAAAATACCTCAATTAATAGGAGGCTCTGCTGATTTATCTACATCTAATAATACTAGTATTGATAATAGCATACAAAGAGATAACTATTCAAATAGGTATATAAATTATGGTATTAGAGAACATGCAATGGGAGGAATAGCCAATGGTATGAGTACATTCGGCCTAATACCTTATGTTGGTACATTTCTAGTATTTATAAATTATTTTTTAGCATCTATCAGATTATCAGCACTATCAAAACATCAAGTTATATATATATTGACTCATGATTCAATAGGATTAGGTGAAGACGGTCCAACACATCAACCAATTGAATCATTAACTATTTTAAGAAGCATTCCGAATTGTTTAACTTTTAGACCAGCAGATGGAAATGAAACAAATGGATGTTACATCGAAGCTTTAAAAAATAATGATAAACCATCTTGTTTGTGTTTATCAAGACAAGCATTACCACAATTAGATAATTCAAGTTCATCAAATGTTTCAAAAGGAGCGTACATTTTATTTGAACCTAAAATGAAAAATAAATTAGATTTAATTATCTTATCTACTGGTTCAGAAGTTTCACTATGCTTAGAAGCTATAAAAGAATTATCAAATAGGTTAAATATAAGGTTAGTCTCGATGCCATGCATTGAATTATTTGAAATTCAAAATAAAGATTATAAAGATATGATTTTACCTAATAATATTAAGAAATTAAGTGTTGAAGCTGGTAGTACATTGGGTTGGTACAAATATGCAGATATATGTTACGGTATTGATTCGTTTGGATTATCAGGAAAAGCTACTGAAGTTTTTAATTATTTTGGCTTTTCTAAGAATAAATTAATTGACTTTATATTAAATAAAGTTTGATTATATGAAAATATATGTAATAAATTATAAATAATAATAATATAAAATTATTATTTATTCTTTCGAGGTCTTTTATGGCTGTCTTTTTACAAACTGATACAATACAAACAAACCTAATATAGTTATACCTCCAAGATACATTTTATTGACCACATTTCCTTTTAACATATCATCTAGTCTTGGTTTATTTATAACTTCATATTCTACTGTTCCTTTCATCTTTTCATCATCTATATCAGATTCGATAAATGCTTGAAAATTATTATTATTATTGGTTTTATTAAGTATTACATTTTCTTTTAAAAATCTATCTTGATTATTAACTGTATTTATATTAAGATTACTACCTAAATTATTTGTTTTAAAAGTATTACTATTATATCCAACAGTAAACATATAATTTATAATTATATTAAAAATTTTCAGTAAAATCAAATACATTACCATCAATTTTTTTATTCGCTAAAGCATACTCTGAATTAGTCCTTTCAAAGAAATTAACCTTTGTTTCTACGCTGATTAATTCCATAAAATCAAAAGGATTACTAGAATTATATATCTTTTCATATCCTAATTGAACTGTTAATCTATCTGCTACGAATTCTATATATTGTGTCATTAACTTTGAATTCATGCCTATCATTTTACATGGTATCGCCTCTGTAATGAACTCCTTTTCTATTTCTACTGCCTCTTTTATTATTTCTGTTACCCTTTTTTTACTTAATTTTTTATTTAATTTATTATATAATAATACAGCAAACTCTGTATGTAATGCTTCATCCCTTGAAATTAACTCATTTGAAAAAGTTAAACCTGGCATTAATCCTCTCTTTTTTATCCAATAAATTGATGCGAAACTCGATGAAAAAAATATACCTTCTACCACTGCAAAAGCTACCAATCTAGCTGCAAAAGAACTACGGTTATCATTAATCCATTTTTTTGCCCACTCTCCTTTTTTATTTATACAATCAAAATTATCTAATGCATTGAATAATTTACTTTTTTCATCTTTTTCATTAATATATGTATCTATTAATAGACTATACATTTCTGAGTGTATGTTTTCCATTGCTATTTGAAAACCATAAAATGCTCTTGCTTCAGCTAATTGAACATCTCCCATAAAACGCACTGCTAAGTTTTCTAATACTATTCCATCGGATGCAGCAAAAAATGCCAAAACCATACTTATAAAATTTTTTTCATCTTTTGTTAGCTTTTTCCAATCATTGAGATCTTTTGATAAATCACATTCCTGTGGTACCCAAAAACTATCTACTGATTTTTTATACATCTTCCATATTTCATGATCCTTAATTGGAAACATTACATAGCGTGAATCGTCTGATTGTAATAAAGGTTCAGAATTTATGCTGTCAGACATTTTCCTAAACTCTATAAAAGAATATAATATTTTATATTTATCAAAAATTTTTTATATTATTATTATAAATATTTTATTACCAAAATTGCCACCAAGGTTTCTTCTTTACTTTACTCTTAGTCTCAGTGTAGTTAAAATCATAATTTATTGAATCATCAATAGATGGTCTTAGACTTATTTTACCTTGTGTTTTTAATTTTGGACTATTTACATCAAAGAATGGATAACTTTTATCATGAGTGTTAGGACTCTCTAAATTTTCTGGAACATCCACTCGTTTTAGATTAGGACAATTTTTAAAAATAGAATTCTCTATTTCTAGTAAATTACTACCATCCTCATCTATTGGAGGTATTGATAATTTTAAGTTACTATTAATATCATTCTTCTCTTTTAATTCTAATTCAACTTTTTCTTCTTCTAATTCTTCTTTTTCTTCTTCTGATTCAACTTTTTCTTCTTCTAATTCTTCTTTTTCTTCCTCTAATTCAACATTTTCTTCCTCTGATTCAACTTTCTCTTCCTCTGATTCAAATTTTTCTTCCTCTGATTCAACTTTTTCTTCCTCTGATTCAAATTTTTCTTCCTCTGATTCAAATTTTTCTTCCTCTGATTCAACTTTTTCTTCCACTAATTCTTCTTTTTCTTCCACTAATTCTTCTTTTTCTTCATGAGATTCAACTTTTTCTTCACTTTCCACTATTAATTTTTTATTTTCTCTAACATCTAATAAAATTTCATCTAATTCAAGTAGTGGTTTTACCTGATTATCTAATAAACTATCTTCTAATTTTGTTTCTGTTTCGTCTTGAGATAGAGGAACATTTAAAGGAGATTTAATATCTGCTTCAGTATCATATTCATTGTTAAACAAATTATTTTTTGATATATCTAAAATTGGATTTGTCCCAATTTCTAAATAATTATGAACTTTACTTTCTCCATTGCTTTCTGATTTTTCTTTACAATCACAATCACATGATGTAATAACTTTATCTGAGTCGATTTCAATTAGATTTTCTAAAATTTCTCCTTCTTTTTGCTCTAATATATCATCCCACCAAGGATTTACATGTTTTCCAGTAATTAGTGGTTCTTCATCTTTAGAATGTTTCACTAAACTTTCTTCTAAATTCTCTAAATCTCTCTCTAATGTATCATCAATTATATCAAATTCTTCAACCTTACTAGAATCTTTTTCTGGGTTATTAGTTCCTTCTAATTCAAAAACATCATCAATATCTTTGGAATCCATATAATATATGTTTGTACAATTTTTAAATAAAATTTAACAAAATTTTAAAATATTTTACTTTAATAAAAATAATGATTAGTTAAATACAACATCTGAAAGCATTTATGTAGTAAAAAAATATAAAATGACAAAATTATTAGTAAAAAATAAAATATAAACAATAAATATGAAAGGCATGAATTTAGACGTTAGTGATAATAGCAATATCCACAAAAACGAGAAAAAAAAGCGTGGGAGAAAACCCAAAAAACAAGTAGAGAAAGATTTGATGAAGAATTATTACTTTGATTTAGAATCATCAAATCAATATTATAATTCAAATATTGAAGATTATAATATTTATAAGAATATGGATTTGCTTTCAAATAACGAAAAAGAAAATTTTGATAAAAAATTCACAAAACCTAAAAATGAATGTCAAACTGAATATTTAAATTTTCTAAAAAATAAAAATAAAAAAATAATAATTGCAACTGGACCTGCAGGTACTGGTAAAACATTATTTGCAACAGAACAAGGTGTGAGAAATTTCATGTTAAATAAATATGAAAAGATAATATTTACCAGACCTAGTGTCAGTGTTGATGAAGATCTTGGATTTTTACCAGGAACATTAGAAGAAAAAATGGCACCATGGATAAGACCAATTTATGATATATTATACAATTATTTTTCAGTAAAAGAAGTTACTAATTTAGTTGAAGAAAAAATTATAGAAATTGCTCCTTTAGGATATATGAGAGGAAGAACATTTAAAAATAGCTGGATAGTAGCTGATGAAATGCAAAACTCAAGTGTTTCTCAAATGAAAATGTTACTAACAAGATTAGGAGAAAATAGTAGGATAATTATAACTGGAGATTTAGAACAATATGATAGAAAAGATGAAACAAATGGTTTAGAGGATTTTTTAAGTAAATTTAAAAAAAAAAGATCATTAAGTATTTCAAGTGTTGAATTTAGCATTGGAGATATTCAACGTGAAAAAGTTGTACAAGAAATATTAGATATTTATAGCAATGAAGATATACCTCAAACCTATATTGATTGTAGTGATAATCTTATTCATAAATGATTTTTTTTTATGTGATATTTATATAAACATGTCAAAAAAAATAAGTGGAGGCAATATATTTATTAAAAATAAAATTGTTTTATACATTTTTGTTTTTCTAGCATTAATTGATGTATATAACCATCTTCTAGTTAATGATACTAAAACACTTTTTGTATTAATACTTGCTGGTTATTTAACTTCTATGGCAACTGAAAACATGACTATTGTCCTAGTAATAGCTTTAGTTGTATCTAATGTATTCAAACAAGCTGCTAGTTATTACGGTATTGAAGGTTTCTCTAATGATGATGTACCATTAGATGTGCCTGAAGAACCGGAAGCATTTGCTAATGATGCAGGTGACGAAGATCCTGGTGACGATATCGATTTAGATAAAGATGATTTAAAACAAGGTTTTGAAAATGACCAAAAAGAACAATTAAAAGATGCTGAAAAGTTACAAAAGGTTCAAGAAAAATTAATCGAAGGTCTAAAAGATATGGCTCCTTTAGTTAAAGAATTAGATGGCGTTGCACAAAAATATCAAAATACCGGAAAAAATAGTAAGGATCTCGAGAAAATATTAGAAGCTATTAAGAATAAAAAATAAATTATATATTATGTTATATTTATAATATATAAAAACATAAATGAATCTAATAAATAATACTCAAACTATCGTCAATATATTGGGATTAATAATTATACTTGTTGCTTTTGATATACATTTTAATTATTATTATTCTGAATACATTTACGAGAAAATTGACAAATTACTTATTTATCTTGGTGTCAAAGAAGAACCCAAAGAAGAACCTTTTATTGGTATGGTTGCCGCTACCTTGTCTTCTGTTGGTATGACTGTTGGTATGGCCGCAACTGCAGTCCTTTTTATCGCCTTAGCTACTAAATGGGTTATTACACTTGGAATTGGTATAGGAGAAGCAATTTTTGGTTTATTAATGACCACCATAAAAGGATCTTTTCAAATTGTTTTAGGACTACCAGAAATTGGAGTATTTATACTTTATATTATTAGATGGATTATTGACCACCTATTTTGCTTTATTAAACTCATTTTTAAACTCCCTGAGTGTATTTTTTTCTATGCTGGTAATTTAATTGGTCAAATATTCTACCTTCCATTTAGAGCTTTATTTTTCCTGATTTATCTACTAGGTTTTAAAGATATCTATACCTATGTTGATAGATTCTGGAATAGAATGGAAGAAGTTGATGTTTTCATTTTCAAATATATCGTACCTATCCATATTATGCATTGGCCTAAAAATATTAGAGATAAATGTTTTACTTGTGTTAGACTCAAAATGGATACTATTACCAAAAAATATCAACCTGTCAATAAAAGATTTGGTACTACTATTCCTAGGGTTGTTGGTAATGATGTTCGTACCATGAGTAGAGGTTTCAAAAAAATTATTCAATCTTTTCAAAAATTCCCTTAATTCTTATATATTTTTATCATTTAAATATATAAATGCCAAAAAAAAATATTACATACGGAGGTAATTCAACCTATAATCTTCTTTTCTTTATTTTATTTATTGCTATCTTCTATATTATCTATCTTCTATCCAATAATCAATATAATTCACAAAATAAAAGTCATTCCTTTAATCAAAATTTAACACCTTTATTTGATTTAGGCGTTAATAACTCTTCTAACTGTAATTCTAAATTTAATGATATTTGTTCTCCTCCTCTTAAAAATAATGAATATGCTAATGAATTAATCCATAATAAACAAAAATATACTGACGCTATACCTGTCAATATTCAAACTCGTGGAATTAATAGTAATTACCAGCAAATTGGTATCCTTACTCAAAACAAAAATAATGGTGCTGATAATCTTATCCTACCTCTTATGGGAAGAAGAACTCAAGCTGGTCGTGATAAATGGCAATTTTATACTACTTCTAATACTGGACATCTTAGCTCAAAATTACCTATCAGTATTAATGGTAAAAGTTGTACCAGCGAATATGGTTGTGATGATATTTACAACGGTGATAACGTATATGTCGAAGGTTATAATGATATCTTTAATGTAACTAAATATGAAAATGATACTTTAAGATACATACCTTCCATTTGAATATAAATACTTTTTTAATATATATTTAATTTATATATATATTAATTTATGTCTGGAAACAATCATATTAAATTAGATGGTAACTCCTATTATAATGGTGATTTACTTGAAACTACTTCAGAAAGAACTTTTAAAATTGAATATACATATCCTGAAACTACTATTTTTAGCAGCGAAGTTGTTAAAACCAGTTCTAATGATAGAATTTATCTTAACTATAGTTCCTCTGATACTTACCCTAATCTTACTTTAGAAGACTATATTACTTACTCTGCTCATAAAATTACTTTTGTCAAACTTTTTCACAATATCTTTCCTGGACTTACTGAAAAAAATAATGTTGATTCTATTAATAAAGATAACTTTGTCGGTGAAATGATTATTGAACATTCTCCTATTACTAACTCTAGCATCCCTGTTTATCTTTGTTTTCTTTTAAAAAAAAATGACTCAAATATTGGAGAAAACAGTATTGATAAACTTATTGAAATGTCCGTGCTATCTGATACTCAAGAAAAAATTAGAATTGGCGATGATATACCTAAACAAATTAATCAACCTTCTACCGCTGTTACTTACACTAGTAAAAATAGCAAGGTTATTGTTTTTATTACCCCTATTCTTATTAATAATTCTAGCGCTCAAATTATTGAATCTATGGAAAATTCTTATAATTTTGAAAATGAATTTTTAGCTACTTTTGATAATTTAGGTTCTGATCCTAGCATTGCTGGTGTTACTAAAACCTATACCCTTCACGAACCTAAACATGTCAATAAATCCTCTGAAGAAAACGATATATATATTGATTGCCAACCTACTGGTGAAAGTGCTGAAACTATTGCCACTTATAATGTCCCTATTAATAGTGCATATACTGAAGGAAAATCCAATGAAGATATAAAAAGCTCAGCCACTAACCTTGCCATTTTTATTTTTTTTATCGGTATTTTATATTTCTTTGTACCCAGATTATATTTCTTTGTTGTTTATAATTTATTTGTACTTAAAGGTATGAAATTTGATACCCTTGATAAAAAAGCTAGTTTTGTTAGAACTTTCGATATTGTTACTACTTTATTAATTACTACTGCTATTATTTTATTAGTTGTTAATGGTGGTAACTTAAGTGTCTCTTATGCTATTTATGCTTTCTTCAGTCTTGCCCTCTCTATTTTTATTATTATTGACAACAAAGTTAAAAATCCGGACTTTGTTAAAGTTATCAATTATGATGATCAATCTATTAAAGCTAAATTTAATGGTATTGCTCCAACTGATATTATGGGACTAATTAAATTTATTTTTGTTGTCATTCTCTATCCTGTTTATAATCTTAACCAAGAGCGCTTTCAGGAATTTCTTATTGGATTTGAAATATTTGCTATTGCTTTCTTCCTAATTTTCTTATTCTTAGGTGATGAAACTACACTTGAAGTACCTGATGCTAAGGATATACCTGGAATTAAAGAAATTCCTGGAGTCAAAAAAATGAGCCTACCTCTTAAAGCTATTTTTGGTTCCATTCTCATCTGCTATGCTACTAGTTTCCTTTATTTTATTTCTGGTATTGATAAAGCTCTTTATAAAATGCCTAATCCTTAATTCTTCTTCGTTTATTATTTATTCTATTACATAAATAATAATTATTAATTCGCACATCTTAATATTCCTACCGAATCTTTCAAACATGCATCCATTTTACATTCTATATCATATTTACATTTCTTCCCTGATCCCATCTTTTTTAAACTTTCTAATTTACTTTCTGTTTTTACATCATATAATGTCACTAATAATATTATTCCTATTAATAAAACTATTATTAAATTCATATATATATTATTCATATTTTTTCATTCTTTTTGCTTTTAAAATAATGATGTTCCATCTAATTTTCCCTCTACTGGTTTGTATGATGTTGCTTTATAATTAGTTTTTGAACCAACTCCTACTGGTGCCATCTCTTTTACAATATCTTTTTCTAAACTATCCTCAGTTTCAAAACTTTCTTCTAATAATTCTTCTTCTTCACCATCTTTTAATTCATCACCTTCTTCTTCATCTTCATCTTCATCTTCATCTTCCTCCTCATCCTGAAATTCTTCTTGAGTTGTTTTTCTTACAAATTCATATACAGCAAACACATACAATATTGTTACTAATGGATTTGAATATATCAATAAAAATACTAATATTAAAAACATTACTAATAAACCTAATCTACTTGCTAAAAATTTTCTTCCATATTCAGGTGTTTCCATGTCCATTATTAAATAAAATACTAATACTATACTTAATATTATTTCAATTATTGAAATTTTCTTTAATGAAAACATTTTCATACTATATTATTCCATTATATATTTAAAATTATAAAATTGATTTTTTAATCCTAAATTATTTTATAATAAATATGGATTCTCAACTTGAAATTATTCGAAAAAATTCATATCTTGGTAAAAAAGGATATACTATACCAAAAAATATTATCGATGACCATGAAATTAATTTTATTAAAAATGAACTTTTTATGAAACCATTTATCCCTATTAAAACATTCGATTCACCCACTTCGTTCCCTGTTTATAGAGAAAATTCTAAAAAAATGTATCTACCCAGATTCTTCGGTATTAATAGATATGGCCTTCCTGATACCTCTGAAATCACCCCTGGAATCGATATTAATGTTGAATTCATTAAACAACTTCGTGATTATCAAATTAATATTGTTAATACTTATCTTAAATATGTTAAAACTCCTATTTGTAATAATTCCCCTTATAATGGTAACGGAGCTATACTTGAGGTTCCTTGCGGTAGAGGTAAATGCTTGGGTCGTGATACACCTATTATGATGTATGATGGAACTATTAAAAAGGTTCAAGATATAAAAGTAGGAGATGTAATCATGGGTGATGACTCAACACCAAGAAATGTATTAAGTCTTGCTCGTGGAAAAGAGCAAATGTATAAAGTAATACCCAAAAAAGGTGACCCTTATATTGTAAATGAAAGTCATATATTATCATTAAAATATAGTTCGGCTGTTAATAAAAATACTCCAAAAGGAACTGTGCGGGATATATCTGTTTTAGATTATTTGGATTTATCAAAATCATATCATGGAAAAGGAGGACCTCTTGTCGGATATCGTGTTCCAATAGTATTCCCTAAAAAAAAAGTAGATATAGATCCATATTTACTGGGATATTGGTTAGGTGATGGTAATTCAAGAGGTCCTATGATTTCAACGCAAGAATCACGGGTATTACGATATTTAAATACAACTTGCTTTCCTGTTTCTCATCCGGATTTATACTTGAAATACACAGGTGACCTATATGATTACCGAATCAATTCTACTTGCAACATGAATTCATTATCCATCGGATTAAGAAAATACAATCTTATTTTAAATAAACATATTCCACAAGATTATAAGTGTAATGACAGATTTACACAATTACAGGTCCTTGCTGGTATTATAGATGCAGATGGCTCACTATCTTCAAATAGTTATGACTTAATCCAAAAGAATGAAACTTTGATTGATGATGTAATATTTATGGTTCGTTCTCTTGGATTTGCTGCATACAAAAGCAAATGCATAAAATCTTGTATGTATAAAGGAGAAAAGAAAAAAGGCACTTACTTTAGAATTTGCATTCACGGTAAAGGCTTAGATGAAATCCCTGTAAAATGTCTTCGCAAAGCAGCTTCTCCCAGAAAACAAATCAAAGATGCATTAAATACTCGTATTCATTTAGAAAAACTCAATGTGGACGATTATTATGGTTTTGAAATAGATGGAAACCACCGATTTGTGCTTGGTGATTTTACAGTAACACATAATACAGTAATGTCATTAGATATTATTAGCAAGTTATGTAAAAAAACTATTATTATTGTTCATAAAGAATTCTTGATGAACCAATGGATAGAACGTATTCAAGAATTTCTACCTGATGCTCGTATCGGAAAAATTCAAGGAAATGTGTTTGATGTGGATGATAAAGACATTGTAATTGGTATGCTCCAGACATTATATGCCAAAGATTTTGGAAATTTAGCTTTTGATTCTTTTGGACTTACTATTATTGATGAGGTCCATCGTATTGGAAGCGAACAATTTTCTAAAGCTCTTTTAAAATGTGTTACTCCATATATGCTAGGAATTTCTGCTACTGTTGAAAGAAAGGATAAACTTACTAATATTCTCTATATGTTTATTGGAAAAAAAATATACGAAGAAACCAATAGAGATGACGATTTGGTTAATGTTCGGTCAATATCATTTACTAATCCTGATACTGAATTCAATGTTGTCGAATATGATTATAAAGGTACTGCAAAATATAGCACTATGATTTCTAAATTATGTGCTTTTATACCTAGATCTGAATTTATTGTTAAAATCGCAAAAGATCTTATCCTAGAAAATCCTTATAAACAAATTATGATACTTGCCCACAATCGATCACTTTTATCTTATCTCTTTGATAGTATTTCTAAGATTAATTTTGCTTCAGTTGGATTTTATGTTGGCGGTATGAAAATTGAACATCTTAATGAAACTGAATCTAAACAAATTGTACTCGCTACATATGCTATGGCTGCTGAAGCTCTTGATATTAAAACTTTATCCGTTTTGATTATGGCAACCCCTAAAACTGATATTACACAATCAGTTGGTAGAATACTCCGTGTTAAAGGTAATAATCCTATTATTATTGATCTTATTGATCCACATGAACCATTCCAAAATCAGTGGAACCAAAGAAAAAGGTATTATAAAAAAAATAAATATTTCATTTATAACGTTGAATCTAATAAATATATTAATATGACTGATTCTCCATGGAACCTTACTTTTGATCCTAATAAAAAAACATCTGATACAAAAAAAAAACACAATTGTCTTATTGATTTCTAAATTTATAAATTATTCCATTTTTTATCTGTCTTATGCTAATATTAATGCTATTGTCAATATCGCTTGAATCATTGCTATTAATTTACATAAATTTGTTAGAGGAAATACATCTCCATATCCTAACAAACATGCTGTATTTATACTAAAATATAACCTATTGTATAATTGTTGAAATATAGATGGTTTTAATGTCTCTAAAGATATATCCTTCTCTATCACATCTTCTTTTGCTTCTTCTGTACTCTCATCTAATGCTACATCCCTTTCAAACCTTTTAAACAAATTATCGCCATGCGGTAGTATTTCTATCTTATTTAATATTTCTTCATCATTTTTATTTTTTAAATTAAAATTTTCTGTTATTTTCTTTTCTGCTATATTCTTTATTACTTCTTCTCTTATTATTTCTTTATACTTATTTACACCACTAAAGTGATCGTCATCTAAAAACAAATATATAAACGAAAATACTATCATAAACACTATTAAAAAATATATTTTGTTATCTTTTAAAGATACTGGATCTTTTATAAAATTTATTAATGGTTTAAACAATTTCATTATATAACTTAGTTAGATTATTTTGTATAATTATTTGATATTGACTTTTTTATTTCTTCTATCCTATTCTTACTCTGAATTTCTAACTCCTCTGCCAATTTTTTTCCCTCTTCTGTTACTATATGATAATCATCTAAATATTTAAACATTCTTTCATCAAATATAATTTTTGCATTTTCATATGATTTCTCAAATCTTGTATCTTTCTTTAACATATCATATAATATACATCTATCCACATCATATGAATCTAATAAATCTGATTCCCTTACTATTTGAAAAGCCTTTTGTATATCTCCATGATAAGGAACTCCACTCACTTTTATCTTTGAATATGACATTGTAGATATTATCTTTGATATTTCTTTTATTTCCTTTTCTTGATATGATTGTGTCATTAAAAAATTTCCTATTTCTTTCTTTCCTTCTCTTTCATCTATGTATTTATGATCACATAAGTCGTGTAATAATGCTGATGTATATATTAATCTTTCTTGATCTATTAACATTGGTACCTTTTTCACTTCTTTTGCAAATATTTTTTGACTGTATTCATATACATTCATTGAATGCCTAACTCCGTGGGTTTCGTCTATTCCATATTTTCTAGTCATTGCCACTATAAATCCATATATATTACCTATTGGTATCAACATTATATTTTAAATTACTATTTTTTTTTTAATTCTTTATTTAAAAAAATTATTTGCTACTAAATAAAATTGATAACTTTCTTTTCTCTCTTTTGGTAACAAATAAATAAAATATTTATTTAACTCCTCAAAATATAATGACCCTTCATATCTGCTGTTCTTAGTATTTATCCATTTCACCGCTAAATCTTTGAATTTTACTACAAATGAATATTTTTCATCGTATAAATTGATTTTTTCTCCGTTACTTCTTGGAAATTCCTTAAGTTTATTCGTTATTTCCAATATTACTTTAATCTTATCCTCTTTATCGTACATAACTTTTATTCTTATTTTTTTCTCAATAAATATTTATTTTTTGAGAAAATTTATTTCTTTTTTAATGTTTTTCTTTTCAAATTTCTTTTTCTTTTCAATGTTTTACCCCCAAAAAATCTTCTATTTTTTTTTATCTCCTCATCATCATTTAATATACCTATTTTTCTGAGTAAAAATTTTTCTTTTCCTCTTTCTTCAGATTGAATATCATCAAATATTTCTAATATATTATTTGGTTGTGGATCTTCTTTATTAATTAATCCTTCTATTGTTTTATTTACTGTTGTTTCTAATTCAGATTTTATTTCTTGTGCTGTTTTATTGCTTAATTTATTTTTTAGCCTATTTGTTAAATCGTTATATATCAAATCTTTAAATTCATCTAATATCAAGTCATTTGATCTTATTAATGATAAATATTCTTTTATAACTTCCTTATATTCATTGCTATAATCAGTTCCTTCTTTATATTCACTTAATTTATTTAAAAGTATTATAAAATTATTATAATAAACACTAAATTCTGTAAATACTTTACCTTCTACATTCAATAGTTTTTTATTAATTTCTAGAAGACTATCTCCTTCTTCTCCAAATGAATCTTCAAAAATTCCTTCAGGTTTCAAGTTTATTAATCTATTTCTTGCCTGTTTTATAAGTTCATTATAAATTTCTAATAATTCCTCTTTAGTTATCGATAACTTGTCCCCCTCTTCATTTGTCTCTAACTGTAGTATATATTCGTTTATTTTAATTGTAAAATTCGATATTGCATTTTTTGATCTTTCATTGTCTCGATTTTCTATTAATTTATCTAAATAATCATCATAATTTTTTACAAGTTTATTATAGTCTTTAGGTACTCCTTTCTTATAATTTTGTATCATTACTTCATATTCTTGATCTAGATCATAGTTTAATTCAAGGTCCTTTATTATAATATCTTGGATCAAATCTTTAATTATACCTTTTAATTTATGATTATCTAAATTATCGATTTGATTTAAATTATTATATCCTACATTTTTTTCATTTTTTGCTATTTTATTTAATACAAAAATTTTACTTTCTTTACGATCCTTTGTTTCATTTTTAATTGTCATTCTTTTTTTTTCTTTACATTCTTCACTATTATCATACGCAGCATATATATTTTTCTCTTTTTTTTTAAGAGTTAAAGTTGTAGTTACATTCATATACTTGATTAAATAACCTAATAGCTTAGGCTCATCATCATTTTTTTTAAATATTTTTATTTTTTTTTTTAAATTATTTATTATTTCTTTAAAACCTTCACAATCTGTTCCTTGTATATGAGCACCTGTTATCCTTGCTTTTTCTTCTTCAATTTTAGCTAGTTCATCTTTTGCTTTTTGGATCAAACCATTAATATCATTATTAAAATTATTATATTTCTCATGGAAATCTTTAATTAAAAAGTTATTATAAAAATATACCAATTCTGATCTATCTTCTTGGAATACAAAATCACTTGATAATAAATCATCTTTCGCGAATTCACCTTTTTTCCCATTTGGTAGCGTACAAGAGATAATGTCTTGGTTATAAATACCACTAATATCCGTTACTGGAATATATACATTTTCTTTTTTTTTACCCTTTTGTACATCTAATACATATTTTTCTTTTTCTTCATCATCTTTATGTTTTCGAGTCTTAAATTCTATTTCATTACCTTCACCTCTAATTAAATCCGCTTTTATATAACAATTAATATCTAAATTATAGGATGTACCTTCTTTTTTATTTTTATTTATAGTTTTATTTTTAAGGGATTTATAAAAATTTCCTAATTTTGTTTTTGAATTTAAATATTGTTTATCATTATTTGGAGGATATGAATAGTAGTTAGGTAATTTCATATTTCTTGATTCTTCTTCATTTTTTTCGTCAAAGATATTTTTTTCATTATAATTGTTAGGAGTATATAATATATTTTCAAATGTTTTTTTAAAAGTTTCATGTAATGTACGCATTTTTCCTAATAAAGCATTTGTTTCTTCAATTTGTTTATTTATATTATTTTCTTTATTTTTCAATTTTTTTAATTGATTATTATTATCTGTTTGTTGTCTCTCTCCTTCTTTAATTACTGACTTATTTTCCGAAAATTGCCTAGCTAGTAATTCAAAACTATCTTCATTATCCTTAGGTCCTAACAAGGCATTACATTTAGCGATACTTGCATTAATTTTACTCTTAATAACATCCCTATCTTTAATATTCTTTGAAATCCCTGGATGATTATTATACATCTTTAATGCTTCTTTTAAAAGATCAACATCGCTTTTGTCATGATTCTCATCCTTCATAATTATTTTTTTGTTTAACAAGTATAATTTTTTAAAATTTTCATATAAACCAGTAACCCTTTCTACATTATTATCTACAACCTCTATAATCTGTCCAGACATATCTTGTTGTGGTAGAGGAAATTTATACAATTGAATTTTTAAATTTTTACCATCTCCCCTAAAATTTTGTAAAAGACCTTTATTTTTAAAAAGTGTAACTGATTTAATAACACACAGTCTATCTTTATAAACGCATAATGCATACTTAGCAAAATTATAGTTAGTATTATCTTCTTTAAATTCAAAAGTAAATTTATTATCAATATATGAAATTTCTGGTATTTTAAAGAAACTGAAGTCCGTATCTTCTGACTGATACTTATTTAATACTTTAATTGTTTCACTATCTTGTTCAAATGGATAAATATCAGTATTTTTGTATATTTTTTCATTATATTCGATTCCATTTTCTTCTTGAGAATTATTTTCATTATTATCTTCTTCTACTAGTGTTGTTTTTTCTTGAGAATTATTTTCATTATTATCTTCTTCTACTAGTGTTGTTTTTTCTTGAGAATTATTTTCATTATTATCTTCTTCTACTAGTGTTGTTTTTTCTGTTGTTTCTCCTTGAGTATTATTTTCATTATTATCTGATACATTAGTTCGTTTTTGTAAAGCATCCCCTAATTTATTATTTACAAAATTAATAGCCATATCATTAGCAACATTAGTAGTAGTATTAGTAACCTTATTTAAAGCTGCGTCAGTTACTCCTTGCACTAATTCTGCTGCTTGAATATTATTACTATTATTACTATTTCCAGTATCACTATTACTTGACATTATTTAATCTATATATATATTTGCATAAATAAATATATATATTTTATCTTAATTATAATACTTTTGGGGCTAGGAAAAATCTTAAATAATTTTCATCTCCAAGATTATATAATAATTTGAATGGCATATCCTCAGAAATATGTATATGTAAGTCACTAGTTAATTTAAAAAACTGTGCCATATATGATATTTGCTTTAAACTAAAACTGCATCTAAATTCTAAATCTTCTTCTACCTCGCAAGATTCCATATCATCTAATTTAATGTTTATCTCCATTGAACCCTCTGTAGTATTATTAGACAAGACCTTTAATTGTTCTTCATTATAGCTAAATTCAATATCTTCTCCAAAATTTGAGAATTGATCTATCAATAATTTAAATCTTTTAGATTCCATAGAAAAAACTAGACTATAATCATTATCTGGAATACCTAATTCTTCAGTATCTACATCTATCATTGGCATTGTAAAAAATTTATCATAAACATTTTTATTCTCTCCTGTCAATTCAATATCAATAGTATCTTCATTAAAAATCATTTTTATTACTTGAGAATCATCACGAATATTTAAAATTTTATAAAATATATTAACATTTAGTCCAATCACTCTAGTCTCATCAATATCGTATTTATCAAACCAAGAATTGACCATATTTAGTTCATATACACTAACATGCGAAGAATCCATCCCTTGTATAAAAAAATGATCCTTCTCCATTTTTAAATTTATATTTGTCCCAAATAATTTTAAAAATTGAAATATTTGAACAAATTGCTCAGCTTTTTTATATTCATTAATAACTATTTCCATTTACTAGTAAAATAGCCTATTATTCTTTTAAATTATTTTTTACTGAATACATTTTCAACAGTCATTTTATTCAACTCTTCCAACTTTTCATTAATTTTATCCATTGGATCTTTTCCTGTTTTTTGGTCTTTCTCTAGATCTTTCTCATTGAATTTATAGGAACCTATATCTGAAGAATATATACCAGCTTGTTTCAATTTCTGTACTAGAATATTACCAAATTGTTTAAACCATATGAGACCTACTAAAAATACCATTATATAACAATAATTGGTCATATTATTTCTTAAAGAATTTCCTTGAATGTTGTTACCAAAGTCATAAGCAGCTAACACAAAGACATATAAAATAGATACTGTAAATAATGTATAATACAATACATCTCCCAGAATTAATTTTGACCAAAATATTAGGAAATATTTAATTTTTCCAAATGTATCTGCGCAATTATCTTTTGGTTGAGTTTTGAAATCTTCAATGCAATCCTCGTCAATTTTCTTAAATATATCTTTAATACTATAATCTCCTAATACCAATATTGGAAAGAAAGAATAAAATATTAATGTTAATGCTAATATAATTGGAACTGTAGCTAGAGTTATACCTATTATAATTAATATTCTAATTATATTTAATACAGCAAAACCACCTATTACAAATGGAGCAAAAAATGAACCTGATGGAACGGCATATTTCTCAACAACATATGAAAAATTGGACAAATAACTTTTTGAAGGATTCTCTGAATATCTACTAACAATTTTAATTATTGAATATAATATTATTAAACCTGATAACCATAAGAATGTCCCTTTAAAAACTGCAACCAAATTATCCTTTATCATTCCTACATAATAATAGAATACAGTAACCAAAAAAAAGAACAATAATACAAAGGTAATCGCTCTCCCAAATATTTTTGTAATTGTATTTGGTATTATATCTAAAAACACTGTATTTACATCATCATAAAACATTACAGTGAATTCAAAAAAGAAATATAAAATAGATGCTATTGATCCAATAATTCCTCCATCTAATCTTAATTTATCAAATTCATCTATTAAGCCTAATCTTCTGCCTGTTTCCTTATCTTTCCTATATATTAAATATTCAATTATAGGTAACCTCTTTTTATCATTTGGATCTTTGAATGTTGTTATAAAATACCAATTATAAACTGCATAAAAACTAACAATAATTGATAAAAATAAGGCTATGTATTTACGAACCAATTTCACATTTTCTATTTTCTTTTTCTCATAATCTTGTTCTTTTTTTCCTTCATTGTCAGTATCACAGTTTTCAACTAGAAAATTCGCAACATAATTTAAAGAATAAACCATTTTTTCATATATTCTTTCTATTAAATCAGCTGATCCATCCCCTAGATATTGACCTAATCCTTTATGGTCAGGATCATTCCATCCATAACCTGTAAATTCATTATATTCAAACATTCCCTCTTTAATATTATCTTCTTCTACATCTACTCCATAATCATTTTCAGAAACATTATCCTCCTCTTTATCATATATTGTTTCAAAATTTTCTATAGCTTTCTCTTTTTTTCTCTTTATTTTTTTAATTTTATTATTATTTTGAGGAGTTTGATTTCTAAATATATTGGAATTCCATTTTGTACTATTATTCATTTTAATATATAATATATTATTAGAGTATAATAATATTTTAAACATAATTTATCTTGCATACATTAATGCACAATTTCCTCCTATGAAAGATACTATATTATATCTTTCTTCATATAATACCAAATTATAGTTATAATCATATAATTTCCAATTATTTTTTCTTAAACCGACTGGCTGACCATCTTCGTTACAAATTACATCAAATAATGAATTAGCTAAATCAATAGTAGGTGTATTTGTATTTACCTCCATTTCTATTCTCTTGAACTTACTCATATCTATTGCTCCTGAAGGCTGATATTCAAATGGGTCTGTATTTAAACAAAAATTATAACAATATATTCCTTCTTTTGCAAAACCACTTGTCCTTACATATTTTTCTATATAATCAAATACACCCCTTGTCATTGTATTTTCTCTATACTCACCATCTAATAGAATAGCTGCTGTTTCTAATATTTCTTTCCTATTAACTTCATTAAAATCACCTGTTATATAAAAACCTGTTGCTTTACTCTCGTTAGGGTTCGTTCCTGGACCGGTTGGTAATGTAGGTTCTAACAAATTGTCAGTTGGAGCTAAAAAGGTATCTGATGGTAAGTTTCCATATGGCCAATTTGAATAATTATTCCATTCATTTCTCATATTTACATCATTTCTTTGTAAAAACCACATCCAACTTGATACTAATCCATTTGAAGGAATACGTAATTTTTTTGTACCCGTTATGTTCTCAAATTTATACTCATATACATCTTTTATTAAATATAAATGATTCTTTTTTGCTACTACTTCTTGCTCTGATTTTGATAAAAAGCAGTATGTCGATAATAAATGTATATCAGCATTCCATGTTTGTATCTTATTTTCATAATTACTTGGATCTATTAATACAGATGGTGGTGTTTGTAAAAATCTATACATTTGAAATCTATTTTCGTTAAAATCTGGTCTTACATATGGAAAATTATATTGCACATCAAATACGTCACGTAGTTGAAATAAGTCTTGTATTGGTCTTAATGTTACTTCTATTTGTAACTCATTGTATTGTAATGCTATCAATGGAAATGCACATTTACTTGTCAATGAAAACCATGTATTTAGAGGTATATATAAATTTCTTCCCCTTATTGATGGCTCTGCCCCATCTACATTTGATGTATAAAAAGAATTTGGATATGTATTGTTTCTTCCATTTATATTTGCAGGGTCATTTAATTCTGGTATATTTCCTGACATTCTATTAAATAAATCCTTCTTTTCATCATTAAAATCCCGTTCTACCATAGATGCTAAATATTGACCTGTAAATTTATGCAATATTATTGATCCACATGTTATTACTACTTCTTTTATCATCTGCGCACCTATGTTGTCTATCCATTTAAAATTGTATGGAGCCCATTGATTATTCGTTTTCTCATTTGGATGATAAATTGGACTCCATATATTTGGTAAATATACAACCAAATATGTATCCATTAACATATCTGCATATCTCGGTACTTTAAACTTGAATACTGATTCTTCAGTTGTTCTTAACTCACGGAGACCATCGTAATCTATTCTAAATTTTTGCATACCGAAATTAGTATATTTAGAATATGTTACCTTAAAAAATGTCTTTGATGGATTCCCGGTAAATATTACATCTCCTTCTCCTAATGTATTTATATTTAGTATTCCTCCAGGCATTTAATATATATATACAATTAATTTATTATATTATTATCAATATATAATATAAATGAACATATTACACAAAATTATCATTATTTTTATTATTTTTTTCGCATCTATTCTTATTTTTAATCTTTTAAAGGAGAGAAAATATTTAATTAATTTACCTTCTAAAGATAAAGAGGGTTTTGCATTATTCCCTACTATTAACAGTGAAAAAGATAAAATTGAAAATAAATTAAACTCTATCACTATTCAAAACTCCATTGAAGATGATTCTCTACCTCTAAAAGATTATGTTTATAAAGCTTCTTATAATTCTGCTGTCTCTGGTGATTTTGTTTCTAATGATATGATATCACTCGTCCTTTCTAGAGGATGTCGATTTATCGATTTTGAAATACTTATTATTGATAATGAACCTGTTATTAGTTACACAAAAGACTCTGAATATTTAACAAAAGAAACAAATAATCATATTACTCTTTCTTCCGCTTTAACTACTGTCTCTACTACTGCTTTCTCTAATGCTGTCCCTAATCCCAATGACCCTCTTTTTATACATTTACGTGTTAAATCTAATGATGAAAATGCTTTTCAACATATCGCTTCATCTATTCATTCTACTATTGCTAATACCAATAAATTATACGTTCCTAAGAATATGAATTCTAAATCTCAGGTTGTTAGACATGAAAGAGAAAATAAAATGAGACTTGCACTTAGAAATGCTCAATTTAAGGTTTCTTCAGAAATGATTGATTTCCTCATTCATTTACCTAATTATTTCAATTATCATCAAAACGTTACTTATAAAAATAAACTTGCTGATGAAATTATTAAAAATATTTCAGAAAATCCACCTAATTACAAAAAAATTATTGAATCTAGACTTCAACTTTACAAAAACAAAATGAATATGCTTAGATCATATAGTGATTTACATTTCTCTGGTATTACTGGTAAATACATTTACAATGATAAAATTTCTTCTACTGAACCAGGTGTTCTTATTCCTAAAAGTGATATTAAAGAATTCTTATCCTATGGTTATTATTCTGAATCTTTTATTCGAAAAGAAATTATTCCTATGTTATCTAAAACTAATCAAATTGATGATTTATCTACAATTAAATTAAAAGATGTCAAAGGTAAAATGCTCATATTAATTGATAATACTAATTTCTCCAATTTTAATAAACTTATTTCTTGTAATTCTAAAAATAAAAATTGCCTTGATATTCATGATTATATTTTCTCCAAATCAAATACTGATTACTTCCAAAAAAATAAATTTGCTGATATTATTGACTCTCCTAGAAGTTGTTCTGCTAATAAACTAACTATCGGAGTACCCGATACCTTCTCTGGATCCAATATTAATAATCCTGATATTCGAACACTTATCTATAATAATAGACTTCAAATCCCTTGTTACAAATTTTATAATGTTGATTCATCTTTAATACTGCAAGAAAAAATGTTCAATCAATATAAGTCGGCTATTGTTCCTATTAAAACTGTTATTGCTGATCTTAGAAAATGTAATGATGATATTGGCATTGAATCTTGCTTTGAATTTACCAAAATATAATAATTTTATAAAATTCATTTTTATTATTATTTTTATTAACTATTAAAAATAATATGTATTCCTTATCAAAACACTTACTTAATGATGAATGGACACTTGTTGTTCCAGATATGATAAATTCATTCGAAATTAAAGTTTTTGATGATGGCAATGAAAAATATAAGCTACATGAAAAAAAATGGATCATATTTGGAGAATGGGAAAATAAAAATTGCTTTATTTAATAAAAAAGATCCCAATATTATTATTCAATGTATTAGTTCTTGGAAAATAGGAAACAATAAATAATTAAATATTTATCATTTCATATCCGAATAATTCAAAATCTTTTTTATAAACATCATTTATTAAATTAATTAATCTATTGTTAAAATCATTTATTGTAAATTTTATTTCATTATTTTTTTCTTCTTTTGAATTTTCTTTTTTATATTCTTTTAAATCAATGTTTAATTTGTATTTTTTAAATAATATTTCTAATTCTTCATTTAAATTTTCAAATTTTATTATATTAATGTTACTTTCATTATCTATATATTTGTATTGTTCAGTATAATGATGAACTGGTTTTCTATTTATTTTATTAATTAAAAATTCATTAAATTCTTCTTTTGAATGATTTACATTTGTTTTTCTTCCAATCCCTCCCCATTGACAATAATATTCTGATAAAATTCTTGTATATGGATTTCTTACAATTACAAACCAATCATATTTTTCTTTCAAACTTTTTTCTTTTTGTGAAAATGGCTCATGCCAGTGTCCATATTCACCCGTTCGATAATGATCTACTCCCCAATTAATATTTTTACTCTTACCAATTTTTTCAATAAACGTTCCTGCACATTTTGTAATATGTATAAATTTTAATTCTTTCATTATAATATAAAAATATATACAAATAAATAAATACCAAAATTTTATTACGTTTGCAAGTTATTTTTTCTTAATAAATTATATAAAGCTTATTTTGTTTTATATATTAAAAGCGGGGTGGCGCAGAGGAAGCGTGTCTGGCTCATAACCAGAAGGCCGAAGGATCGAAACCTTCCCCCGCTATTTTACATGTTTTTTATTCTGTTCTTATTTTTATTTTTTTATGTAAAATATAATAAAAACATTGTTTTTTTATTATAAGACTTTTTTTAAAATAATTTAAATATATTTTAACTTCTAAATAAAAATGAATAAAAATATAATTTATTTCTTCTATTTTTTTATCTTTGAATTACAATCTTTTATTTTACAAAACAAAAATATTAATTATTTAGGCGGCATTAGAAAATACATTTCTGAGAAAAAAATGTTAAATAATAAGAGAAATTTTAAAAATGATACATTAACTAATCAAGAAATTTATGATATTTCTTGGTATGTTGTTGGTGAAACTCACACTTTTAAAAGTTATATACCTAAAAAAGTTACTATTTGGAACAAAGACTATGTAGTTTGGAAAAATAATTCTGATTATTATGCTTGTGATAATATCTGCCCACATAGAGGAGCTTCCCTTGCCAAAGGCACAATTTGTAATAATAATATTGTTTGTCCATATCACGGTTATGAATTTAATTCAAATGGAGAGCTTAAATTTGTTCCAGGTTTAAAATTTAAAGAAAACATTAAATTTAACATTGATTCTTTTGATATTATTGAGAGAGACGGTTGGGTTTATTTGAATACTTTTTTGAATGATAATAATTATTCTGAAAATGTTTATATTGAACCTGAAAGATTATTCAATAATACTAATAATGATTTTAAGCAAGTATTATTAAAACAAGATTTCAAGTGCTACCCTAGAATACTTACTGAAAATTCATTGGATATTATGCATATAGCTTATGTGCATACTTTTGGTAATAAAGAAGAACCTGCACCATTTTTCGAGAATACTACCAAAATAAATAAATGGCATTATAAAACTAGTTATCTTTACAGTTCTGGAAAAAAATCTATTCCTAGGGTTCTATTTAATATCAATAATATTACCGTGGAAAATGAATTTATTATGCCTCATACTACTGTCGCCAGAGTTATTTTTAATGGTATGATATCTACCATTATTACCTCTGTTCTACCTATTAACGATAATGAATGTACAATTTTTGTTAAAACATATAGAAATTTTATTATGAACCCTTTTGGTGATTGGTACACTTCTTATGCAATGAGTAATACTATTAATGAAGATAGAGGGATCGTCGAAAACATTGATCCTAATTGTATTGATGGAAAATATAATATGAAATTTGATAAGTTACAAAATATTTATAGAAGTATGTATAAAAAACATGTCCATATTCCATTAAAATAAAAATATATAAAATTGATTTATTTTTTAATTTTATATTAAAATAAAAAAAAATAAAAATGAATAACAATTCGCTAATTAAATATGATTCTAAATATTTTAATAAAGAATATTTTAAATCATTCAACGATGATCATAAAATGCTTATTAAAAATAATAATAATAATTATTTAGAATATATTTCTAGTCCATATGATACATTTTTAACTTTTAAACTTAATGCTACTAAGAGAATGCTAATTTATAGAAAAAATATTAAAAACATTTTAATTAAAGAATTTGATAATTTACCTGCGTTTCAAGAGATTATTGATATTATACTTAATTATGTTGGCTATAATATAGATGATGTATATATTTCTTTAAATGTACGTAAAAATCCTCATTATAAAGCTCTAATTTATAATTGTTGGCGTTAATATTTATAAAATTGATTTTATTTGGTTTTTTTATTTTTTTTGATAATTTATATATGAACTTTGATCAAAGTTTTATAAATGATACTTGGATACCCTGGACTTCTAAATCCTATGATACTGATTTTAAATCTACTATTAAGTGTGTTGGTAATGGTGAGCAAAAACTAGCTAAAGAATTAGATATTACTTCTACTTTAGGAGGTCAAAATAGTGTTATTGATTTAGAACATCCTATCATAGGATCTATTAGTATTAAAGACATCACTCATGATGATTGTACTTTGGGCACAGAAGGTTGTCATAAAATTAGAAGTTGTTTTAGGAAAATTGTATATCCATTAATCAGTTGGTGTGAAAAATACCAAGATTATTGCGAATATGCACAAAATATAATTATTAAACTTAAAGAAAAATACGGAAGTTCTAGAACTACTATATTTGAAGGTATAGAAAGATTTGAACTTTGTTCTAGCAATTTTAAAATGTTAGATAAAATTTTAAATGATATAATTATTGCCAAAGAAAATCTTGATATATCTAGTCTTAATAGTGAATATATTATTGACATTTGTAATAATCTTTCTAATACTTCATTTATTGATATTTGTAATAATTGCGTTCGACAAGAAGCCATTGATATGACACTAATAATTGTTCATGAATCAAAAGGCTGGATGATTGTTAAAAACTTAAAACGTATTACGTGCCCACGTATTACTAGAGGAGCACCTAGAATCAATGTTAATTTAGATACTTCATTAAATTAATTTACATTATTTATTATTTTCTATAAATTTATAAAATTGATTGATAATTTAATATTTTTTTATTTACAAAAAATATTAATAATGTCTAATTGGGTCAGAGGTCAAAAAATTAATAAAGAGAAAACTTTTAATAATCGTCCTTCTAAAGATAAAAAACAAAAAAATAAAAACGATTCCACAAAGTTTCAAAAATCAAAACCTTATAAAAATCAACAAGTTAAAAATCTTAAACCTGAAATTTTGGCACCAATTAATTCCAATAATAATCAAAGAATAATCGTACCTATAGATGAGAATCTTGCGAAAGATTATATCCAAGAAACCAAATGGAAAGAAGCCATTTCTAGTAATGAATTTGATTTAAGTATGAATCATTTCAATGAACCACTTATTGATGAATATGATCAAAGATATTGGATAGGTAATATTTGGAATGGTCCAATTATGATTAAAAATGTGAAACCCTCTGATAATAACAAATCCCTATTTAAAATTTCTAATAAAAAAATGTACAGTCGTAATGGTAAGGATTGGTATAATAGTTGGAAAGAGACTTTTACTGATGAAGAATGGTTTTTACACAATGAATCAATTGCTGAAAATAATTATATTAGATTGCGAAATAAATATTTGTCGTCTTTACCTTATTACTCCGATTCTGACTCTGATTATGAATCTGATTAAAATATCAAAATTTTAATATTATATGTTTTTTAATCTTTCTCTTTGTCCAACACTACTTCTTTTAAGATATTTTTTATTATTTTATTTTTTTCAGATTCTTCGCCACTACCCAAACTATTTTCTGTCATTTTTACATATTTTTTAAAATCTTTTGAATTTGTATTTAAATGATCTGGATGTGCATCTAACCATTCACTAGTATTTACTATATTTTTATTTACTACTTTATTTACTGCACGTTTTATTTCTTGTTTTTCGTCATCCTTATGCCATTCATCATTATCTTTTATATACAATACTTCTCTTTTCAAATCTGTACAATGCATTGGTCTTTTAGTTTCCTCTATTTTACTTAAAGCTGTTTGAAATATATTAGTTATTCCTTTTATATGACCATTATCTGTTGTATATTCTAAATCTTTCAATTGTACTTGCAGAGAATTTATAAAATCTGTTAAATTTAATGCATCTTTACAAGTTTCGTTCAAATAAAATTGTAAATTAAATTGATTATTTGTTGTATTGTTATTATTATTGCCAATTAGTGGTATCATTTTACTATTATTTTCTTGTAATTCGTTTATTGTTTTTGCTTGTTCTTGCATTGTCTTCATTGCTTCCATAAATAATTCTTTATAACTAGGATCATCATTCTTTTTTACTAATATTTCATCTATTTCATCTTCATCTGTTTCTACTTCATCTATTTCATCTTCATCAGTTTCTACTTCATCTATATAAGAGCATTTTTGCTGATGTTTATGTAATCCTTGTCTATATTTATATTCTTTTCCACATTCACATATAAATTTCATTTTTGCGGATTTTTCGGATTTTGTTGTCATCCTTGTCATCCGTTTATGTTTTGCAGTTTGCAAATGTTTCGTATAATCTTTTTTATCACACGTAGTATAGTGACAAAATTTACAGAAATATTTCTTTCTATTTTTTTGCGGATTTTTTGCGGATTTTTTGTCCTCCATTTTGTCATCCATTTTACTAAAATAGGATGACAAAAAAATCCGAAAAAAAAAACGAACAATTTTTTTTTCAGTAACAAATTTTTTTATGAAAAATGAAATTTAAAGCATTTTCGTCACAAGTCAAAAATCACAAATTCTTGAAAAAAAATTTTATTCGTATATTTTAAAAATGGACATTTTAAAAATGTCCAATTTCGTAAACTAAAAATGAATTTTTTTTTTGTATAGAAATTAATAAATTAAATTTAATATAAAGAATCAACATTTTGGGTATTTAAAGAAAAAATTGAAAATGTTACCATAAATAAATTATATTTTAAAGATTGTAATCAGAAACGAGTTGTTTAATATGAACAATTCTAGGTGAAGGATAATTAATAATTTTTAATGGAACCCATTTTTTAAATTTAAAATTAAAAGAACATTCAATATTCACAATTTTTTGTAAATCAACGTATTTATCAAGATTGATATTTTGAAAGTCATCTTCGTCATCACTTTCTTCAATGCAGTCAAGGTTGTAATTCTCTTTAATATTTCTGAAAATACTGTTCATAAAAACACTAGTTTTGTATGAAGGTATAAAAGCAATATTATAAAATACAAGTTCTTTGTCTTTACCGAATGCATGTAAATGATAAATATCATTTTGTAAATCAGCAGAAACTTTAAATATAGCAGTTTTTCTATGGATAGGACGTGAAAAGTCAATAGTATATTTTATAATTTTACTAGTATATATGACATTGGCTACTTTGGTAATGAGGTTCAATTTTTTGGTAAGGAAAACATTAAAATAAGGGAGTGTTTTAATAAGTGATCGATATTGTATGTGATGAATGGAATATGATATGTTGTTAGAAATATCCAAAGGAATAGTATTACATTTATTTTCGTCAAATTCAATGGACCAGATCATAGGTAAAGCGAATACAAAGATACCATAATTGATATAAGAGGATTGCAAAGTTTCTACAAGTTCATTTAATATTTTCAATTTGGAAAAGCAATTAAAATTGATTAATTCAATACCCATATAATAGAAAATATCTTCTATAATAAAATATTTAATAGGTTTATCATCTTCAATAATAATAGATCCATAAATTAATGTACCATGAGTAAGGTCAATAAAATCATGAGAAAACATAGTACAATTAACAGGCTTTTTATCCCTATTTAATTCAAAAATATAACAAACATCTTGATCTTTAAAGTAGGTAAAATAAGCAATAAATTTTTTTCCAGTAGGTATAGCTAAACAAATATTATAATTATTGGAAACTTTCTTATGAGAGATCGTTTCATAGGAAAGTTCGAAATTGGGAATAGAATTAAAGATTTTATTATAAATGTGAGGTTTAATATCCATAACAGTATTGTGGCTATTTTTTTATGTTATTTAAAGTTTAAATAAAATCAAATTTATACAAATAATAAAAACAAAAAACAATAGCGCAAAGTATGTAAAAATCAACTTTAATATTAAAAAAATTAAAAATACGAGAAAATATATACGAAAAAATTATTATCCTAATAAAAAAAACAGAGAGGCAGGTTAATACGACGAAAAAGGAAAAAAGAATTCTGCGTTTGAAAGAAATAAAATGTCTAACAAAATGATTATATATATCACAATCAAGAAAAATTAATAAATGACAGAGAAAAAGTTGTGGATATTTGATAAGATAATAGAAATTAGACCTAGGATATTTTTTAGTTACACTGCAACTAAATCCATCACTAGTAGCATTATGCCACCACCATGGAGGAATGAAAAGAGAATCACCAGGTTGAAGAACAACTTTATATATTTTAAGTTGATGATGGTTAAGTAATTTGATATTGAAATCGATAACATCAAAATCCTTTTGACGAATAAAGTTTTTTTCACCAGGTATGCAAGGATTACCAAGTACAAGATTTTTATCAAAATTATCATCAAAGTTAAATAAATAAATAGTTTTTTCTCCAAAAATTTGATTGATAATGTAATCGTCCCATAGATGAATGTGTGTTCCGCTACCGCTACCATTATTACCAAAAAAAAGAACAGATGTGTCAGAATTATTATGAATATATTTGTTATCTACATCATCAAATATTTCAGGTTTATCAAAATCATCTAAATTAATTTCTCCAATATAGAGAAAATTATCTTTAGATTTTTCAATAAATTGCTGGATATTATATTTAAGATAAATATCGACGTTAGAAAAAAAGAAATTGTGGAGACTAAAATATTTTTCAACGTTAATTTTATTATCACCTAATTTTTGAGAAATATTATCAATATTCCAATTATGGTAGGCTTTTGTATTTTTTGCGAGTCCTTTAATTAAAATAGGATAATTATAATTTTTTAATTTATATTTTTTATTTTTATCAAATTGAATAGTGGTAACTTTTTTATAATAAGCATTTTTATTAAGTTTATTATAATTATTTATTAATTCTTGCATCATAAATATAAGAAACATTAAAAATCATAAAAAACATACCTATAAAAAATAATAAAAATAGTTAAGAAAAAAAAGAATAAAATAAATATACGTGACGAACCTGATACTTCGTCAAGATCAAAGTATTTAAGGACGAAAAGACAGATAAGTAATGGTTTAAAAAAAAGGTATCGAAGGTCATCTCTTTTATAAATATTAGTAATTGATAAATTTATACCATTACCTCTGGTAGAGTGCCACCACCAAGGAGGAATCAAAACAGAATCGCCAGGTTTTAAAACAACTTTATAGAGTTTCATTTTGGAGTGGTCCATTTCAAAGAAATTATTGTTTATAAAATTAGAAGTATCGCTAAAAATACCACATCTAGATATTAATCGATCTGTAAAAATAGATCCTAAAAGCCATTCATTCATCCATTGATCATCATTATCATGGTAATCAAAAAAATAAATAGTTTTTTCTCCAAACATTTGATTTAATATAAAGTTATCTTCTACATGAATGTGACAACCACTAGAAGCATTATTACCAAAATATAATGTATTAGATACCTCTTTTCCATATATTCGAGGAAGTATATTTGGATTGAAAAGATCAAGTTGTAATTTATCTAGATCACAATCAGTTTCTTTAAAATCAACTTCGGCAATATATAGATATGGTTTTTTTCCTGATTTAATATATTTAATATAATCATTAATCGTAATTTTTTTAAGATCATCCTTTTTATCAGAGCCATTGTAAAAGGTGTTATCATTTTCATAAATTTCAGCAGGGAATTTAACGTTTTTAAAAGCATCTCCTATTGTATTTTCATTCCATGTTTTATATGCAATAGTATCTTTACAAAATCCTCTAATAACAATAGGTTCATGTAGATTAAAAAAGACTTTTTCAAAATCTTTAAAGTTTAAATTTTCATTGAAAATATATTCTTTTATAGGTAAATATTTACAATTACAATTGAATTTATCTTTTTCTTTTATAAAATCTTCATAATTCATATTATTCATATTATAATATGAAATATTAATTTATTGAAATGACTGTAAATTATTATTTAATTTATTTGTTAATTCTTTTTCCATTCTTTCTTGTTCATTGTCTTCAATAAATAATTCAGTAACTTGAGAATTATCATCATCATCATCATCTAAATTTTCTAAATTCTCAATTTCTTCTTTAAGTTCTTCATCTGGATCTACATCTTCTTCAATAATTACATGATCATCAAAATATGTATCTCTTATGTAATTATATGCATAATGCATAGCAATAATAAAAGCAAAGGAAAAAATTATAGACAATACAATTTTCAGCATTATATATATAATATATTTTAAATAAAAATTAAATATTAAACTAAAATGATATAAAATTGATTTGAATAATAATTTTAAGTCTAAAATAAAAATTATGACAGGTTCAAAAGTAAAAATTTTGGTAGTAGAAAAAACAGGTATTGTAAAAGAAGTGGATTGGAAGAATTTTTCGGAAGAGGATATATATAAAAAAGCAAATTTGAAAAAACCAGATGGATTTCAATTACACACAACTTATCATGCGATTGTAAAAGTAAATCAGGAAAAAGTAAAGTATGATGTAGATGTTTATGGAAAAGACAATGGAAGAGCGAATATGGAGAACAAATATGAATTCCCTCCACCAATAGATAATACATTGTTCTTTGGGAACGTAGTTTTAGTAGCAAGGGATAATGAAAAAAATGCAAAAAATCTTACTAGTTTGGAATGGGAAAAGATATATGAAGTATTATATGGAGGTTTTGAAGACTTAGATAGTGTAGATACAGAATCATCAGAAGATGAAGAAGAAGGTGTTCAATTAACAAAAAGTGGATATGCTAAAGATGGATTCGTAGTAGATGACAAAGAAGATTTTGACGATGATTATTTGGATTGTAGTAGTGAATTAAGTGATGATGATTATATATAATTTCAATTTATAATTAAAAATATAATAATATAAAAATTTTTTTTTTGTATTATTTAAAGATAAAATATATGAATGCTTATTTGAGAGAGTATAATCGTAATTTATTTAAAGCAAAAAATGCAATATTATGCGGTAAAAACATCATAATATGTGGTCCAGAAATGACAGGTAAAAGTAATATATTAAAAGAAGTAAAAGAATTGCTGGTTCATTATGACTATGAAATATTTTATGGTGTTCAAGATTATAATGATACGAATTTATTAAATGGTAGGCATTATACTTACAAAAAATTTTGGATAGAGGAACAAAACAGAGATGAAATTGTGAATATTCTAGATGATTATGAATATATAGAAACAAAAAATAAATTTAATCATATCTTAAATTTAAATGAATAAAAATTACAAACATTTATGCATATTTTAATCATAGTTTAAAATATTTAATTTCATTATAAATTAAATATTTACGATTTTCTTTTTATAACCTTTTTTTGCTTTTTTTGCTTTTTTTGGTATAGTTATTTCTTTTATTAAATTTACCCATTTTTCTCGTGTTTATCTTCCTTTTCTTCTTCTTTGATCTTCTTCTTTTTGTTTTATTTTTAGAACCACCTATAGTTTCATTTTTTTTTTTCGGAGTTCTCCCTATTCTATTAAACCTACAATTACTAGTAAAATCTAAAATATATATTAATGAATTAGGACCAGGATTAAAAGATTCATCTTTAATAAATTCTTCACCTTCGGAAAGGAGAGCAGCTTTATCATCTTGGTAATCTTCTTCTAATTTTATCCCTTTATGGATATACCATTCAGTATTTATTTTTCTAAATAATTGTTTTATATTTATTATTGAACCATTTATTTGTATCTCTTCTTTGGATTTTTCAAGTATTGATTTATTATTTAAACTATATGTAGGGTGATCTTTAATTTCTTTAATATTTTGGTATAAATTTTCATAATGATTATTAATATTTTTATAATCGTTTAAAATAAATTTATCATACTTTGGTTTTAAACCATTAACATGCATTTCAAATAATAATGTATTTCTCAATACATTTAACAAATTGATGCAGAACTTCAATTTGGCACAATTATATGTAAATTTTTGAAATGGATTCATACTTTTGCAATTTTTAAGATGATCTCTAATAAATTTTGTGTGTATTGCTTTAAATAACTTGTTAATAAGTCTTAACCCTTCAAGAGGAGATGTATAATAATATGAAAAGTAGAGTAATTTTATAATTTCTTTTAATTTCTCACTAAAAGATGGCAAATCATTTTCTAATATTTGACTTCTTTCTGTTTCTGTGGTTCTTTTTTCTCTTGATGTACTTGGAAAACAAATTTTTAAATAATATGCTAATGATAATGATTCCTTGTCTTCATTATTTACAAACTCAGTAATTAATTGCTGTAATTTTATATCTACAGCTTTTAATAATGCTTTATTTTCTTTGATTTTTGCTTTAGCTGCTTTATTACCAATTGGTACTTCAATTAACATTTTTTTCATTGATTTTATCATTAATCTTTTTGTTGTTATATTTCTTTCTTTAGCATAGTCTTCTATTAATTTATGTATTAAATTAATTTGACGTTTTACGATATCATTATCACGAGAATCGTAAGCGGCTTTAATAACTTTTATTTCTTGTAATGATTGTTGTGTAGATATAACAGCCCCTCTTAAACTTTTTATTAAAGTGCGGTCATCTACATTTTGTTGGTTTTTGATTTTACTTTGTTCTTTCAAGTATTTTTTGTACTCTGAATCTTGTGCAAAATTATAATCTGTTTTTAATTGGTTACATAAATGGTGACCCCAACTCATTTCTGCTAAATATATTTCCAATAATCTCTTAAAGTCATCAACTTCTCCTTCTCTTCTTTCTATATTACCAGTAAAAATATAGTCTTTAAGATAGTTAGTTTTGAAATCATTAAATATTTCTTCGTAATTACCTCGAAACTCATCAATTTCTCCATCTCTATTCAATAATAAATATAAATTTATTAAGTTATCTTGATTTTTATCTGTGTATGTAGACCATAAGATTCTCAAATCTTCATATAAACATATATTAAAGACCTTTGTATAAAATTGAGTACAACATAATTTATGTTCCATTTCTGGATAATGGTTATCTTCTATTTTTCCGCCACATAAATAACAGTATCCACCATTTCCATCCTTTCCTCGGAAATGTTTAGTAATTTTTTTACCCCAAACATTTTCCATTTGTTTATAATTTGTTACTTTTCTACACGTATCTTCTCTAAAATTTGTAAATGTTTTTACACCGCCTCCCATCATCATATAAAATATTGATTTCAATTTTGAGTTACGTCCTTGTACTTCTAGTTGATCAATAGAAAATTCACCAGTAATAAATCTTGATATTGTAGATGATGTTGTACTATAATTATCCTTATACTCTTTCAATGCATCAGCTTTTTTCTTTTTATTATTCCTGAGTATTTGATATGCAAATGTTGCTGCTGGACCAGATAATACTGTGGCACTAGATGTATTATTATTATTATTATTATTATTATTATTATTATTAGCATTAGCATTAGTTGTCTGTATTAAATAATTCAAAATATTTTTAGCCTTTGTTTGTGATGCTTTTTTTAAATCATTATGAATATATTTATTGTTATCATCTACTATATCTTCTTGATTTATTTGTTTATTTATTTGTTTATTTATTTGTTCATCATTTAAACCTTTATTATATTTTTGAACAGATTCATACAAAATATGGTCTGATAATTCATCTATAACATCATTTTTATTTGTATTTATTTTATCATCGTTATCTTGATTTTCATTAAAATAATCAAATATATTTTTATTTTCATTTACATCTACATTTACATTACTTTGACCATCTTGATTTTCTATGAGCTGAATCGAATTATTAGTAACATCAATACCTTCAATAGTAATTAGATTTTTATTAAAAAAAGAATGTAATGAATTATTTGAAAAATCAAATTCATTAAATAGATCAATTTCATTCATTTCATTATATTCTTCACAATCAAATATAGTTGATAATATATTGTCTGAAATATCGAGATCATATTCTTTTGGAAATTCACTTAATGAAATGTCTAATTCATCATTTATATTATCATTTTTAAATATTTCTGTAATTTTTTTAAAAGCATTTATATTTTTTTCTTCTATATTCTTGTCAACATTATTTACATCTTCTACATCATCTACATATTTTACAGAATCTAAATCTTTATAATGATCAATAGTAGTTGTACTGGTAAAAACTACTGGATAATTTAATTCTTCAGGTTCTGGTTCAGGTTCAAATTCTAGAGAAATTTGTGATTGTTCTTGAGTATCTATTTGATTTTCACGATTTATTTGATCTTGAAGATCTCTTTCTTCTTTTTTAAGTTCTCTTATTTTGTTATTGAGAACCGTTATGGTATCTTGAAATCTAGGGTTTCCTTGAAACCGAGCTAGTACATCTTCTGCATCTTTTATATCATTTTGTACTGTTTGTAGTTGATTTTCTAAAGTTTCCGGTTCAGTGGGGAAGCTTAAAGGACCCGGCGTAGGGCTACCATCACGATATCTTTTTCCTGTTGTTGTTGTTTTAATTCCAGAACTTCCCCGACCCTGGCTACTGGTCATATTTGAAACTTCCGAGCGGTGAGACCCGGGAACAAACTTTACTTGATTAGGAATAGGAAAAGGAGAAGTAAAATTAGTAGTAGTATTATTAGCATTATCATCAGGAGGAGGAGAAGGAGGAAGGCCAGGTATAGAATTTTGATCTGTTATATCGTCAGGTTCTGGTTCTGGTTGAAACATGTTAAATTAATTTATATAATATAAATATAAAATGTTTATATTAATAACAAAAAACAACATGTTATTCTTTTAGATAATTAAAGTAGTTTAAAAAAATATCTAATAAAATTAGATAATAATTAATATAAATATAATTTATACTAAATATATAATGCTAAAGCATATAATAATGTTTCCAAGCCGTTACGGACAAAGGTTAATGGGTGTAGAGAAAACACCAGAGATATTAAAAGATGTATTAAATGGAACAATAAAAAATGTACATTGTACTGATGATTTGGATGAAAATTTATATAATTTATATAATGAAAACATGAAGACATATTCAAAGAAAGTAAATATAGGAGGGGATCATTCGATGTCAATAGCAACAGTATCAAGTTCGTTACATATGCATAGAAATTTAAAAGTATTATGGATAGATGCACATGCAGATGTAAATACAAGAATATCTTCAAAAACAAAGAATGTACATGGAATGCCATTAGGGTTTTTAACGAAATTAGATAGAAAGAATTTTAAATTTAGAGTACCAAAGTTAGATTTTAGAAATTTAATGTATGTTGGAATAAGAGATTTAGATATGTATGAGAAAGAGATACTAAAAGAGTATAATGTGAGATATATAAAATCAGAATCATTAAATATAAATCCAAACGAAACGTTAATGAAAATTAAAAGATTTATAAATGGATGTCCAGTACATATATCATTTGATGTAGATAGTATAGATCCAAAATACATGAAATGCACAGGAACAAAATATAAAGATGGATTAAATGTGGAAAGTACTAAGAAAGTATTAGATGGTTTGTTAAGTCAGAATATAGTAAATATGGATATAACAGAGTTAAATATGGAATTAGGAACAAAAGAAGATCAGCAAGAAAGTATATACAATTTTTTAAAGTTATTTGAGAATTATTTACCATTGAAGAATTAACAAATATCAGAAGTATTATTAAGATTATATTTACGATCAATATAACGCATATCTTTTGTGATAATTTTGCATTGTTTTTTATTATTATTTCTTCTGTATATTCTAAGAATATTAAACCTAGCTTTTTTAGCAGTGGCAGCTTGTTTAAAGGTTTTATTATTTTTTTTTGCTTCGTTGCGTATGCCTTCATTGATAGCGAGTTTTCTTTTAGGTGTAGTGTAAGAGAGTTTATATTTATGTTTTTTTAAAGAGTCATCGATAACTCTGAGTTTAGGTAAGAGAGTAGGATTATTATTATTGGTATTTTTTTTATTTTTTTTTAAAGTTTTTTTAGTATTTTTTTTTGGTATTTTTTTTGAAGTTTTATTCTTTTTATAATTTTTTTTTCGAAGTGGCATAAAATATGAATATATAATATATGTATAAAAAAAAGACAAGTATTCCAGAAAAATATATTCCAAAAAGATTAACATCAAAGGATAAAAAGAAACAATATTCACAAATAAAGAAGACAAGGAAGAATTATAAGGAGAAAATATTTAAAACAAGAGAAAAATTAAAATCATACAAATCAAAGAAATCGAATCATATAGTAAAAGCAGAGAAGTTATATAAAATAGATAGTGTAGCACCAAGTAAAGAATTAGCAAAGAAGACAAAATGTAGTATGGAAGCATTAGAGGCAATAATGAAGAAAGGACAAGGAGCATATTATTCGTCAGGTTCAAGGCCAAATCAGACGGCACATTCATGGGGTATTGCGAGATTAGCAAGTTCAATAACAGGTGGGAAAGCAGCAGCAGTAGATTATAATATATTAGAGGAAGGATGTAAGAAGGATAGTAAAGCATTGAAATTAGCAAAGAAATCGAGAAAGAAAAACAGATATGGAAAAAGAAAGGTACCGAAATATAATATGACAATAAAAAGATAAATTATATATAATAAAAATTATTCATAATTTAGAATTTATATCTTTTAAATACTTCGACGGCACAAAGACCACCAAAGATTTGACTAAGACAGTAAGGGATTACATCATTCATAGGTAGTTTGTTAATAGAAGCCATAACAATAGTAACGGCAGGATTAATATGGCCACCGGAAATGGAAGAAGTGGCAAGTATAACAAGGGCTAAAGTTAAACCAATAACTAGGGGATTACCACTGAGCAAAATAGAATAGACAAAGACAAGAGTACCAAAAAATTCAGCTAAATAATTGTACATTATATAATTGTATTAGAAAATTATTTAGAGTAGTAAAATGAGGTGCAAAAAAAGAGCGAAAATTACTTAGAAACAGAACCTCTAGCTCTTCTAAGAGCAGAATCAATGATATTAATATTTTTGGTATTAACAAGAGAAGTAGGTTTTTTATCTTCAGGAAAAGAAGAGACAGAAACAACTACTCCTGCTCTCATTGAAATATAGTTGTTCCATGTCAATACGTAAAATTTAATGTACCTTGCTTTAATTCTTGTATTTAAACGGTTTGTAATTTTTGAATCATTATCTGTATTTCCAGTAAATGCTTTACCACCATCTATTACATAAAAATTTGTATTATTATTACTATAGTATAAGTTATAACTGGTTACCCATTGATTAGATATAGATGTATATCTACCCTGAGTAGTGACCCCAATTACTGTTTTTACAGAACCAAGATCAATAGTCATCCATTGACCAACAGTATTTGAGCCACTGCTCCATGATTGTTCTGAATCTAACATTGATCTTGCATGTCCTGTTCCTTTAGAGTCATTACCATATACAGAAGAATAATAACGATCTGCTTCTGCTGGATTTTCTGTTACCTCTGATTCATAATATTTTGCTACAGCATAGTTCGAAATAGCAGAAACAGCATAAGATTTATTTTTAGAAATAATAGAAGAAGAATCAGTATTACCACCAATAAATTTATTACGAAGATATTGGAAATGAGTTTGATTATTAGTATTAAATGTATTAAAGTATTTATGTCTATTAATAGAAAAGTTAGAAGTACTATCGGAAATTCCATCTTTCATAGGCATAGCACCAAGAGTATTAAGAATGGCATTATTAGTATTATTACGTATAGGTTGGCCATTTTTATTTGTAAAGTTCATATATTTCATGATTATATATAATAATAATCATAAAATAATCAAAAATAATTAAAGTTTGTTGTCATTATAATTAGAATTAATAGCAGATTCTCTTCTGAAACGAGTATAAAGAGAGCTATCAGATACATATTTAAGGTTACCAGAAGTGGCTTCAATCTTAGAAGCATCACATTTCTCTCCACGGATACCACATTTAGAAACTTTTCTTCCAAGGAAATCTCCTAAACTATATGCAGCTCTAAATGGAGTTACAATTCTTCCTTTACCATTGATAGAATCTTGAAGTAACTTAGTATTCCAACTATCTCTTAATACAAGACGAGTAGAAGCATCTTCAGCATGTTTAAATCCAGTAACTGTTTGTTGAGGAGAAATACCTTTGGCTTTACCGGAAGTAGAAAGAACTTTCCATTCACCAGATAAATTTTTTGCAGTAAAAGTCATACAAGCCATATTTTATATATATTGTAAATAAAAAAATTAAATACCAAAACCGTTAAAATATTGTAATTTTTTGTCTTGAAAGAAAAGAGTAATAATGGATATAATATAATCAATGTTTATTAATGGAGCAGCGTATTTAACAGTTCTTTTTTGATGGTGTTCAATATGATCACCAGGTTTAATAAAATATTTGCCAATAGAGATATCAGATAAAGGAATACAATGAATGAGGGAATTAAGGAAACCAATAATACCAATAGAAACACGAAAAGAAATATCGTTAGGTTTGAAAAGGAAAGCGGAAATTAGGAACGGAAGAACGTAAGCCATATTATATTCGGTAATAGATACGGCATTACCACTACTAGGGATAGGTTGATTAAATTTATGATGAAAGTGATGAATATATCTAAGTGGCTTAAAAAAATGAAAAGAAAAGTGAGTAGTATAAAATAGAATATTATGAAGAGTAAGTATAGCTAAAATTTTAAGAGGCTGTAATCCAAGTGTTTTATCGATAATTAAGAATTTATCAACAAATATATAATAAAAAGGAGTAATACCAATAAGATTGACAAAATTGGAAACACTACATTGATTAAATAAAGACGGATTATTTTTAATAAGGTCAATTGTATTTTTTTTACTAATAGTATGATCTAAAATGTGTGAAAAAAGATATGTATAACTACCTAAATGAAGACCTTTAATATATGGTTGAGCTAATTGCTGTACAATAGGAAGTTTCATATAGAAATTAAAAATATTTTATGGAAAAAATTCAAACGAAAAAGAGAAGTATATATATATGGACTTGTCAGATAATATAGATATATTGACATTTGAATTGATGGGTAACAAAAAAAAAGTAAAAAACTATCTAAGAAAGAATGGAGGAGAGATAGAAAAAATAAATTACGAATCAGAATTAATAAATATTCATAGAGATGATATAATGAATGTGACAGAAGATTTATTAAATGGAGTGGAAGAAAGTTATACAGAGGATGTTAAAAAAAGTTTTGAATATTATAAAAAAAACATAATAAAATACATAGAAATGAAGAAAGTAAAGAAGGAGAATAATTTTAATTATAATGATGATGAAGATATGTTATTTGGGAATATGGAGGAAAATAAAAAAGAAATAAAGAATTACTATGGTTATGAATTTCGAAGATAAAAAATCTAATTATAAATTATATGAAAACAAAAAAAAATATAAAAAGTAAGAATAAGACTAAGAAAAAGAATTGTAGTCCAATAGGGGAAGAAGTAAAATTAAATGAAAGTACATGTTTATCGTCAGAAGTAATACAAAAGATAAAACAATCATTTAATAAAAAAAATCCAGAAAAAAAAATAAAATATAGGAATCCTTATAAAATAATAGAAAGGTTGAAAATGGAGAAACCAAATTGCGAAAGCGATATATGTTGGTTAAATGAAATAGAAGAGGAAAATAAAAGGAAAGAAATAATAGAACTTTTTTATGCACCGAAAGCACCAAAAGAGTGGAAAAAAAATCCAGATGAATGGTTATCGAATTATGATATATTGGATGTATTAAATCAATACGAAAAAAAATACCAAAATTTTAAAGTAATAGGACCAACACCAATAAATTTTGATAGTAATGACATGTATAATAATGATAAATGTGTATGGGAAGATTTATGTAAATTTTCTTTAAGTAGTAGAGATTTAAGCAATAAAGATAAAATAGGAATAATATTTAATTTAGCAAAACAAGGAGAGACAGGAACTCATTGGGTATCTTTATTTGTAGATTTGAAGAATAAGATTGTATTGTATTTTGATAGTAATGGAGATGAATGTCCAGAAGAAATAAAGAAATTAATAAATAGGATAAAAGGAGAGGGTAAAAAGAAAGGAATAATATTAAAAGAAATATATAATAAAATGGAACATCAGCAAAGTAATACAGAATGTGGTATGTACTCATTGTATTTTATAATAACAATGTTAGAAGAAAGGATAAACAAGAAGAAAATAAAAAATGTAAATAGTTTAATAAAACATTTTACCAAGCAAAGAATACCAGATGAGTTTGTATTTAAACATAGAAATATATATTTTAATGAATAAAATCTAATTATATATTAAGTATAAATGTCAGATAATAATTTAGCATCGAAAATATTAGATGAAATACCTGAAGATTCTGATACAAATAATATTAAGATACCAAATAAATTTAAAAGAGATATAGGAATATCGACAAAACTATCAGATGAAGAGATGAAAAAAATATTAGATTCAGAAGTAAGAGGGGTAGTAATGAGGATACATCCAAAACCTTATCCAAATTATTCATATAAACCAAATCCAAGGAAAAATCAATATTATTCAAAAATAAGTTTTGAAATAGTAAATGATGATGATCCATATGCAAAGGTAGATGAAAATTTAAGACAATTAAAATTATACACGGAGAATGACATTAGACCATATTATAATAGAGATGGAACAAAGAATAAAGAAAAAATGCCAACAAATAGATATAATCAATATGTGCAAAAATCAATGTTATTTTTTCCAAATACGAAAAATGTATCATCCGGAGGAAAAAAAAAGATAAAAAAGAGAAAAACATTAAAAAAGAAATTAAAAAAAAAGAAGCATGGAAAAACAAAAAAAAAAGGTAAAAAATGAAAAGTAAAAAAAAAATTTAAAAAATAAATGTGTGTTATAAATAAATGTCATTATTTATATCAAATAAAAATCAAGAATTATTATGGAAAATAATAAATAAGAATGAAATAATAAGTGAGATGGATATAGAATTTAAAATACATTGGTTTAAGCAGACAATTGGTATATTTTATGATAGATACATTGAAAAAAAAATAAATATAGAAGAACTGAAAAAGATAAATAATGATTTCATAGATCATATAATAAATGATGTAAAATATATTATATCATATTACAAAAGCGAAGAGAATTATATTGAAGAGACAGAGGAAAATAGCCTAGAAAATAATAATAATTTAAGCTCAGAATTTTTAGAACCAAAAGAAGGAAGATTAATGTCAATAGGAGATGAATTGAATGAAGAATATAAGAAAAGAGAAGAAGAATATAGAAAACTATTAACAAATAAGCCACCAGATGAAATAAAATTTTCAGAAGAATCAAAAGAAGAAAGGATAAATGATATGGCAGAATTATTAGAGAAAGAAAAAAGTCAAAGGGAAATAGTAGATAATGAAGCACATAGAATGTACGAGGAGTATATAAATGTAAATCAATTAAAAAAAGAGAAAAATGGAAGCAAAGATATGGATAAAACAATAGAGAATATAGAAGAATCCAAAAATGAAATAGAAACATTGGAAGCAGTAACAACAAAATAATATTATAAATTAAATATATATGAGTAAAAAAATATTACAAACGGCATATTTATCATTAATAGTACAATTTATAATAGGTTTAATAGGTATTTATGGAATATTAATACCTCTAAAAGAGAAGGATAAAATATTGACAGAAGTATTAATACTAGAAACGATAGTACAATTTATAGAATTATCTTTTTATATATGGCTAACAATTCAATTAAGTAGTATGTCATTTGAAGTAACTTATACTAGATATTTTGATTGGTTTATATCTACCCCAATAATGTTAATAACAACTGTTTTTTTTATGAAATATATGAATAGTTTAGAGAGTAAAGAAGTAGTAACGAGTAAAAAGATACTAAGAGAAGATTTAACTGTATTGTTAAAAATAATATTAGGTAATTTTAGTATGTTATTGTTTGGTTTTTTAGCAGAAATAAATAAAATAGAAAGGATATTTGGTTTTATATTAGGAACAATATCATTTGTTTATACATTTTATTTAATATATATTGAATTTGTAGGAGAGAATAAAATAAATAAAATACTTTTTTACTTTATGTTTGTAATATGGGGTTTGTATGGAGTTGCATATTTATTTCCTTATGTATTAAAAAATGTAAGTTATAATTTTTTGGATATATTTTCAAAGAATTTCTATGGATTATTTTTATATTATATGATATTAGAAACAAAGAAAAGTTACAAATAGAGTAATTGAAGGAAAAACAGTAAAAATAAGTAGAAATAAGTAGAAAAAAAAGTAAAAATTTAATATATTAGATTATAATATATTAATTAAATAATGTTTTATGATAAATTAATTCTAGATTTTTTAAAAGATAATTGGTTAGTATTTATAATATATATAATAATAATAATAGTATTATTTCCAATAGAAGGACTAGTATTACCAAATATATATGGAAATTTATTTGAGAGTATAAAAAAAGGTAATTTTAAAGATAACCCATTTAATATTATAAATAACATAAAATCAATGAATTCAGCAGGGCTGATGGCTTTAATAGTAATATCCTGGATATTAGTAGTATTTACAGATTATTTAAAAGGGGAAGTAGAAGCATACTTACTACCAAAATATTTATTAGATATAAGAGATAAATTTTTCAGAGGAACAATAAATAAGCATGATGAAGGTAATTTTACAGAAGTAAAATCAGGTGAATATTTGGCAAGAATAATGGAATTAAGTAGAAATCTAAGAGATGCATTTATGTATTTAATAAGTAGGTTTTTGCCAGAAGTAACAATAGTAATAATGATATTAATATATTTATGTTTTTATGAATTTGAGATAGGGAAAATTATGTTATTTTCATTTATATTATGTTCAATAATATCAATTTTTTATGGTATGACTTTAATAGATTTGATAGTAAAAAGAGAGGAACATTTTTTAAAAATAAATGAAAATTTAATTAATAATTTTAATAATTTAATGAATATTTATACAAATAATAACTCAGAGAGTACAGTGCAAGGAAATGCCGATTTAGAAAGACATAGTAAAGAATTAATGAATCATATAATGAATATTGAAAATTTAGCATTATTAAGCACACAAACTTTAACAATATTGGCTTATGGTGTATCAATATATTATTTATATCAAAAATTAAATAAGAAAGAAATAAAAACATCAACAGCAATAGCTTTTATATTAGTACTAGGACAATATTTAACTTATGTAATGGAGATAAATTGGGGTTTTATTCATCAAATAATATTCAAGTCAGGTATAGTGTTAGGAAGTAAAAAAGAAATGGAAGAAATATTTGCAGCATTAGATGATGATAAAGAAGAAATAGAATTTCATAATAATAATATAGTGTTTAAAAATATAAAATTTAAATACGAAGGAGATAAAACAAATAATTTATTTGATAAATTTAATTTAAAAGTGAAAGAGAATGAAAAAATAGGTATAATAGGGAGATCAGGTTCTGGTAAAACAACTCTAGCAAAAATGTTAGTAAAGCTTCACATACCAAATGAAGGAGAAATATACATAGGAGGTCAAGAAATATCAAATATATCAAAAAATTCATTGAGAAAATATGTAAATTATGTGAATCAGAAAACAAATTTATTTGATGATACATTAATTTATAATTTAAAATATGGAAACGAAAAAAGTGATGAAGAAATAAAGAATATAATAAAGAAATACGGATTAGATTCAGTATATTCAGATTTAAAAGATGGATATAAAACAGAGGTTGGTATAAATGGAGGAAATTTATCACTAGGTATGCAAAAAGTAACAACCTTAGTGAGAAGTACCTTAAAAGAATCAGGAATAATAATATTTGATGAACCATTAGCAGGTCTAGATGAAAAGACAAGAACAAAAGTAATAAAAATGATAATAAATGAATGTAAAACAAGGACAATGATAATAATTACTCATGATCAAGAAATATTACCATATATGGATAGAGTAATAAATATAAATGAATTACAAAAAAAATAAGCATATAATATAAATGCGTTGCAAAGATTGTAGAAAAAGAATAAATCGAAGAGTTTATTATTTTGATAACGATGGATTTTGTATAGATTGTTTTGAAGACAAATGTAGTGAAGAATTTATAAATTATTACGATAGATTATTTACAAGTGTAGCTGATGTAATTTATATAGTGGATTGAGAAATATAATTTTTGTTTTAATTACAATTTGAAAATAGAAATTTTTTTTTGGACGCAAAAATAATCGACAAGATCGTCATTTTTATAATCCTCAATATATTTTATTTCAGATATTCCACTAGCAAGTAAGAGTCGAGTACAAATAATACATGGATAATGAGTTATATAGGCAGTACAACCCATGGTAGAAACACCACGTTTAGCACAATCACAAATAGCATTTTGTTCAGCATGAATAGTAGCTTGTTCATGATTGTCTCTAATAATACTATTGTGGGGACAACCAGGTAAAAAACCATTATAACCTTGACTAATAATTCTATTGTCCTTTACCAAAATACAGCCAACTTTTAAACGATCACAAGGGGAACGTTTGCTTGTAACTTGAACAATTTCTTTGAAATATTCATCCCAAGAGGGACGGTGTTTCATTATAATTACAATACAAATTAATCGGTGAAAATCAACATTTATTTAAAGATAAATATCTAGAAATTTCGGTTAATAAGATTGTAAAAAAGAAAAGTATAAAAATAAAAAAAAATATTAGTATGACTTTAGTAATAGGATGGTAATTTTTTTGGTTATTTAACATTTAGAATTGAATATATATAAAATTGATTATTAAATAATATTTAAATTATTTAATAAAAAAAGGAATAAGATGACTTCACTTAAAAGATTATTTATGAACAGTTCGGAGACATTTGAGGGTTGGTCTAAAATAATAAGTGATGGAAAGCCATGTCGTGTGATTAGAATAGGTCACGAAAAGAACTGTAATGATGATGGTTTAATAATGGATAATTCAATTGAAACAAAAATGAAGGAAATTTTACATGACAATAAAATTGATCAATCAAAATATGTTATAGAGTGTGTGCATACATATTATTCTTATTGCTTCGAATTAGTAATATATGAAGATGCGTATAGAAATTTGATAGATTCATTAAAAGAAAAATCAAATGAAAAAAATATAATAAATTTAAAAGAAGTAGCAAGATTTTAATTATTTTGTTATTTCATCAACAAGACCATATTCAAGGCATTTTTGAGAGTCCAACCAAAGGTCATGTTTTAGTAATTCGTTAAGTTCATTAGGTGTTATTTTAGAATGTTTATAGTATATTTTTTTTATGATATCCATAAATGTATTGAAATTGTCCATATCATCAGTAAGTTCATTATATTTACCAGAACTACTACTAGACAATTGATGAATAAGCATTAAAGAATTTTCACTCATGAATCTTTTATGACCAGAGACGCTTAATAAAGTAGCGGCACTTGCAGCAAAACCATCTACATATGTATTAATTGTAATTGGAGAATTATGGATCATATCAACAATGTACATAGAATGGAGTAATGAACCGCCTTCACTTTGAATATGAAGATTGATAGGAGGAGATTTAGTTTTAAATTGATTTTCAAAAAGTAAAGAAGTATTTATAAGTTCTTGTAAAGCATCTTTAAGAGATTTAGAAGATTCCTTAGTTAGACCACCGAAAAAGTATATATTGTTATTGTTGGTTTGCACATAAGTTTTAGAATAAGATCCAGATTGAACAGGAGAAGCTTTGGCTGAATCAATGAATGCATAATTAGGTAAAATTACATTTGGATAATAAATTGTTAAACCAGCTAAAGTAGAAACGAATTTACGAGCGGTTTGATTAAAGTGGAAACTGCTAGATTTACTAACGAAATTTAAGAAAAAAAGAATAACAAAAAGATAGCTACTCATATATTCTAAATAATACTTAAATTTTTAAATTATAACTAAAAATAAAAAAATATCTTTTATTTTTACTTCCATTTTAAAATATTGTATTGAAAAACTCTCTCTCTCTCAAGAGGACTTGAACCTCTGACCTCACGATTAACAGTCGTATGCTCTAACCAACTGAGCTATGAGAGATTTCCCACACTGGGAATTGAACCCAGACCGCCGCCTTGAAAGGGCGGAATCCTAACCATTAGACAATGTGGGAAGGTCTTACTGGGGATTGAACCCAGATTGCCAGATTCAAAGTCTGGAGTCGTAGCCATTGGACCATAAGACCAATAAAAATAGGGCAGACTTCTGATTAAGACATATAAAATAATATAATATTCTTTAAATTATTTTATAGATATATGAAATAATCAAAATTATTTTCTCATAGTTTTATTCTTTATTTTTAATAAATTTCTTTTTGTTTTTTTACCTCCAGTAGGTTTTTTCCAAGTAGATTCTCCGGTAATTGAATTAAAATAATATTCTTTATTTTTTTTTTTAGACATTTGTTTGGTCCATCCAGGAGGTAAATCATTATCTTGAGAAATACTTGCACTTGATATAGCAAGTGAAGGTGGATTAGGAAGAGTGCCTTCAGGGGCTTTCATGCTAGTAGTATTAGTTTCATCTATTGGAAAAATAATATTACCATTATCATCAACAACTTTAATTTGTAAGTCTTTAAAAATAATTTTATCAAGTCTATCATCAAAGTTGTCAAGTTCATTATATTCTTTAAAGATGAATGAGTTATTTCCTTCAAAATTGTATTTGATATATAGATTATTGTTGTCATCTTCCCAAACTTGACGGAATCCGTATTTTTTAGGTGGATAAGAATTAGTGTCTGGATAAGGTCTAGTTAGCCAGAATCTAGGACCATAATTATTCATATTATGGGAATCAATATCAGCCATATTATATGTCTTTGAATTGACACGAGAATTTTTAATTTCCCATTCCGTTTTTGGTACTTCAACTTCAATTTTACCACCAAGACCGGTTTTTACTTTACTTTTATAATCATTCCATATGGCAGGTTGTAATTTAATATCAAAATTAAGATTAGGTTTACTATCCCATTTAATAGGAGGGATTTTAGTATTATTACCTTCACCGAACAATTTCCAATCATGACCAAATTTATCTTGAATTACATTACCATCATAATCAGTTTTATAATATTCAGTAATAGTTCCAAGACTTTCACCAAATTCAATTGAAAGGTCAGAATCAGAATCTGTTTCAAATGTCATGTTAGAATCTTTTTTCCCTTTATATGGGATATTAGCAGCCATTTTGGAAATATCATTGACGCTAGGTATAACAAGTTTGTTATCATTTTTCTTTTCTTCATTATTTTTTAATGATTTGTTTTTCATAGAGGAAAAACTTTTACCTTTACCAAATGCTTTATCAGGATAAACAGCAATGTAAGGTGTTTTAATAATATCGTGTAAATTTTTGAACCAAATTTTATCAGATTTAGTCCATTTCATTTCTAATTCTTCAAAAGCAGCTATTATTAACAAAGCATATTGAATATGATTAACAAGTGGAAGACCCTCATTATCAGTTTTGATTTCATCGTCATCTTTAACTAAATCTTTTATTTTATCATAAATTAATTTGTATTTGATCATGGAATTTTTCATTGAATTATGTTCGGCTCGTCTATCGGGAATTTCAAAATGAAGTTTGTGACCATTGACTTCAATTATCCTTTTATCAGCTGGATGTTTATTTCTCCAAACAGGTCCCCAGTTTTTTTTATATGCGCTAATACGAGTCATATATAATAAAAAGACATAATTAAATTATGCAAAGAGTATAATTTATAAGTATTATTAAAGATAAGAGAAAATTAAAAAATATTCGTATTAGATTGGATATTTGGTAAATAATCTTCGCATGAAGAAGATGAATCACTAGAGTCAGATGTGGAATCACTTTTATTAAAATCAAATATTCCAAATATTCTAGGGTCACGAAAATATGGATTTTTAATAAATTTAATTTTTTCGTATTCATCGTATATAGGTTTAAGATTATCAACAGTGTTATCACTTTTATTACTTAAATCACTATCAGAATTATTATTTTTAATAATCTTTTTATCTTTTTTGTAAGTAAAATATTTTAACATTAAAATAGATGATTCAAAACACATAAAGTATATTATATACAAATATAAAATTGAATATTTTTAATAATAGATAAGAAAAGCAAAAATGATAGAAGAATATATAAGTAATATTCCAAAAGATTGTCTAAAAATAATATACGATTATTATTTAGATTTGGAATCGAGAGAGAAATTAAAAGAGTGGCAAAGACAATCCAATGAAGAGATAAGAAAAGAAGGTATAATGACAACATTTCGTTGGGAAATAGGGTATTCAGAATTTTATGATATCAATGAAGCAAAATACGTGTTAAAAGAAATGAATAATTGCAAGTGTTGTGATGATCATATGAAGAATAGACCAGGAATAAAAGAATTAGAAAGAGGATATTGTCCAGAGTTAAAATATATGCCAATAAGAAAAAAAATAACGTGTTTATGTCCTTGCAGACATATATCAAGATGGATGTGCAGAGTAATAAATGATGAAATTATAGAGGAAGGTATATCAAAGATATAATCTACATATTACCAAGTAAATTAATTATATAATCAATAAGGAAGTAAGAAATACCAAAACAGATAGAAAGATAAGAAGTTCCAAGTTTATTTAGATTTCCATCAGAGTATATAAGATCCATAGGTATAAATTTAAGTAAAAGATTACGTATAAAATGTGTATTGAAAAAATAAAAAAGAACGGCTAATAAGACAGGAATTTGAATTCTAGACATAGTAAAGTCAAAGTTATCTTTTTTTTCGTCTTCTTTTTCTTGAAGTACTAATTCATTTTCATATTCTTCGAAATCCGGTAAAAAATCTTTTGTGTGGGATGGAGGAATATAGTTAGGGGTAATAGAAGGATCTTGTGTATAGATATTAGTATCATTAGGAATGTCTCTGGAAGGCATAGCTTGATGTGGAATATTTTCAATTTCTTGATTAATTTCTTTTTTAGTCAATGGTTCTTCAAATTCAGGGTTTGGCATAATAGGATTTTTCTCAGATATACCATAAGGATTAGGATGAATGTTTAGTGGTGTGTAGTTAGTAGTATTAGATTCTTTAAGTGTATTAGTTTCATTGCTAAAAGCTTGAGCTTTTTGAGGAAGATCAGAAATTCTAGTAGTATTTTCCATTTACTATATACATAAATTAATATAGTAAATGATATGTTATTAACGAATTATTTATTAAACAATGAGAAAGTAGAGTCAGTATTTCCAAAATTATTGGATAAACTAGGAGTGACATCAAGATCAACTTTTTTGGAATCAATGTCTAATGTTTTTTTTTCTTTCATACAAGTATTTGAATGAAGTTTATATTTGTAACAAGTATTATTATGTTTAAAGATTTTGTCTTCTGGTATTTCAGAAAGGATAGGCCCTTTAAAGGTAATACACTCACCATCTTTACATACTTTTCTAAATATAGTAGCTAAACCAATTCCTATAATAAATGAAATAAAAGCCTTTCCTGCTTCTGTATTTAATAACCTATTAAAATTCATATATATATATAATATAATATTTATTGTACAGGAATAGTGTTAATATCATCCAAATTATCTGGACAATCAACAATGATGTTTTCAAATTTAAAGCAATTATCAGCACTATCTTTAAATTGTATAACATCAACATTATCAGGAGTAGGATAAACGTTAATAATTCTTTTTTCATTATCAGTAAAATAAATAGCAACAATACCAAAAAGAATACCTAATATAAGGAATTTAATATTGAAATAGTTAAAAATTGACATATATATTAAGTTAATAAATTAATTTTTCTTTTTTTTTTTTTTCTTCTTTGTAGTTTTTATTTGTGTAGAATTTTTTTGCTTCTCACTTTCTTCTAGAGCAATTAGTTTTTCTAGTTCTTTTTCAGCATTTTGAGCTTTTAAAACTTTTGATTTTTCTTGTTCTTCAGAATCAATTTTAAAAATGGAATTGTTTTCTCCTGTTTTCATAATTTTGGCTTCTTTTCTCTTTTTAAGTTTTTCTCTTAATCTTTCTCGTTGTTCAAATTCTTTTTGCATAGTGTTAAATGCACCTTTATTAAATTTAGCACCTTTTCCTAATCCACCCATGCCTTTTGTTAAATTTCTCATAAGATCATTAAATTGGTTTCCACCGCCCATTTCTTTCATTTTTCCCATAATATCACTAGCTTCTCTCATAATTTCGTCTTTTGAAATGTCACCACTTTTCATTCTTTCCTCTAGTTTAGTAGTAACTTTTTTCATTAATTCCATTATTTTTTTAGGATTTTTCATGACATTCTTAAGGACATCTTTTGTGTCCATGCTATCAGGATTAACATCAATTCCCATTAATTCTATAAATTCGTCGGATATTTCTTCGGCCATTTCTTTAGCAAGACTACCTATTTTACCATTAAAAAGGGTATTAAGGTGATCTTTTAATGAATCCATGTCAGGCATATTAGGTGCAAAATTACTTTTTGTTTGTTCCGTATTTTCATCATTGCCATTATCATTAGTTTCAGAATCTTCTTGGCTGGATTTTATATTTTCAAAAAATTCATTAATGCCAGACATAGTTTCGTTTAATTTTGACTGAAGAGTATCTTCATCTATACCCTGAAAAATGTTCATACATTCACCAAAATCATTTTTATCCTTAACACAGTTAACGATTAAAAACAAAATAAGTTGAAGATACTTCCAAATAGTTTTTTTTGAATTTTCTGAAACACCTTGGTCATTAAATATAATTTTGAAATCCATACTTGGAAGGAAAAATGTATTAATATTTTCTTCTTCCTTAAAAATATCTTCATTTTGATATAATATATCAAAAAAACGTTCAGGGTATATATTTACACAATAATCAAAAACTTGTTTAGGTTTTGACGACTTAATAATGTTCCATTGTGCTTCATATTCAGGGAAAGTAGTTTCTAGATCTTTTAAAAAATCTCTTAGAATATCTTCGAAATCAGTTATTTTAGAGTCATCCATAAATAATATAATTATATAATTTATTCTTTTAAACTATTAAAAGGAGAAATTAATATTATATTAAATATTTATTATAAAAATATATAAAATTATATTTTCTTTTTTATAAATATAGGATGCAGATCTTTGTAAAAACTTTAACTGGAAAAACTATTACTTTAGATGTAGAATCAAGTGATACAATAGATAACATAAAAAATAAAATTCAAGAAAAAGAAGGAATTCCACCTGATCAACAACGTTTGATTTTTGCTGGAAAACAATTAGAAGATGGACGAACATTAAGTGACTACAATATTCAAAAGGAAAGTACGCTTCATTTAGTTCTGAGGTTAAGAGGAGGTAAATGTAAATGTAATTGTAAAAAATGCGAATGTAATTGTAAAAAATGCGAATCTAATTGTAAAAAATGCCAATCTAATTGTAGTTGCAACGATTGTTGTTAAGTAAAATGTTATTAATATTTTACTTAAATAAATTATAATATTTTAACATAATTTAGTAAAGGAGCTAATAGAACCAACTAAATAATAACATTCTTTACTTGAATCAATAGATATAATAGATTCCTCGTTTTCGTATGAAGAAAAGTCTTCTTTAATATTATCTGTATTCTCTAATATAATATTATTTTTATTGATTAAAATAGTCGATTCTCCGAGAAAAATAACATACTTAGTAAAATTTTCTCGAAATTCATTTGATTTTTTAAAAATAAATTTATTTCCAAATGGAGTTTCAAATGTTTGAGGTTCGTTTATACAATCTTGATTAAATTCAATACTCTTTTTTTCATCGTTTGTAATTATTGAGATATTGTTTGATAAAATTGGTAAATCGACTATATTTTTTTGTTTGTCTTGTAAAAACACGAAATTTTTATTTTTAAATAAATTCAAAGTAAAGGAATCTATTTGAAAATCGTTAATTTTTTCTTGAAAAACTATTTCATCAACGATAGAAACAATAAATTCAGTATCTGGATCAATATTTTTCATCATATTTTTCTTTTTCTCTTGAGTTGTTTCTTCTTTATTTAAATTTTTATCATCTTTTTTCGATTCAACTTTGGTGAAAGCTTGAAATAGGTTGAATGATTCTTCTTCTTTGTCATTTTTTTGTTCATTTTTCTCGAAAACTTCGAAAAAATCATCACAACATCTTAAAAAGAAATAAAGTTGTATGGTAGAAAGTTCTTTATCTTGTGAAGAATCATTATAAAAACCTTTGTAGTTAATCTTATTTTTAAAAGATTCTTGAGAAAAATTAAACATATGAGAGACCTTTTCTTGAATTATGTTATTAATCACGTCTTCACAATCCTCTTCACCCTCATTAGGATTATTTTTATGAATACATTGATTAAAATCATCATTTTTTATTTTGAAAGATGGAAATTTACAAATTTTTTCTTTTTTCTCGAGAAAAATTAAAAACTGTAAGAATGGAACATTTAAAGTCGAATTACAATTGTAAAAGACAAGGTTACACTGAATATCTAGATTAGTATTATTATTATCTAATATATCGTTAATTTCAAATCTTAATTCATCTTCTCCTAGATAAAAATAGTCTTCAATATTATTACATTTAAAAGGTTCAGATTCTAAATTATTTGCCATATATAGATAATCAATATATATTCTTTCAAATTAAAACATATTTCTAATATAGAATTATTAAAAAATTGAATGAAATTAAATAAAATTAAATAATAAAAATATAAAAAAACAAAATGATAACACCGGTAACATTATTTAAAGATATTTTACCTCAAGCAATATTAGATAAAATTCAAAAATATCTATTGGTTGATGACAACATATCTAAAGCGCTGAAAAATTATTATGATAAATTATACACAAAAAAACTAGAGTATGAAGAAGAGTATTTTGATAAATACGTATATAATAAATGTGTATGTCCTAATTGTCCTGATAATGGAAGAAAAAAAATATTTAAAAGAAAAGAATGTTATTATTGCACTGACTATGAATTTAGATTAAGTCAAAATGAATATGTAGATGAGAAATATTTAAGAGTAGTAATAAATAATCCTCAATACAATAGAATACAGTATAAAGAATATAATGAAAATAGCAGTGATGAAGAAAGTATAGATGACATGTATTGGTATGATGATAGTAATATATGGTTAGAAAGAGGTGATCTGATTCTAGATTCAGATGAATTAGAAAGATATAATCTAAATTAGCAAAAAAAAATAAAAAAATCTATATAAAAAGAAAAATTCTATATAAACTATAATAAGGTTTATATAGAAAACTTTTTTTTTTAATGACTACAGAGAACATTGAAATGGATTTAATAAATGATAATGACGATGAAACAATATCGATAAAAACAGACCTATCACTAGATAATTCAAATAGAGATATAGGATTAAGTGATATTTTAAGCATTGGTACAGGAAGGAGATTAAATACAGTATCATTAAGGAAAGGAACTGATTGTTACAAAACCAATATAATGAGAGTAATAAAAAAAGTAAGAAAAACAGCAAGAGATGGAAAGTCATATGTAAAAGTTAAAGAATTACCAATTTATTTCTATGAGACATCATCGAATCCAGGTGCAAGGATTAGAGACGCAATAACAGGTCATTATCATAATAATTATCATGTAGGTAAAATGGAACATGAAAATTTATTTTACAAGACCGCATATTGTGTAGGGGATGCAGTAAAACCGGGTCAAAAATATGGAGAGAATAGAGAACCGATATTCTTGTATTTTTATTCTCCAGAGTCTTATGAAAACCATTTTCAATCTAAAATAAATGAGACGAAAAAGAAAGAATGGCATCGAAGATATGAAGAAACGAAGAAGAAAATAAAAGAAAGAAAAAAGGAAAAACAAACAACAGAGATTAAATATACTTATGTAAAATAGTTAGAGACAAATTTTATTTAATTATCTATGTATAAAAAAATATTGATAAGTTTATTTTTTTATTTATCAATTATAAAATCGTTTCCAATGAATAATAAATTGGGAGAATCAATACTAAAAGGTATAAAGATCGAAATAAATGATAAAATAAAGTTAGATGTAAATAATACAATAACAAATGAAGGTTTAGAAGGTTTATGTCATCCGTATAGTGATGAGCCAAAAAGCATGTTAAAATTTAAAGAGAATTTAATAAAAAAAGAAATATTAAAAATATTATTAGATAAAAAATTGAATAACGGTGTAAAATTAAAAAGAATCGAAGAATATAAAGATGTAATTTACAATATAACAGTAAAAGGTATAAACTTAAAAGAGGGTGGTTTGTTAGATGATTGGGAAACAAATATATTTTAAATATATATAAATGTCTTCATTCAATGGAAATTTAAATTACAAAAATTATTTTGAAACAAATAATGAAGAAACAATACCTTTAATGTCATATGGATTTGTGGCAATTACTAGTTTTGTGTTGGCTTATACTACATTATTATCAAAAAAAAAGGGAAGAAGAAATCAAGATGAAACAGAAAGAGAAAAGAGTATTGTACCTGAAGAAAGAGAATTTGTAGGACAAGACATAGGAAATGAGAAAGAAGTAGAAGTAGAATCAAATAATGAATTAATAAATAATAATAATAACCAAGTGGAAAGACAACTAGTTGTAGGAGGTAGAAAATTAGATAAAAAGTATAAATTACATATTTCAAATTTGTTAGATTTATTAATGGAATTAAAAAGGATAATAAATTCCAAAAAAAAAGGAATTGAGAAAGAAGAAAATAAAAAATTATTAAAAATATTAAAAGAGATATTTAAAATAGAAGAGCAAGAAGAATTGTATGGAGGAAAAGTATATTATTATAAAAATAGTTTAGTAAAAAATTTAGAAGAAAATAATAATATAACCGTACCAATACCAAATGGATTGGAAGAGGAGTTAGAAATAGATATGTTAGAAGATATACAAATCCATAGAAGGAGTTTTTTTCAATTTGCATCAAGATTTAGAGAGTATCTAGGAATGGAAAATAGATACGAAGATACATTCGAAATAGATTTTATTTTTGATATGATAATGATGGCAATAATGTATTGTATATTTGTACATTATATATGGGCAAATATAAATATTGAGGTAGGAATAAATCTACAAAGTGATTTTGAGTTATCAAATAACGTAAATAATAAATTAATAGAAGATCAGGATAGATATGAATTTGGGTTTGGGGAAGATAAAATAAATATAATTAAGGAAGATATAGAATTATTGAAAAATATGGAATTATCAAATGAATTAAGAGTAATAGCTGATTATTTAATACTAGTAATTGAAGAAAAAACGATGAGAGGGGGGAAAATAATAAAATTAAAGAATAGAAAAACCAAGAGTAGAAGAAGATAAACAAAAGAATAACAAAAAAGTATTTTATATATATAAATAATATATATGAAATTAAAAATATGTTGTAAGCACGGTGAAAAAGATAAGAAATGTTTAAGAAAAGGAGATAAAAAATTGTTTAATTTACCAAGAAAATATACCAAAAAAATATGTATAAAAGGTCCAGTAAAAGGTTTTACTATGAGAGCATCGTGTGCTCCATATAAAGGGTGTAAAAAGAAAAAAAATAAAAGCAAAAAAAGAAAAACAATAAAAATTAAGCCTCTTTTAAAATTTTATCAAAAAAAGCATTAACATCATTAAAATCAGAAGATGACAAACAGTCATTTGGTGCCCAATGATCATTATCTTCATCATACCTTAATATAGCAGGAATAGTAGTAACAATTTTTCTTGTCTTTAAGAATGCGAATAATTCAAAACTTTCATCAGCATCAAGAATACCACATTTTACTGTAGAAGGTAATATAGCAAACCAATCATTAACTAATTTTTCAATTTTTTTACAAGGACCACACCATTCCGCACCAAATTTAATTACAAGCATAGAGTTTTTAGAAGAAAGAAGATCAAAAAATTCTTTTCTATCTTTAATGTTAGTAATAATTTCCCTTGAGGTCATTATAGTATAAATATATAAAATATGTATTTTTTAAATTAATATTTTATTTTTATAATAATATATGAATTTACATAATTTAGATATTAATATGTATAGTTTTAAAGATATACTAGATTTATTCAGTATAGATGAAAATAAGATTAGAATAGAGGACATAAAAAATGCAAAAAAAACAGTATTAATGACTCATCCTGATAAATCAAAGTTGGAATCTAAATATTTTTTATTTTTCAAGAAAGCATTTGATGTGTTGCATCATTATTATCAAAATAATTTAAAAGAAGAAGTTGATATAGACACTGTAAATACAGATTATCAAGATTATCATGATGAAGAGCATTCCAAACAAATATCGAATCATGTTGCCAAAATGGAAAAAAAATCATTTAACAAGAAATTTAATAAACTATTTGAAGAAAATGCTAACATAAAAAAAGTTGATCCAGAAAAGAATACTTGGTTTAAAGAAGACAATCCAAGTTTAAAAGACTTAGAAAAAGTAGCGAATGTAAGTAGTATGAATAGTGCAATTAATAATTTTAAAAAGAAAAACAATGAAATAATAATTCATAGAGGAGTTCAAGAAACAATGCAAGGTGGTGGAACAAATTTGTACGAGGAAGATAATAATTCTTATGTAGGAAGTAATATATTTGATAAATTAAAATATGATGATTTACGAAAGGTTCATAAGGATGAAACAGTGTTTTCGGTTAGTGAAGAAGATATAAATAAAGTGAAAGCATATAATAATGTGGATGAATATAAAAATATGAGAAAAGGACAAAGTTTAGATCCAATTAATGAAATAGAAGCAACGAATTTACTGAAAAAAAAGAATGAACAAAAAATAGCAAACATAAGAGATTTCGAAAAAAAATCTATTATGGAAACAATAAAAAACGAAGAAAATAATAAAAAATTCATGTCTCATTTTTTAAGAATTAAAAATTAATTATTTTGATAAAAATGGAAAGTCATATAACTTTGATTTACTAATTTCTCTAAACCATAAATTAATAGCATATTTTTCACCCTCATCAACAGGAAGCCCAGCATGTAAGCTATGTGGATGTAAATCTGTTGTACCTTCTAAGCAATTATTAAAGACTAATAATTTACCTTTTTGAGCATTTGAACTAATTTCTAACTTAGGAAATGATGTTCCTCCACCTGACTCGACATCATTTAAATAAAGTAAAGCAGTTAAAACTCTTTGTCCTCCATACTTTAAACATCTTCTACATTTTTCGGTATCTTCTTTAACATAAGCATCAAAATGAGCATTATATCTTTGATCTACTCCATAATAAATAGCCTGAAAATTTTCTGTATTTTCTAATGGTATTTGAACTAAATTACTAATTTTTTTAGCAACACCTCTAGTAATTTTATCAGTATCCTTTTTAATCCAACAATTAGATCCAGTTCTACCTTTACTAACGACACCTTTTTTTCCGTCCGATACAAGAGCTTGTTGAAAATTAGGTTTAGCTAGAGCAATTAAATGATCACATTCTTCATTTGTTAGGAAATTATCAATTGTAAATACTAAAGGATCATTTGATAATACATCAATATTAAATTTAGACTGAATAGAATCACTTAATTCCATTATATATAATGAAATTAATTATTTTTAAATAGTAAATTTATTTTTTATTTTTTTTATTAGTAAAGGAATATTATCATATATATTTTCATTTTTATTATGTAAAATATCAACAGAATTATACCAAATTTTATCATTATTATCAAACCATCTCCAATCACTAACTTTTCCTAATAATAGAATTGAAGGTACATTTAAAACTCCAGCTAAATGTACAATTGCACTATCAATAGTAATTAATAAATCAACATTTTTTAATATTGCAATGCAATCAATAAATGGTTTTTCTTCATTTATATCGATTGTATATGTATGAATATTTTTTTTTTCTTGAAAAATGGTCATGTCTTGGGCAATCTCTTCTTTTTTATGAAGACAAATAAAATTTGCATCTAAATCAAATAAACTAAATAATTTAGTAACTGGAATATTTTTCTCAATTTCTGAAATTAATAATCCTTTATAAAAAAAACCAATAAGTGGTTTTTTATTTATTTTAATTTTTTGAAGCAAATTTCCCCAATAGTCAAATTTAATAGCGTCTTGATAAACATATTCTAATAAATTAGGAGTGATTTTATCTATTTTTAAGAAAAAAGGAATAGACATAATGAAACATTTGTAATCAAAAGAACTAATAACAAAATCACTTGTATTATGAGTTATTAATAAATTTTTGCAATCAGATATTAAAAAATGAGATACAATCTTTTTACAAAAATATACAATCTCCATATTAGGAAATTTTTGAGCAAGTTCAATCAAAAATCTAAAATACATTATATTATCACCTATTCCTTGCTCATAGACAACTAAAAGTTTATTGCAATTAGACAAACCATCCCAATTAGGTAAATCAATATTTTGTCTTAAAGGTAATCCAGTTTGTCTGCATATTGAATTACTTTTAAGTCTTTCTTCGAATAGTTTAAAACCAGTTAAAAAATCCTTGGTAGCTAGAAAAGGAAAAGAGCTGAAGTAAGAATTGGGGTCAGCCTTATTATAATAATAAATGGACTTGTCGTATTGTTTAAGATAATAATGTATTTCTCCAATTTTTTTGAAAGTATCCGGATTTTCTTCAATATTAATTAGTTTATATAAATATTTATTGACTTGTTTATAATTCTTTTGAGAAAAAAGTATATCGGCTTTGGTAGAAATAGATTGCTTGTGAAAAGAATCAATAGAAAGTATTTGATCAATGTAATCATTGGCAGTTTTATAATCTTTAGTTAAAAGGTAGCATGTAGCAATAAGATTATTTAAAAAAAGAATTTGAGAAGAGTTTTTATTTAAAGATTTGATAATTTTTTTATAACAAAATATAGCATCAAAAAATAAAGATTCTTCCATATATAAATTAGCTAATTTAAACAATAAATCGTTAATAGTGTTAATATTCTTCATAATATTTTATATATGTTATTTTTAAATATATAAAATTGAATTTATTTAAAAATTAAGTTATAAATAAAAATAAAATGGTAGAAGAGAATGTATTTGTGAATAAGGGTGAATTATTTCGAAGAAATATAAGTAATCGATTATTAAAAATGATAGAGGATGAAAAAATAGCAAAAAACTTAGAAATAGGTATATTCAAATATTCATATAAGGAAGCCCGTAGTAAAAAAATCTTAAAGAAGTGGGAGAATAAAAAATTTTTACAAATCTATATGGATCGACTAAGAAGTATATATGTCAATTTAAAAAATAAAGACCTACTTATACAATTAAAAACAGGAGAGATTACACCACAATCCTTAGCATTTATGACTCATCAAGAAATGAACCCATCAAGATGGAAGAAATTAATAGAGGACAAAATAAAAAGAGATGACAGTAAATATAATGTAAATATGGAAGCATCGACAGATATGTTCACATGTAAAAAATGTAAATCGAAGAGATGTACATATTATGAATTACAAACAAGAAGTGCAGATGAACCTGCAACAATATTTGTAACTTGTTTAGATTGTGGAAAAAATATGAAATATTAAATAAAATTCAAAGTGGATGAGGACTTAGGTTGGCATATAAATTTATTTTTTTCTGTGTTATTCAATTGTAAATAAGAAGCACAACAGTGGTCAGGTTTTTCTAATTTAAAATAATTTAATTGAAACAATGGTGGGCTATTATAAATATAATTTAATAGTAAGAAACAATTATAATAACATATTAAGACAATAGATAAATATTTTAAGTATCTCTTATTTTTAGTATTTTTAACAACTTTAAACGAAGAGAAAGCATATAAAATTCCATATAATAAAGAAGCCCAATGTACTTGATATGCAGTATTTTCTTTGAAAAGGAATAGAAAAGATAAAATATCAAAAAAAATAAAAAACAGTATAAAAAAGAGATTAACTTTGATAGAAAGACTATTTGCTTTGTCATAATTAAGTAAAAGATTACCTATATTAGCACCAAAGAAAGCAAAAGAACCTCCTGAACTTCCAATGCAACCATTATACGGTTTATTAACATAAAAAAAAAGAGCAGAATTAATAATAGATCGATAATACAAAACAAGAATATTAAAAAAATTTTGGATATTATAAAAGAATATCGATGACATATAAAGAAGTAAGGTATTACCTATTAAATGTGCGAATCCGGAATGAACAAACGAATAAGAGATAAGTCTCCAATATTGATATTTTTTATTTTCACAAGAAGGGAAAGGAGAATAAGCATAAAAATAAATATATTCATTTTCAGGATTAATTTGAGATAACTTATTTCCATCTTGATACATGTAGAAAATGAAGATAAACAAGTTTAAAAAAAAAATAAGATGAGTAGCATAATTATGATTATTTTCAAAGACTTCAGATTCGTAAGATAAATATTCAGAAGAGAGTGAATGACTACTATTACTAGAGATATAATTATTCAAGGGTACAGCATTAGAAACTATATTAGAAATACGATTGGCAAGTGGTATAGTTCTTTGAGGACTATAATTAGTATTAGATAATGGACTAATAGAAATAGAAGTAGTATCATTTTCATAAGAAGATGTAGTTAGGGAAATAGTATTTAGATTTGAATTCTGAGAGGAGGAGTAAGTACTGTCAGAAGATAGATCATTTAAAAAAACATCATCAATATTTATATGTAATGGAACACTCATATCATATAAAGTAAATATATTTTGTTTTTAAATAACTTATATTAGGCTAAAATTTCAAGGTCTTTTACTTTCCAATACTCTGAAGAACCATTAGGTAATGGTCTTTTAATAATAAAAGGTATTTTTTTTTCAGTGAATTCTTGATAAGCAATAGTATAGCTATCAATAACTGTATCATCAACATCAATATAAAGAGGAGATCCAGATTCAATTTGCATTGCTCTTTCACCAAGTACTCTAGATAATTCATATTTAGTAATAAATGGTACTGTAGTATGTAAATTGTCAATAATGTTATTTTCGCTGTCTCGCACAATTTTAGAAAGTGTTTCAACTTCGTTGTAATTATGAGAGACTAATTCTGGATGAGAAGTATTAAGTATAAAATCACGGTTATTTTTATTTTTTTCGTCAAATTTTTGTAAATAATTATCATCTTCATCAGAATCATCATCATCATCGTCAAAATTATCAAAATCTAAATTAATATTTGTAGTACGAACACTGGTATTAACATTTGCATTATCATCGTCATCATCATCATCATCATCAATATCGTCATTATCATCATCATCAATATCGTCATTATCATCATCATCAATATCGTCATCATCATCAATATCCTCATCATCATTCTCATCATCATCATTTTTTATTTTTATATTTTTACTTTTATTTATTCCTTTTACTGAAGTAATATCTTCCTCCTCCTCATCTTCATCATCTTCGATTTCAATATCCTCTTCTGGATCGTAATCATCATCATTTTCATTGAATTTTGTGGACATATATAATATACTCTGTAATATTATTTCTAAACTAGTTAAAAAAAAATCAATTTTATGTAAATTTAAATTTGATTTGTGTTCCAACTAGTATTACAATGAGTACATAAATAAACATTTTTTAGATTAGCATTGTCATATCTAATGTAGATAATATCACTTCTAACTTTATTATCAACGTTAGATTTGCAATCACTATTGATACAATCAATATTATATAAATGAGGTAAAGTCGGATCAAATTTTGTATATTGATTAATGACATTTATATTAGTGATATTTTTGCTGTATTTTGTATTAAGAATGCATAAATTTTCATTACTATTATCAACATGACCACACATTCTACAATAATAGTTAATAATATTAGGATCTTTTTCATTGATTGAAATATAAGTCATATTTTCACATTTGCTACAAAATTTCATGGTTTTAGTATATATATATTTAAATAATAAAATTCAATTTTATATTCTATTATTAACAAATATTAAATCTTTAGAAAAAAAATGTATGGTAAGATATATTTTTTTTAATTTAAAAAATAGCTTGAGAACAATCATAAATCTACATAAAATTGATAATAAATAAAAAAAAAAAATGAAATAAAAATATACAAGATATATATCTATATGTCATTATCAGTTGAAGAAAACAATTTTTCAAAAATAAAACCAAAGGCAAATAGTAACAAAAAAACACTTCAACAATTTTTACTTAAGCATTTAATAAAAAAAGGAAACGTTGAAAATAAAACAATTACGAATACAAGAATAGGTGAAAAGAATGGAATCATGGGCGGAAGCTATAGTATTTCAGATAATGAATATTATGAATTCTTAAATGTTTATGACAGAGATATATTGCAAAAGAAAAATAAAAGTGAATATTTGACAGAAAAACAACTAGTAAATGACGGACCATTATTAGTTGATATAGATTTACGTTATGATATTGAAATAGATTCAAGACAACATACGTCTAACCATATAAATGATTTAATAGAAAATTATTTGTGTATATTAAGTGAATTTTATAAGATGGACAAAAATACGTTGTTTAAAATATTTGTAATGGAAAAACAAAATGTAAATTGTTTGAAAGAAAAAAATATAACAAAAGATGGAATTCATTTAATTTTTACATTAGCAGTGGATCGTGTTGCTCAAATATTAATAAGAAAAAAAATATTAGAATCAATGTCAATAAGTGATGAATGGAAGAAATTACCAATTATCAATGAATGGAATGATGTATTTGATGAAGGTATTTCAAAAGGAACAACTCCATGGCAATTGTATGGTTCAAAAAAACCAAAACATGATCCTTATAAAGTCACATATATTTATAATGTAAAATATGATGAGACAGAAGGAGAGTGTGTATATGATGCACAGTTAAATGATTTTATATTAGATATTCATGAATTATCGATACGTAATAATAGACATATTAAGTTAGATTATACGAATAATCAATTAAAATTAATAAATGAATACAATGAAAATGAAGAAAGGAAAAAAAGTATTCAAAAAAGCAATTCTAATAATATATTATTAAATCAAGAAAATAGTTATAGTCAGATGAATAAAAATATTGATATAGATCAAATAAATTCAAAAGAAGATATTGAAAGAATGTATAATGAATTTTTGGAAAGTCTAAAACCAGAAGAATATGGACTTAGAGAAATATCTGAATATACAATGGCATTACCAAATAGTTTTTATGGATTAGGGTCATATGATAAATGGATTCGAGTATGTTGGGCTCTTCGAAATACAAGTTCAAAATTATTGATTGTATGGTTAATGTTTAGTGCAAAATCAGAGACATTTCGTTGTACATATGACGAAATAGATGAAATAATAAATCATTGGAATAGTGCAAAGAATAGAATGGGTTCAGGATTAACAAAAAGGTCAATTATTCATTGGGTAAGACAAGAATCAAAAGAAAGATACGATGAGGTTCATAAGAATACAATATCATATTATGTAGATCGAACGATTTACGGTGCTGATGGAATAAATGGTTTAAAAACAGAAAAATATGAAGGTGGTGAAGTAGAACTAGCGCAAGTATTATTTCAGATATTTAAAAATGATTATGTATGCACAAGTATAAAAGGAAATATTTGGTACAAGTATGAAAATCATAGATGGAAACCAAATGATTCAGGTACATCATTAAGAAAATCAATATCAGAACAAATGAGAAGCATATATAATAGTAAAAGTGTAGAATTAAGTAAATCGTTATCTCAAAAAATAGATAATGCTGATTTGGAAGAAGGTGAAAAACAAAAGTTAGTTGAACAGCAAAAATTAACAGGAAGAAAAATCATTGAAATAATAAAATTTTTAAATAAGTCTAATGACAAAAAAAATATTATGATAGAAGCTAAGGAACTATTTTATGACAGTGATTTTATAGAAAAATTAGATCAAAATCCATATTTATTGTGTTTTAATAACGGAGTAATGGATTTTAAAGAAAATGTATTCAGAGATGGAAGACCAGATGATTATATTTCATTATCAACAAAACTAAATTATTTACCAATTAGTGAGAAAACAAGAAAAACAGAAGAAGAAATACACGTATTCTTTAGTCAATTGTTTCCAAATGAAGAACTAAGAAAATATATGTGGGAACATTTAGCTTCAACATTGCTAGGAACTACAGATTGTCAAACATTTAATATGTACATAGGACAGGGACAAAATGGGAAATCAGTATTGGTAACATTGATGGAACAGATATTAGGTGAATACAAAGGAGATGTCCCTTTATCAATGATAACAAATAGTCGTACAAAAGTTGGAGGTGTATCACCGGAAATAGTACAATTACGAGGTATTAGATTAGCACTAATGCAAGAACCAAAAAAAGGTGACACAATTAATGAAGGTATCATGAAACAATTGACATCTGGAGAAGACAATTTACAGGGTCGTGCTCCATATATGGAGAAGACAATTTCATTCAAACCACAATTAAAATTAATTGTAACAGCAAACATATTTATGACAATAAATTCAAATGATCATGGTACTTGGAGAAGGATTCGTGTTTGTCCTTTTGAGTCTTTATTTACAGATAAACCAGTAAAAGATGATCCGGAAAAACCACATCAGTTTCATCTTGATCCAAGAATATCGAAAGAGAAATTTCCAGTATGGCGAGAAGTATTTATGTCAATGTTAATTGAAAAAGTAAAGGTAACAAGAGGATTAGTAAAAGATTGCAGTGTAGTATTAGAACATAGTAAGCAGTATAGAGCAAGTCAAGATTACATATCAGCTTTTGTGCAAGAAAAGATTATGAAGCAGAGAAATGCTTTTGTAGAAAAGAATGAAATAAATCAAGAATTTAAAATGTGGTGGGTTTCTAATTATGGACAAGGTAGAAAAGAGCCTCCAGCAAGGGAAGTTCATGAATATATTGATAGAAATTATGGTAAATGCAGAGATGGCGTATGGAAAAACATTAAAATAAAGTATAATAGTAATAAAATAACAAATATTGATGAGGATGATGTAGATGATATAAATGGGGATGAATTATAAATAAAGTAAAATAGTATAAAATTGATTCTTTTTTTATATTTAAAATATAAGATAAAAATTATAAAATGAATAATCCTGATTATGATTATGATTATGGACAATTCATATTCTTTGATGATGAAGAACAAATAAATAGAAAGAAAAAAATAAATTTTAGAAAAGCGATAATAAACGAAAAAGATTATCAAAATATAAATGATTCATATTTTGATGATTTTAGCTATATAAGTTTAAAAAAACTAGAAAGTAGTAATTTTAGTGATTCAAATATATCCATTGATTCTAACAAAGATATTAAAAACGAAAATTCTTATTATTATAATACGATAATTTATAATATTTATTGTGTATTTAAATTATTTGAGATTATTTTCTTAAGAAGGAGATAAAATTTCATTAATCTATTATTTGTAAATTTACTTGTTATTTATTTTTTTTTTCAATAGTATTCACTAATTTACTTTTTTCTTCTTCATTTAAATTATCACCGAATTTATATGCATCTTGAACTCCATCCCATTTTTTTTGCCAATTATTTAGTCCAAAGTTTTTATTATCCAAAAATCCAGACATAAAAGAATCACAATTAGTAATAGCATCATAAACAGGTAATCCAATTTCAGCTCTTAAAGAATCAGCATAAGGAGGTAATTCAGTACATTCAAGTAAAATACATTTCACATTAGGATTTTCATAAACTACTTCTTTTGCTAGTTCTATCATTCCAGGAGTTACCTTTTCAACATCGACTTTTTCTCCTAAAGCCACAGCTTGAAATCCATCAACATGTTGGCAACCAACAATCAAAATACGATTTTCATTTTCAGGAATACCACACATTCTTTTTAAATGTCTTTTAATAGGGTCTAATGTATCACTATTTGCAGTAAATACAGCAATTACTTCATCTTTAGAAAAAGTGTTAATAATAGTTGGTAATTGAACTAATGAAGTTAAAAAAACGGGTTTGGATGTATGTTGTGTAACAACTTGTTGAATGTTAATCATAAAGCCACAATCTCCAGTAATACCACTAACATTTTTACTATCAAGAAATTTAACAGCTTCAATTATATTCTCTAATACTTTATGAATGATAAGGCCACTTTGGCACATCTCAAATGTTAATCCAGGTATAACTCTATAAATAACATCATAATTGTATGTATCAGGGTGATCAATATCACCAGGTGCAGGTGGATAGTCATAATCTAACCTTAAGATACCAAGAACAGGATGATCAGCTTTGTCCATATATATTAGAATTCTATAAAAAAATGAAATAGCATAATATTTTAAAAATAATAAATTTATTACGAATTTATTATTTATTGTTAAGTTAAAGTATTTAATTGATTCTTTCGCGATAAACAACTGAATTTAATATAGAATAAATATAATTAAAAAAGTTTAGTGCGTATTTTGTGATAAAATGAATAAAGTATGGATAAGCCAAAGCAATTAAAATGAAAAATATTTTTGAATAAATATTTTCAGATGTAGTTTTATTTTTGTTTTCAACATAAAAGAAAATAGCGAGGAAAGCAAGGAGCATAAAATAATAAATGTAAAAAGCATAGTAGTTATAAATTTTTAAATACTTTGTGCTTTCATTTTGATAAAAAGTTTTTTGTTTAAAGGTAGAATTAACATTTTTTCTTTCATTGTTTTCTTGTTTTAAATCTTTATTTTCTTTTTCAATTTCCTGAAAATATTTACCTTCACTAGAATTATATTTTTGATTTAAAATTGCAGCTTGTTGATTTTTTGATTGTAAGTTGTCTTCCACAAATCTAATTTGGCCACTTAAAGTTTCAGCATCATTAGTAAGTAGATTAATTTTGGTTGAGGCATTTTTAATTTTCTTGGTATTTTTAACATCTTTTTTTAATAACTTATCGTATTCTGCTTGTAATCTGATATGATCTGTATTTAGATTACTATATCTATCAGTTAATTTTGAGTTAGAATTTTCAAGTTTAGTAATTGTTTTTTCAAGAGGAGGTATTTCTTGGGCAACTTCATCAAATTCAGGTTTTGGTACAAATTCTCCTACACTTAGTTGTATTTTTTCTTTGGGGATTTCATAAAAACCACCACTAATAATAATTCCATTTGGAATATTTATTACATTCGAAACATTACCTTTTCTTGGATCACAAGAAGTTACAGTAACACCAAGAAAATTTTTTACTTCAAAACCATTGATTTGAATACTTTCAATAATTACTCTTCTAGAAAAATTAACGGTGTATGGAATTCTTTCAGTTTTATTACTACATCTTCTTCTTCTTCTACCCCATCTTCTTCTTCTTCTACAATGTCTAGTAACCTTCTCTTTATATTTGGTAATAGTACCAGATTTGGCATTTTCAAATTCTAATTTGAGTTTGGTGGCTGTGGAAGATGGAATGATAAAACCTTGTGATCTTGAGTTAGTCCCAATATTATGAAATTGATATTTTTTTCCCATAAGAGTAACATTAAAATTTTCATCACCATGATTTCCTCGATATCTTATTTTAAAATTAGTAGTTCCCATTATATATAATAATTGTTATATATAATATAAATTTTTTAATATTTTCCATAATTGACATATTCACTTGGATCATTCGGTTTTACTAAATTATTATTATTTTGTACGTTAAAAGCATCGTTTGGAACACAAGCATTGGCTTGATCATCCCAAATTATATCAGCACCGCCACCACAACATTCTTGTCCTTTACAAACAACACTATCAGTGACAGTTTTGGTTTTATCACCTTCAGAAATATTGGTAATACTACTGTTAGCTCTACTGTCTTGTTTTCTAGGACGTGCAAAGCTTAAATTATTGAAATTCATAGTATCTCTTCTCGACATATCTAAATAAGTTGTGTAGATGATATAAATTCCAGTGACAAAGATAATGATTAATAGTAAATCATAGACAGCACCTGGGATGAATGTAAATACTTTCGATGTAAATCGAATAACGACATAAAGTACTGTAACTACTAAAACAGTTATTACCATATATAAGTAATATCTATATCTCATTCTATAACTATCATTAAGAGCAATCATTCTTTTCTGACCTTGTAAAGCATGGTCAATATTAGTTTTTTTTTGGCTTAATCTATCAGTTTCGTTATTAATCATACTCATTATATCTTTTTGATGAGTAACAACATCCCTAGTAGTAACTTTTGCGTCATCATAACTACTTTTTACATTATCAAGTTTTGAAGATATTGTACTAATATAACTTTGTGCAGTACCATTATTCAATTCAGATGTACTTCCTAAATCTAATAAGTGTTGTCTTTGTAGGTCAAGGTAAGAAGAAAAATCCATATTTTTATTATAATATATAATAATATAATAATAAAAATTAAATATTAAGTTTATAAACAATAATTAAAGCTAATGCAGTAGTAATAGTTCCAGCGATAAATAATTGATTGTTATATAGTAGGAGAGTTCTAGTATCTTCAATATACTTCTCTCTTTGTGTTTTTCTTTTTTCCATAAATTCATTATCGTCTTTATGATGATAATATTTTTTATCCTTATAAGAATTAATAGTACCAGGTATTTCAAGATCATATTGCCAACCTTCAGATGGATTATCACCTGCTACTTTTTCTACCGTAACTACTTTACCAGTAACATTAGTATTAAATCTATCACCAATAGGGAAACCAGGAGTACTATTATTGTCTCTGTTAATTTCCTTAGGTACTTCTAAAGTCTGATAACTTGTGTCCAATTCATCATATGTAACACTTTTAATAGCACTACCACCATGGCTTCCAATATTAATAGTTCTTTGTTCAGTTTTTGGTTGTTCATTTAAGATATCCAATAAATGATTATATTCTTGTAATCTTGTACCGATTTCTTGATTATTTCTTACCAATTGATCATGATGTCTATTATATTTTTCATTAATTTTTTCTAAAGGGGTTAATTGATTTTGAATAACTTGATTCGTTAATTCTCTAGAAGTTAAACTTTTTTGATAATTATTATTATATCCAAAATCTGCCGAAAATCCTTCTTTTTTTTTAACCATTATATATAAATTCACTATTTTTTTTTTAGAAAGATAAAAAATAATAAACTTGTCAAAATGAAAGGTGGTAAATATTTAATTGAATATCTGTTTTGGAATTTTTCGTATTCATATATGTATTTTATATTTGAAAATCTAACCTTCTTTTTATTCATATTTGAGAAATTTTCAGTATCATAAGTATATTTACTATTTGGAGCATTTCCTAAATCTACATCACCAATTAACTGTAACTTAGAAATACGAATAGTTTTATTTTCTGAGAGTGTATTAAAAACAACTTTGTATTTTTTGTATTTTTTAGTAGGGTTTATTGGTAAAATATCCTGTTCTTTTAGATGATGAAGGTTAAGTTGTGAATTTAATAAAATGTATTTTTTTAATTCTTCGTCATAAGCAAGGAAAAAATATCTTTTTGGGGCATAGTTTTTAATGAAATGAAGATGAAGTTCAAATACGTAATGTTCTTGAGGTATAATTATTTCAATTGATTCTCCTTTTATGTTGGTAGTGATTTTGTTTGTTACTAAACTATCATCACTATCATTGCTAAAAAACTTAGTAAATGCAGTACTATTATTTAATCCAGTATATAGATTATTACAAGTACCAGCTAGATAATCATCTCCTTGACATGGGCCATTATCCAAATTAGTAACAGTGTTAGAGGTAATCGGATCATCAATTTTGTCTTCAAATACAATATCAGATTCCCAAAAAGAATATTTATTATTATCAAACATATTTTCTACATAATACTGTTGAGATGAAGCAATAATACTGTATTCTCCAGTTAGGAATTCATTGTCCCTATTAATATATTGGATTTTTTTTCTATCAACTCCAATAAATCTTTGATTAGTAGGTATAATATCATACATATTTTATATATTATTCATATAAAATATGGAATCAATCTAATTCATATAAAGTATAATATACAACTGATGTTGCAAGGACACTCCATAAAATACCTGCAAACATGCTACCGTCATATTGTAATTTTTTTGAAGCAGATGTAGAACCTTCAATTAAATAAAGTTCTCTAAGTTTTGTATCTAAATCATATCTTAGATCATTAAAAGAAGTTATTTTATTTTTTAAAACATTATGATTTACATTGTAATTATCAAGATTAATAGCATCTGTTAAATCTAGATTAGTAGCTTCTAAAGAATCTATTTCTGATATTAATTGTCCGTAATAATTAGTTACATCATTTAATCCTTGACTATAATAAGTCAGCATGTTACCTGGAAGTACTAATACAGTATTTCTATTCTCTGCAAATTCATCAATGACTCCTCCTATATCGTCTGAAGCTAAATCAAGAAAAATTTTACTCTCACCGCGATTATCTGTAACAGTAACTTTAAATCTGGATGCTTCTAATTTAGATGTACCAAATTCAAGTGACATACTTTTAAGTTGCCCAGCAAATTGAAACAATTCTTGTAAGCTATTTTCACCGGAGTCACCTTCTAAAATGATAGGAGTAATAACTTGACCCGCAGTATAGGCAATATTTTGAGTTACTATAAATTTAGATCCGATTTGTTCATCATTAATAGCACCATGCTTTCTTCCTGAAAATGAAAAACCAGTCCATTGATTAGATCCAGAAACTATACCAGTGGATACAGTCATTTCAATTTTTACTCTTCTAATCATTCTAAAATAATCGACAGCAGGATCACAAGGTGGGTTTGTATTTCTATTATTATCAGATAAATGGCGACCATTACATTTAACATATCTAAAATAAGCTTTATTGAAACTATCTAATAGAGTAACAATTTTTTTTTCATTTTCTATAGCACTTATTTTATATTCATAATTATTATAACCTTCTACAAGACTAATACCAGTGACATTAGGAGTATTATTAAAAATAGAACTAAAAATATCACTACTTATCATTTTTTGTGTAGTAAAACCTTCTTCAGTTTTGTCACCAGTAATACCCCAATAAGATAAATTAAATTTAGAACCACCGTAAAGTTCAGTAATTACTAATCTATATGTTCTATATGGTTTAACATTTCTAAAATTATTATAATCAATTGGCAGCGGCTTAGCCCAATCAGAACTAGAATCACCAGGAAGTGCAAATTCTAAGTGATATCCTTCAGCAAATCTTAAATAGCCAGAAACAGGATTCATATTGGGGTCATTTGTGTCGTGTTTAATAAAATCAATAACATTTTTACCATTGACAGTAAATTCAGTAAATTTAATACCGGCATCTTTATAATCATCAGTAAAATCTTCTCTATTGTGAAAATAAATAGCAAGAGAATCTAAACCACCAATATGAATTAATTCTTCATCTGGAGAATCAGAAACACTACATGTATATGATTTATATTCTTTCCCATTAAGAATTAAAGTAAAATATTCATTGAATTCTTTACCTCTAAAAATAAATGGATTAGATCTACCGGATTTATAGGAAAATTTCAAAGTAGTAGCATATTTAGTTCCATAATCTACTTCGGAAATTAATTCAAAAGTTTTTTTTTCATCTGGCATAGTATCTCCATCTTTAGAACCCAAAAGCATAAATTTTTTAGGAATTTCAGCTTGTTGTGCAATTGTAAAGTTTGGCCTAACCATAATATACATTGATGTAGGGATAGAAGAATACGGATAACTAATTTGACACCACGAACCAGAAACACTATTACTTCCTTGAATCGGAGTGACAAAATATGTTTCATCTTGAGAATCACCACCATTACCACCCTGATAAACACTCGTATATAAATTGGTTCTATAATATGGATTAGTTTTAAATACATGAGCATTACCAAGATTGTCAAAGTATTTACCACCCTTGACTTGACAATGCCAAAAAGATTTTTTGTTATAATCAAAAAGTTTAACTGCATTAAAAGCTTTATTTAAATCTTTAAAATCACTTTGTGAAACTACTTCTCCTCCTTTTAAAACAGCACTTTTTTTACTTTTAAAGGAAAAATCAGGGGTACCTATAACTTTTTTATCATTTTTCTCCATTATAATTAATATATATTATAAATCTATAAAATATATTATTTAAACTAAATAAAGTTAAAATTTTGAATATCCAACTTTGAAAACACCAGACTCATTAATAGGATTAGTAAATTCTGGTTTTACTTCTTTATCTATAAAACTTTCATGAATCACATTATCATCATGATTATTTAATTCGTTACGAAAGCTTTCCAATCCTGGTTCATCTGAACTGTAAATATCATTTAAGGCGGAGTTAGTGCCGATATTATTAGCAAGGACACTATCTAATTCTTGCGGATCTCCACTTAAACCTGCAGAAATTTGAGAAATTCTAAATTCGTTACAATTACCATTCATATCAACACAGATTCTACCTTTAATAACTAGATCACCAATTGAACAATTAATAGAACCATTTGTTTCTTTAACAACTAATCTAAAAGTGCTAAAGGAAGTTTCAGGTGCAGTATCACTTAAAATAATTTCATTTGAGAATGGAATATCTCTAATATTATCATATCCTGGTGCTTTATTTAGAGTTGGTGTGATCAATCTTTGTAAAGCCAAAGCTTGTTCATTATTGGTATAATCACCAAGTTTTGTCCATCCATCTCCGTTTGTAGCCAATAAAGTATATGTTTTTGGTGTTTTCATAAAATCATTTATTTTACGCAATCCATTAGGACCTCTTATATCAAAAGAAGATGGTTGTATTTTATAAGGAAATTCAACTTGTATCCATTCTCCTTTATGGATAGGAGGATTAAATAAAATATTATTAGGATCAGTTTTTTTTTCTTGTGTTGTATAAATAATTGCTTTACTTGGATCTCTATAATGTTTAACAGCAGGACAACTAGTGCCATCTCTATATACAGCTCTAAATTGTTCATTTGTACCACAATAAGATGATCCAGCTTGATCTTTATCTCTGTTATAATTACGACGACTAGGTCCTCCCCAGAGATAAGGAGTATGCCAATATGTAAATTCACTACCATCGAAAGCATTTTTTGCACTCCAATTCCAAGCATATGAAGAAGCTTTGAATTTGAAAGGTCCGTTTTTATAACTTTGTCCTGCTGGAGAATTATCAATAAATATTTGATTTTTGTTTTCTTTAATAGATTTTGGATGAAGTGATTTATTAATTTTATACAATGAAAAAAACATATTTTCGTCCTTTTGAATAGATCCACAACCTGGTCTTTTCTGAAAAGAATCGGGCATTAGATCAGATAATAATATATCATCATTACATGGTTGAACACAATTTTCATCATCCACCATTACACCAGTTTCATCTGGATTATTATTACCAACATAACAATTACCGGATTGATTAGATTGTAATGCAAAATAATTTTTATTTTTTGCAGACTGAAAACATGTTTGTTGATTTTTTGTTCCTAGTTTTGGACTTGGGTCTAATATACTTCTTGAACCTTTTTTTCTATAACATCCTAAATAACTGTATTGTAAATATGACATTAATATATATTATATAGTACAAAATATATTAACTTAGAATACTGAATATCTTTTGAAGAGTAAGATATCCAAAAAAACCAACTCCTACTCCCAAACTTATTAACTTATTAAATTCTTTTTTATGCTCTTCATTATAATCCAAATATAATTGACCGGAAGCACTGTATTCATTTCTATTATCATACAATTCTTTGACTCTGTCGAAATTTTTACAATAAGCTACTTTTTTACAATTATCTTTATTAGTTGGGAAATTAATAGAATTACATAAAGTAATCCATTGATTTGAATTATAAGATGGATCTAATTTATCACATTCATCTCTTGAAGGCATCTCATTATTCTTTATAGCAGACATGTAAAAAAAACTATTAGGATTATGATTAAATACTATATTTTGTTTATTATATTGCTTTCTTTCAAATTCCGGAGTATTGTCACCCATTATATATAATTATAATCATATTATTTAAATCTAAACACATATTCTATAATAATCGGCATTAATTGCATTAGAACTTTTTCTACTAAATTTACAAACTTCACCCGGTCTAACACACATCGCAATTGCCTGAGGATCAAATCGTGATATTTGTGGTAATTGTCTATCTGAATTTAAATTAAATTCTTTTTTTAATTTTTCTTTAGCATCTTTGCTTAATATTTCACACTTAGGTACTAAAGTATGTTTTAAAATATTAAATTGTAATCTAGCAATATTAATCATTACTATAAATATTCCTTCATTATCGTACATATATTTTAATTTTGTAAGTAGGTTTTCATTTGGCTCATCATTTATAATAATGACTAAATCGTCATCCTTAGATAGTATATTTTCTATAAAATATAAATCTTCTACAATTTCCTCTAAATTTTGTTGCCATCTTATTTGTTTTGTAGATAAACTATATTTAATATAAGCTTTCTTCTTATTACCATTATGTTCAAATAACATATCTAATTGATTATTATTCATCATTGCATCAATTTCATTTATACTAAAGTCCATATAATTTTCTATCGCATAGCCCTTATCGTTAAACAATTCTAATATAACTTTTCTTGATTTATAAATTTGATTTATAGTATTACTCATAATATATATATTTATACATTGTTTTTAAATATATATCAAATTCAATTTTATGTTAGATTCCATATAAAAATTTATTTATCTACTTTTTTTATTACTAATTGATTAAAATCAATTTTGCTCTTATCTGTAATTTCCATAGGTTCATCCTTTATTTCATTTGGAAAAATTGAACTTTCATTATTTATTGGATTACTTTTAAAAGATACATTTTTTCCTTGATCATCTTCATCTTTCATCATAATATTATCTGAATTTTCGGAACCCGTATTCATAATTTTAAAAACTGGAGCTATATTTACAACTGGAGTATTAGATGTTGGTTCTTCTTTGTTTTTCATTCCTATACCTCCTATTATTGATTCTTTTTCATTTAACATTAGTTTATCATTTATTTGATAGTCATCTACTTTATAAATATCAGGGGCCGTTACAACTCTAGTTTGTTGTTCAGTGCTTAAACCTTCATTATCATCTGTATAAATTGTTATAAATTTATCAGAAATAGATTTAATTTTCCAAATTCTTGACTTTTTAAAATCTTCTCTGAAATATACCATATCCTCTTCATATAATTCATTTGGATCACTATTCATACTATTTTCAATTGTATTCATAGAACCCAAACTATTTAAATCAGGATAATCTGGTGAATCATCCGATTTTTCAATTGGAATAATTTCAGGTTCAGTACTGTCTAAAGATGGTGCCCATGGAGGTGAATCATTATCTAGAATATCATCATTTGATAAAAGATCTGATTTTAAAATAGGTTTGGACCAGGATGTCTCTCCGGTTTTACTATTAAACCAATATTTTTTGTTAAGTCTAGTTGAGAATTGTACAGTCCAACCTTCATTTAATAGTTCTTCACTAATAAATAACTTAGATTGACCATCATCCAAAAACTTTTTATAATCTTCCTTTGCTTCTTCCATAGTTGCATCAGGAAATTTCTCAAAAAATTGAATAAAAAAGTCGTTGTTTCTGAATTCTTCGTCGTCTTCATTTAATTTATTGTCTCTCATTATCATATTAGCATTCATTTTTTTGATATTATTTTTATTGAAATTTTTTACACCTATATTGGAAAGATGTTTATTAACAGCATCTTCTAAATCAATATTATCTTCTTTTAATAATTTATTAATATTTTTAGAATAGAACATGTTTTCAAAATGATTAATATTGTCTTCAGTAATAATTCTCATCTGTATATTACAAGCTCCTAATTCTTGTTGAAGTAATTTAAATGAGTATGGTACTTTTACAATACTAAAATTTCTTCCGAATTTTGTTTTTTGGACCATATCACAAGAAAATTTCGTAATATTTTCGAATTTCATAGGACCATCCGATAATAAACTATAGAAAACATTCTTTTCTTCATTATATGCAGCAATCATACCTGTCAAATTACAAATAGCCATGTAATATTTATCAGCTCTGTTCATCATTGAGTCATACATAAAATTACTCATACCATGTGAGATTAAAACGTCACGTTCCATTTCACCTATTCTTAAACCACCGTCATTTGCTCTACCGGCCACAGGTTGTCTTGTTAAATTGGTATTTCTTCCACTTGCTCTATAATTAATTTTATCTTTTACCATATGTTTCAATCTCATATAGTAGGTAGGTCCCATAAATACTTCGCTTTCAATTTGGGTGCCATCCATACCATTGTAAAATATATCATTACCACTAGAATGAAAACCGTGTTTTACTAATTGTGTAGCAAATAAATTAAATTTATTTTCTTTTTCAATAAAAGCAGTACTATCGATAAAACCTCCATGCATAATACCTAATTTACCAGTTATTGTTTCTATTAATTGACCAATGGTCATTCTTGAAGGAATAGCATGAGGATTTACAATCATATCAGGTTTTAATCCACTTTTAGTAAAAGGCATATCTTTTTCTTTAACAATAAGACCGATTGTACCTTTTTGACCTGCTCTAGAAGCCATTTTATCCCCGATAGAAGGTATTCTTAACTCTCTTAACTTAACTTTAGCAATTCTTTGACCAACATCATTTTCTGAAATAAATGATTTTTCTACATAGGCTTTAATACCTTTTTTTGGTTTTTTGGATAAATCGATACGAAGATCTTTATTTTCAATATTATTTGAAGTTACACCAATAAGTATTGTTTTCTCATCAACTTCTTCATTTTCATTAATAATACCAAATTTATTTAATTTGCTGTAATCATGTCCAGGTTTTTTACCAATAACATTGTCCAGAGTTTCTACATTGTCAAAAGTAATTTCTGATAAAGAATTTTCCATGGATTTCTCTTCATGAGTTTCATAACAGCTATAATAAGTAGTACTTAATAAGCCTCTTTTTAAAGAACCCTCGTTAATTAAAACAGCATCTTCAACATTATAACCTGTATAGCACATAATAGCAACAATTAAATTTTCACCATAGCAGTTTTCTTCATTGTTAATATATTGCATATATCTACTTTTTACTATAGGGATTTGTGTATTATTTAAAACAACAGCTGTCTTGTCCATTCTGCATTGGTGGTTTGTACTATATAAACTACAAGCTTGTCTGCTTTGACCACAAGAGAATTGATTACGGGTACCGGGATTATTTTCAGGATATATAATTAAATTACCCATAACACCTAGGATAAGCGATTGGTGAATTTCCATATGGGTATATTCTTTTTCTTTAGACTTAAATGTATCATGATCAATAGCAATATAACTGTCTTCAGCTTCGCTACTATCAATATATTCAATAACAGCTTTTTGTTGAGAAAATTTTTTGCTCTTCATAATATCTTCATTAGGGGACAAAGAATATAATTCATCAATATCATAAAAATTATAATTATTTGGATGAAATTCAGAGTCTTTTTTTTTATTAAATCCAGAAACTAAGTCAGTATATTTAAATTTTTTCTCTTCAATTATTTTTAAGACACTTTTATCATCAATAGATAGTTGCTCATTTTCTGCATAAAAAAGAGGACGACATATTCTACCAGAATCTGTATAAAGATAAATTGTTTTGTTTGAAATATTAAAGGTAATACTAATATAAATAGGTATTAAAGCATTTCTTCTAAAAAATTTGAGCTTTTTAATACAGGCGATAGGATTTTCAACCATACCAGTCCATGCACCATTAATAATAACTTTTGTTTTGTCATTCAGTTCTTTGAAACTACAATCTTCAATTAACTTAAGAGATATATTTTTAAGACACCATTTAATAAGTGGAACCTTAGAAACACCTTTTGTGATATAGGTAGAAATAGCCAAATGTTTATGTAATCCAATATTACCACCATCAGGTGTATCGACTGGATCAAAATATCCAAATTGACTTCCATTTAATAATCTAGGGCCAACCATTTTAGCTGTAGAATCGAGTGGTAAATTAGTTTTTCTAAGGTGACTAAGTAATGAATTATGAGAAAGTCTATTTATGTCTTGTACAATACCGATTCTTTTAGTATGTGATTCTGCACCCCAGTTTCCTTTAAAACCAAGGTTAAAGCCTTTTTCAACCAAACGATGACTGAAAGCTTGTTTATAATTTAATTGAACAAGTCCATATAGATCATCTTCAAAAATACCTTTATTTGTACTAAGGACTGTATCTAGTTCAACAAATATTTTCTTTTTTTGAAGTTTATAATATTCTTTGAAGAGATCATTCATAAGACTACCGATTAATTCAATTCTCTTAAATTTGTAATTATCTCTATCTGTTGGTTGTTCTTCTTTTAAATAAACTTTTAAAAGTTTTTTTACAATACTTCCGAGAAAAAGAGCTTTTTGTTTGTACAAAGTTTCACCAATGTGTGGAAATAAGTAATCGTTTAAAACTTCCCAAACATAAGAAATAGTACCCCATTTGGTAAGGGTAGCAATAAATTCAAGAGCCATTTTTTGTGTATATATACCACCGCAATCATGAATACTAGGAATAAAAAGGTCAATATAATCTTTATTTTCTTCAAGATCTAATAAACAGTATTTTATAATTTCTTTATCACTAATAATACCGAGAGCTCTGAAAAGTATAAAAATAGGAATAGGTTTTTTTACTTGTGGAACATTAACAACAATGTTTAAATTAGTAAGATTACCAGAAGGTGCAACTAATTTAATAGAAATAGTTCGAATAGGTTTTGATAAATTTTCACTAACGCATCTCATTTCTGCAGAATATAAATATTTATCATCATTGACTTCCCTTATATACAACATATTATCTGCAAATTTTTCTTGACAAACTACGGTTTTTTCTTTACCATCAATAATAAAATAACCACCGGCATCGTTTTTACATTCTCCCATGGAAGATCTAACTTCTCTAGGTAAATTGTTCAAAATACAATATTTAGATTGAAGCATAATAGGGAATTTTCCAAGGTATATTTTCTCAAGCATAATAGAATATGTTTGTAGATCGCCAGTTAAAGATTTTTGTGTAATATCCCTAATTTTGGCAGTTTGCATAGCGGTAAGATCATTCATTTTAAGTTTTCTTTTGTTAGAAGGAGCTCCGCCATCAGTCATTTCTATTTCAGTATCAGGAATATTTTTTTTAATATTCATGTTTATATTACTAGAATCATTTTCAAATTCTCCGCCAACGATAGGTATTTTTTCTCCAGTTTTTAATAATTTTTTGAAAACAACTTCGACATCATAATGAATAGACATAGAATAACTGATATTTCTTAATCTAGAATCATTTGGATACATATATTTAGATTCATCATTTTCATATAAAACAGGTTTGCCAAAATATATTTTGTCTCCATTTTTACCACCGATATACATTTCACAAACATTTCTATATTCATCTATTTTTTCATCGTAGCTACTAACTAAAGAAATCGGATTTTCCTCTTTTATAATATTAAAAATAGTATTATCATAAAAATCATTAAAAGAATCGATATGATGCATTACCAAATTTTGATAATTGTCTTTAAAATGACTATTAATTATATTCCAAATAATTTCATCATTCATTATATTATATAAAATACTTTATATAATATATTTATACTAGTTTGATAATTTATTGTAAGCATCTGCCAATTTACACAAGTTATGAATATAATTAAATGCAGTTTGTTTATTTTTTTCATCTAAATTCTTGACTGGGGTTTTTATTTTAGAAATGAAGTCTAGTGATTCTTTACTGCCTAAATTCTCCATGTCTTGAGTATAGTCTTTATTAAGGAAAAAATCTAAATCTGAAGACATAATTTGATCGTAATAAAGGTCATTTACATAAATTTGCCAAGATTTTATAATCATAGAAGGATTTAATTTCGACATCATCTTATGTGACCTCTTACCTTGTTTAATATCTGTATTTTTTGGTATAACATTTGTTAATTCATCTAGAAATTGTGTTAATTCCTTATTAAATGTTTTCAAAACAAGAGATTTTTGTTCTTTTGTTGTCATTATATACTATTAATTTTATTATTTTTCTCTTTAAATTGTTATTTAATAAAAATCTAATTGTGGAGGTTTTTGATTTTGTTCAAGTGAATTCTGTCTATCAGTCATTAAGTTGTCAATAGTAATATTATTTCCTATTTTATCTGGTTTATAATCATCATCAGGAGTGTTTATAGAGATATTACTCTCATCAACAGTTACATAATGATGCATATTTCTTTTACCTCCAATACCTTTTGCACTTAATTCTTCGTTTGAAAGATCACAGAAAGTATATTTTTCGGATATTACATTATTATTATTAGTAAATTGATAAGATAATGGTTCTCCATTATTCATTACTGCATCTTCAGTATCAGAGATAATAACAGGTTTAATTTTTTCAATGATATCATCACCATATAATATGGTGAAATTTTCTTTAATTAGTAAAAGAGCCGGGACACTGTGTAGGTTAGGTGGTTTTACAATTCTTGAACCATTTTCAAGTCTAATAAATTCTTGATTAGTTGTATTATCTTTGTATCGGTTATCTATACAAATAAAACTAATAGTTTCTTTTAATTTATTTGATCTAGATAATATACTAATTATTTTTTTACTATGCTTACAATAATTACTATAATATAAAATATCCATTATATATTATAACTTCTTGATTTTTTTATTTAATGAACGATTTAAATTGATTTAATACACATTGAATATAACAATCTGTTTTGAAAATAAAATACACCATAACTTAATAATACAATGAAAGTAGCAAAATATACATTTTTGTTTTTATTCTTTCCAAACATGCTGAAAAGTGCTAAACCTAATAATATAACTAAAATAATGAATGCAATCATTGATAGATAATAAAACCATAAACAATATTGTTTATCATCAAACGGAGATAGTATGTTTTCAATTGAAAAATCCATATATAATTATCCTACATATTTTTGTCATCATAATTTAAATAATATAATTGTTGTATAGGATCATAAGATTCAAAATATTTAAATATTTCGGTTTTATTAATGATTTTATGTTCTTCCGTTTTTAAACTAGGAATATAAACCTCAAAATGTAATTTATTAATATGAAACATATATTTCTTCGATACAGAGTCTTTGTTTTTTTTTATATAGTATTCTAAATAGCTTTTATGAATATTTGTTAAAAAGTTCTTGTATTTATTAAAAAATCCATAAAATAATTCTTTATATTTTGGAAAGTATTCTAAAAATTCTTTTACTTTTCCAATTTTCTTTAAACACAAATATTGATATTGTAAATTTGGATTATTTCCTCTAAGTAATCTCATATTTTCATATCTCTCATGTCTATTATGTGATCTAGTTCCAGTCTTTTTATTGTAATACATTAATCCCATTATTAAATTATTTTTATCCATTGTATATTTGGTTTCCATTTCTTCATAATCTTTCTCTTTTTCATAGACTCTAGGGTAATATATTATCTCCTTTAAAAAATATTGATCTCTAAAAGTTATAAAATCTACAAATTTTATTGAATCCTCTTTAATTCTAAATGCACCAATTAAAAATAATTTTGGTTGCTCAATATCTAAAACTATATGATTTTCCGGATGTTGAAGAACAAATGAATAACAAAAATTCTTATCAAAATTATTAAAAAATTCAATATTTGTTTTTAAATCACTATCTTTGTCAAACCTTAATGCTTCCATAAACATCTGTTTAAATGTTAATTGCTTAGATTTATTATTTGTTTTATAATCATTCCTATAAAAGAAATAATCTCCTCCAATTGCCGATTTAGTAGATATATCCCAGCTTTCCAAATCATAATTATAAAACAAATTTATCATAGTGCCTTCTATTATTTCTGTTACTGTAATATTATCATCATGTAAAACATTATTTTCTTTAAAAAAGTCGTAACTTTTAGACTTAGGAAGAGAAAAACAAATTAATTTATTATCATTATTTTTTATGACACTTCTGTAGTAGCTCTCAGTCATATCTAAATCATCAATCTTTTTATTATAATCATAATTAAATATTTTGTATTTATAATTTGATTTTTCATATTCTTTTACCCTAATATCTTCTATTTTGTCATCTCTTAAATTATAAGAAAAAGAATCCTCTAAAAATTCTATTTTCATCATAATTATATAATTATATTATGCTTTAATTGCTTTATTTAAAAACTTTTAAATTTATTGAAAAAATATAATTTAGATAATAATATATATATATGCAATTTGAAAATAGAATTTTATTAGAATTAGGTGATATAATAGAAATAAATGCTCCAAACAATAGTGACATTCATAATCAAAATTTCTATATAAATTATATTGATTCAAACAAAATAAAAGGTATATCTCTTTCAAATAATTCTAATTATTTATTTAATCTAAATGAAAATGGTAATTTTACTGATGAATCTATTGAATCTGTTACTTTACTTAGTAGAAGTGCCGAAAAAGGTTTTATTAAGCAAAATAATATTCAAAAAAACAATTGGATTAATATTTATTTCAGTGGTGACTATCCTCAAATTATAAATGGTGAAGTTACAAATATTGAAGAAGACATGCTTGAAATTACTACTTATCCTGAATTAGAAGTTATTTATATTGATTTTGAATACAAAGGTATCCCTGAAAATATACCTATTGATTCTATCACTATTTCAAACAAACCTGAATCACTAAATCATATTCAATCTTTATCTTTAGTAAAAAATGAATTTGATCAAGGTAATTTAGATGAAATACCATCAGAAACTCCTGCTTCTATTGAGTTATTAGATAATGGTGAATCTTACATTGATGCCCCTGAAGATACATCATATGATTCATTAGTCATTGATGACTTAAATAAATCTTATGCTGAATCAAACAAAGTTATTTTCGGTAAAAAATTAGATGCAGTGAAAACTTATATTGAAGTACCAGAAGAAGAACAAAGGTTTGATATTAATACACAAGTAAATGACCTTATGGATGAACTTATATCCTCTACTCCAAATAAAAATAAAACCATGGAGATGAAAGAAAAAATAAATATTCTAATCAATCGTTTCAAAGAATTAAGAGAAAATTATTCAAAATTTGATTCTAATAATACGATTTATGATATCTCTTTAAAAACTGCTTTCCATAAACCTATCGTGAAATCATTCGAAGAATTTAATAATAATATTGATTGGGTTGTTCCAATTGTATCTAATACAAAGAGTATCTGTATTGATAATAGTAATATTTATTCAAATGATACTCTTTATTCACCTGGTAATGGTTTAGAAGATTTATTTGAATTTATTGAGAAATATTACAAACAAAAGCAATCAAATTTAGATTATAAAACCATGATGACTGTTATTCATAATACTTTTACACCTTTTAATAAACCAAACGATGATAATATTAATAATATATTAGCAAAAGTTATTGTAAATGATTCATTTGAAGGAATAATAGAAAACATGCAAAGTTTTACTAGTACTACAGTACATAAAAATAATGTTCAACTTACACCATATGCATTTCAGCGGTACATTAAAGGTGAGCAGTATTTAGAAGAAAAAATAAAAAATAATATTTCTAGATTTGAACTTACTAATATTACTCCTAATGATACATTACATTTAAAATCATTTATATTATTACCAAAACCTATTATGGATTATACTAAATTAAGGTTAAAAAAGAGTAATATTTTAGATAAATCAATATTAAATCTTAATCATTTTGCCAAATTTAGATTATTCAAGAAAAAATTAGATTTAAATATGAATAGTATATCTGACTTAAATAAAGAAATTACATATAAAGATCATAAATCAATTACATCAAACGATATTGATATGTTGAAAAAAATAAATTATTTTCAAATTCAAAATGATAATATAAACATTGATAGTATTGAATATGCAAAATTTTTGGAATGTATTTTTCCAAAAACAATTAATATTTTAAAAATTTTGAGAAATCATCTTTCTGATCATTTTACTTTGGAAGATATAGTAAAAGAAACCGAATCTTTTTTAGTTTATAATGATGATCTGACGTATAATCAATACAAAGAAATTAGATTCATTATTAATGAAAATTTAAGAAATTTAAAAGAAAAATATGCCAAAAATTCAGTATTATTCAATAAAATTTTAACAAAGAGTGATCGCGAAAGCAAAGAATATAATAATAGTATTTCAAAAATATTAATGGATGACAAAGAATTATATGATCAGTTGTTGGAAACCTATAAAATAGATATAACTACAAGTGAAAGTGAAACCTTGAATAGTATTTTTAAACAAGATAATTCCGTTTTATTTAATGCCATGATATCATCACACTTGAATGTTCTTAATACTCCAAAGAGTTTAATAGATATATTAGAAAAGACAGATATTGAAGATATGGATGAAAACAAAATGGCATATTCTGATGATTGTTTTAAAAGATATCTATCAAAAAAATATACTTCTATTGAAAATTTACAAGATGATAATAATAAAGAAATATATTTCGACAAAGATTACGATGATTCTCCATATTATTTATTAGAAAAATATGAAAATGAAATGAAAAATATGAATAGTGAAGATTTTCTCGAATATTTAAAAATAAATCTTGAAGATAGACATGGAATTGATAAGGAAAACTCTGAAGTTTTATCAAATATACTATTTAATAAACAAAAACCTGTAGAAGATGATCACTATGCTCTTTTAGAATTAAGTCCTCATCTTATTGATAAATCAAAAGTATTAGATGATTATAGCAAAGATATGATGGAAATCGAGAAAAATGCAAAAATGCAAAAGATTTATTATAAAAGAGTTAAGAATGTATGGATTAAAGATGATTCAATAGAGGACATTGCATTTTTAGATACAAATGATCTATTCTGTAATATAAGTGATAAATGTTTTAAAAATTCTAAAAATAGCGTTTGTGAGAGTGAAGATTACACTAAGGTAAGAAATTTAAAACAATTAAAATCAGATTTATTAGGAGAGTTTGATAAAAGGTACGAAATAAATGCTGATGAATTGGAAAAACAAAATCTAAAAAGGATAAATTATTTTAGTAACATGCTATCTATAAAAAATATTTTAAAAGATATCCAAAATAAAAAACAAAACAATGTTCATTTTCTCCTTGGAACCTTTGCAAATAATGATCCAATCATTAAATCTCCACACCTGGAAAAATTGAACGAAATTATGTCCGATAATGATTTTGTGAGAAAACAATATAATATATTAAAATTTGTAGAATTATATACTAGACAACCGATAATTAAGGAAGTAGATGAATCAACTTGTTGGTTATATTGTAAGGAAACGAATACGAAGTTACTACCTAAATTTGTTTTTGAACTTGCAGAAGCATTTTCTGAAAATAATAATTATTTGGATAAATTGAATTTGATAATTTCAAATCAAGGTGAAGAAGAAGGAGAATACATTGTAGATAGAAATTCTGGGTGGAAGATATCCAAAATAATGGATATAGAAGAGGAAAGATATGATGAAACTGGTAGAAGGATAATCAATAACGATATATTAGTTGAAAATATTGCGATTAGTAGTGAATCAAATGTAAAGTTACCAAAAATGTTTGAAAATAAAGAAAGCGAGAAAATTTATAATATTTTTTCTCATTTATGTGATAATTTAAACATTATTGAGAGTAAAATAGAAGAAAATGTTTTAATTACTTCTGCTGAACTTTCTTCCGGTTTTATAATGTCAAAAGAAAAATATGATAAGAAAGCAAAAGAATTAAAAGAGAAGAAAGGTAAAGATTCAGTTCCATATAATATTTATTATGATGAAACCTTAGTAATAATTGTTTCAAGTTGCGTATTAATTTCTATTCAAACTGCAATACCATCTTTAATAGTAAAGAAAACCTTTCCGGGTTGTTTAAAAAATTTTAATGGTTACCCATTAACTGGAGTAGAAAACACAAATGGTATTAAATATGTTTCTTGTGTTATTAGTAAGATAAAATCTAGTATTCCACCTTGGAATTCAATATCTAAATATAGCGAAAGTACAATATTTAATAGATTAAGACAAACAATTGAGAAAATAGTAAGCAAAAGATTGGACATAAATGAAATGATTTTGAAAAAAAAAGAATATTTAATATTAAATCCTGAAAAGGAGATAGACGACACTGTTGGTTTAAAAAGATGGATAGAATTTTTGCCTCCATTAGTGGATATTAATTTACCGAAGAATATTAATAATGTATCAAATGATTTTAAACGAGAAATATACAATAATATGTTAAAATCAAGACCTAAGCAATTTGAAATGTATTATGCACTAATAAGTAAAAATCATAAAATAACATTGTCTATGATCAATAATATAAATAAAATTATAAAAAATATGCCATTATTACTGAATACAACAACATCAGTACCATTTTTGGATAATGCATGTTGTAATGAAATAATAGAAAAAGATTCAGCATTTAATTTTTTTGTTAAAAAAGAACCATCTATTGGAGTATCATTAAAAGCAGTAGAAAGTAATATAACTCTTTTAAAAGATATTGTGGAGTTATCGAAGGCTCCATTAATAATTTCAAAAACAAACAAAATTTCTCAAAATATTGAAATAAGTTCAGATTTTTCAGAGATGAATATTTATTTATTTTTTATTCATGCATGTAAATATGATACAATCTTCAATGTTCCAGAGAAATTTAGATCTATATGTGGAGAAAGACCTTCTGATTACAATAAAGATGCAACAATTGAAGAAAAAATAGTATTTTTAAAGAAAAATGACAGAAAGTTTTCAAAAGATGGGTGTAGGACACTTTTAAATTTAATAAATAAGGAAAATAAAATATATCCTAATATAGCACTGGAATTTTCATTTTTAGATCCATTAAAAGATATATTGCAAAGTTTAGATTCTATGAATTCTACAATTATAGAGCAACCTTTAAGAAAACATTTACTGAATGTATTGAATAATTATAAAAAAGATAAATATTACGAAGTAACAAGTATATCAAATGATAATACACAATTATATGCATTGAAAAAATACTTAGTTAGAACAAATAATAATTTATTGATACAAATAATGGATTTTATTAGTAGATATGGAGATTTGAATGATTCGTTATATGAAAAATACAAAAATCATTTGTTTAATTTAACAGAATGGAATATAGATACTAACAATGATTCTTATTTTGATAATGGAATACATAATATTTCCCAATTTACAAAAAATTGTGTATTCGACTATTCAAAATATTATCCAAGTCTAATAATAAATGGAAAAATAAATAATACTGTTCATAAACATTGGCAATTATCGGATAAACATAATAAAGCAATTACAAAAATAATTGAAGATTATTATAAAGAAATAGTAAAGTTTATGAATGATGAATCTTTACATGAATTAATAAAATTGGCATCACAAAATTTGACTGATATAAATTTATTCTTGAATAATTTACCATTACAAACAGAATTTAAGAAAGACGGAAAAACCTTTTACAATTTATTAGATAAAGAAACTATTATGTATTTAATTAAATATTGCCATTATTCTTGTTATTATGAATTCATATCATTAACAGATAATGATGAAATATTTGATTCAAATATAGAATATAACAAAGAACAAATAAAGAATTCTAAAAATGAAAGTGTTTCAGATGTAATTAAGAGTGCAGAGATTAATAAAAATGAAGATGAAGATTTATTAGCAATAAATGAAGTGACAATATCAAAAGAGAGATTAGAAGATATAAAGATAAGAGTTTCAAAGCTTTGCATAGGATTTTTAGATCTAGAAATCAATAATAAAAAGACAATTGATTATTCATATATGCAAACATACAACAATGTAAAAAAAATAAAATATGCAGAAAAAAATAATATAGTAAGCAAATTAGGAAGTTTGGATCAAACGAATAGAAAAGTAGAAAAATTATTGAAGAAATATAAGTTAGAAAAATGGAATCTAGCAAAACAAAAGGGTTTTATTAGTTACGACAAAGAGGCATGGGATAATGATACAATGACCAATATATTTAAAGAGAATATAGATGTTCAAGATGATGTAAATTATGAAATAGATAATGATAATGGAATAATGGAAACTATAGATGAAGATTTAGAAGAAGAAGATAGAATGAATGGTAGAAATTACGATATATCAGAATTAAGTGAAAATTTTTATGATGGAGAATTTTATTCCGAGGATATTGAAGAAGATTTTTTTGAATAAATATATATATACAAATTAGATGAATTTAAAAGGTTTTATTCAATACCATAAACTAACTGTTGCTATATTCATATATCTAATTATATTTTTTATAATACATCAGATTAAACCATCAATAGTATATGATGATGACGGTGCATTTAGAGACTTTGGAGTAGGATATAAACATAAAACAGTCGTTCCTATATGGCTAGTATCAATATTATTATCAATCTTAACATACACTATGGTATTATATTTATTAGAATTTGTATTTTAATCTATATTTTAAAATTTAGGTAAAATATAGAATGTTTTATGAATTAGATACAAAACCAAAATTAATTGATTATAGTACAATGAATTTTATAGATAATAATTTAAAATCTTGTCATAATAATCGTATTTCTTATTACGTGTATTTTTTTAATTTTACTGTATTTTTTATTTTTGTATTAGTTGTTAGTTGTGTTTTATATATTTTAAGTACATACAAAAAAAACCCATATGAAGTACAAGAGAAGATAATAAAGGATCAAGAATATATTTTAGACAAAATAAAACACTATAAAGATACTCATAAAAAAAAATCATCAATGATTACAGATTTACCAACTATACCAAGCTTTAACGTAACCGAGTATTAAATAAAAAAATAAATAATTTAAAAATAATTGTATAAAATAATTGAATGATAGATAAATTAATAAAAAACATGAAGTGTAATCCAGCAGTATCTGCTGTAATTTTAACATCTTTAAAAACGAGTAGTGTAGATATATTCGTGCAAAAAACAATAGAAAAAAAAAATAAAATAGATTGGAAAAGAAATAGTACATTTCTAATTTTTGGTTTTTTTTATCAAGGAATGTGGCAATATTATTTATTTAATAAATTAATGCCACGATTATTACCTGGTATATTAAATTATTCAAAAAAAACATTGGTTGAAAAGATAAAAGATAAACAAGGGATAAAAAATGTATTTTTACAGAACTTTATCGAGAACGGATTAAATAATCCATTTTTGTTTTTTCCAACATTTTACTTAATTCAAGAAATAATTCAAAATAACAATAAAGAAGAATGTTGTAAAAATGCAATTAATAAATATTACAATAACTTTTGGAAAGATATTACTGCATGTTGGATATTATGGATCCCTGCTCAGACTATTAATTTTGCATTTAGTCCAAAATGGTTTAGAGTACCTTTTGTTGCTGGAGTAAGTGCATTATGGACTGGTTATGTTAGTTATTATAGAAGTACATAGATTTAGCAAAAGTTCGTAATTTTGTATATATTATATAATGTTAAAATATTATATAGTGTATAATGAATATTATTTTAGAACAAAGAGAGGATATATTTAATAATAATAATACAGCACAAGAGCAATTTAATATATTTTTAAATAAAACTCATAAATCAACAAATATTATCGATATTGAGGAAAGTTTATTTGGTGATTTAGATTTATCATTATTAACAGCAAACGGCTTTATTAAGGTAGATATAATAAGATTTAATAAAGGTAAAATAACAAGTTTAAAAAATATACCACCAAATGTAAAGGAGATACAAATTAGTAACAATTTGTTAATAGAGATAGAAGAATTGCCGAGAAATTTGGAAATATTGAATGTTGAAAATAATTATTTATCGAAATTAGAATTTAAAGATGTTGATCAATTATTAATTTTAAACATTTCTCATAACAATTTTGAGAAATTAGATAACCTACCATCTACAATTACCGAATTAAAGTGTAATCATAATAAGATCACTTATATTAATTTATTTGAGATGAATGATTTAAAATTATTAAATGCCAATAATAATAAAATATCTATTATTGATAATCTACCTAATGGAATAATTAAATTATTAGTAGATAATAATCCTAATATACAGTATCATAATACGGAATCTATTCCAAATGTGTCAGATGACAAGAGCGTACAATCAAATTATTTGAATACATTGAATGATTATTATAAAATAAAGAGTGATTATGAGAGAAAATTATTACAGAAAAAAAGAAACATATGTAAGAAAGCTCCAAATAGAAAAACAGGTAAGATATTAGCTGCAAATATAAAAATGCCGTGCATATATTGTAAAAGAAACGTATCAACAATATTTACAACAAAATCAAGACATTTAAAGGCATATTGTGGAGATAGTATAAATCCTTGTGAATTAAAGATAGATATATTTTGTGGAGAATATTTCTCTGTATTAGACGAGATAGAAACATTCGCCTCTACAAAAAGATTAAAAAGGGAAGAAATTATTAATTTAAAATTAGATTCTCTTTTTGATTATGTGAATAAAGAGAAAACATCAGAGGCTTTTAAAGAAAAAATGGATAACTATTCAGTAGAATCTGAAGTATATAACGAGTTATTTGATAAATATAACAGTATTCATGGATTAGACGAAAATACAGAGAAATTTGAGTTATTTAAGGAAAACTTGAAACAGATAAAAGAAAAAAAAGAATTAATTTTGAAATTAAAAGAAGAATACAAAGAAACAAAAAATAAAGTTTTAATAAAAGATGCAATAGATATTCATGTAAATGAGATTAAACCATTAATAGAGAACAATAAATTTCTTGAATTTGAGAAAATTTATATGGATAGATTTGAATTAAATAAGATCAAAGTTTCATATACTAATTTAGAAGATTTATATGGAGATGATCCAAAGGTAATATCCTTTAAGACATTACCTTCTGTTAATAAAATAAATCAAAAAAAAGAAGATACCATTACAGATGATGATTCATCTTTAATAAACAGATTATAAAATATTTTAGTTCAAATTAACTAATTTTAATATGAATATATTATATTAAATTTATGGAGAATAACATAAATATTTTAGAAAAGGATACATGGGTATCTCCATTTACAATAAAAATAATAGAAAATTTTCTTGATGAGAGGTATTATTCATTTATTAAAAATATAATAGAAACTAGAAATTTTATTCCAGCAACACAAGGTGTAGGAGGTAGAAATATTGTCCAAAAAGAACATAAAATCAGATTAGATTATACATTAAACAATCAAGAATGTGCAACGATTGATAATCATTTTTTGAAAAAAGCAGATTGCAATTGTAATTTGAGAGAAAGATGGAGATTATTATATTATAATGGAGATACAGAAGAGAAAGGCTTTAGAGATGCACATACAGATTGGACAACTTATAGTTGTCATAGAAGAATGAGTATAATTATTGGATATTCAGACCCATCAGAATATGAAGGAGGAGAATTATATTTTAGGGATAAAGATATAAAGTATAAGATTGAAAAAGGTGCAGCATTAGTATTTGACGCAAAATTAGTACATGAAGTTTTACCAGTAACTAAAGGAAAAAGATATGTATTACAAGCCTTTTTATTTGATGATAGTGGATATGATTTAAAAAGAGAGAAAAATGGAAAGCAACATTTTACTTTATTAGGAAATGATTTACCACCACAAAGTGCTTTGCCAGAAACAAAAGAATCTAATAATGATTTTTTGATTTATGAAAATAAGAATGCAGTTCATAGTAGGATTAATTCAGTGAATGATTGCTATATTGGAAATTATAAATATATGTCAGATTTAATAAGTTTTTTAGAAAAGAATCCAGAAATTCATTGTTTTACATGGCATAAGCCTGATCATTTAAATAAAAAATGGGCAGGAAGAGCATATGGTTGGAATAAAAGACAAGCTTTAGAGAAAAAAAGAATTTCAAATTATACATGGCCAATAGAAATGAAAGTGATTAGTGGAGTAAAAAATGAAATGAAACAAAAAATTAGCGATAAAGCTACAATTTTAGAAACCAAAGAAGATTTAGTAAAATCTGTAGATTATTTAAATGTCCCGGTTAAAAAATCATTCAATGATGGCAATAAATATTTAACAATAGTAGGTACTGATGGCGGACCAGGAAACCAAATTGTTGGTATAAAAGAGGCAATATTAATGAGTGAGGTATTAAACAGAAATTTGATAGTACCACCAATATTACAACATTATGTATTAAACCGTTTGTATAGAGGAACAAGTGAAATAAATCCAAAATATTGGAATTTTAATAAGATTTTTACATATAAAAATGACGAAAACTACTTTAAAAATTTAATGGAAAATAAAGAATTAGCAAAAAAAGAAGAAACAGTTTATTATTTAAGAAGACAGGACATTGATAAACCACTAAGAATGGAAAGAATTTTAGAATTGAAACCTACTAATAAATTCATGCTTCATCAAAGAAGTTTTAGAAATTATAATGATTTTGATGAATTAAAAGCAAAAAGTGAAGAGACAATAATTTTGACAGATTTATATAATAACACTGCAATATCTAATTGTTTTTGGAATGGATGTGATACATGTGAGCTTAATCCAACATTTTTAGATGCCTATAAGGAGATTTGTAAAAATTTAGACTTTTCAGATTGGATTAAAGAGTTTGGTGATAATTATATTAAGGAAAAGTTTGGTGATAAAGACTTTATAGCTTTACATTTAAGATACCCAGATTATATATATGGAAACACAGATATTAAGAGTATAAATAAATTGTATAATGAAACAGATATTAATAATCTGGTACTAGAAATTTGTAATGAAAAACAAATAGATAAAAATAATGTCTTTATAGCTACTTCAAACAAAGCAAAAGTAAAGACTAGTGATTTGAAGGATTATCATATATTGTACAATGATAAAAATTATGATGAATGTGAATCATTTATAGAGCAATATATTGCTACAAAATGTAAATATTTTATTTATACAGGTGGAATTCATGCAAAACCAGATCATACGCATTTAAGAAGTACATGGTCATCTTTTGTAATAGATTATAGAAATTTTAAATTAGGTATAGATGACGAAACAAACATATATTTAACAAAAAAATTTAACAATGTTGAGAAAAAAGCAGAAATAAAAACTTTAAAATTTAGTAGAAATGAATAAATTATTATCTAAGAACAAATAAATGTCAGGTAAAAGATTTTTTGTAAATTTTGGGGATAATAGATATATTAAATCAAGAGATAGGATAGTAAAAGAAATGGAATACATTAAAAAAGAAAAAGATGGCAAGGATTCCTTTTTTGATGAATTCATAACAGAAACCGAAAATATTTGTAACGAAGAAGGATTTAAAAAAATATTGAATAATGTTCCTTCAGTACTTGGAACAGGTAGAGGATATTATTGGTATATGTGGAAACCTTATATTATCTATAAACATATGATGAAAATGAATGATGGAGATATATTATTTTATTGCGACAGTGGAATGAAGGTTGCAGATAGTGATCACGTAAGAGTGAAATTTCAAAATATGTTGGAATTAGTATCAGATAGTGAAAAATGTCCAACTGGTATAGCAACATTCATTACAACCGGTCATCCAAAGGATAGATTTGAATATATGTATAATCAAATAGCAGTTTTTAAACATTTTGGAGTTGAAAATGATCAAGAAATTACTCATTCGCAACAAATACAAGCAGGTGTTTCTATGTTTTACAAAAGTAAAAAATCGATGGAAATTGTAGAACAGTGGTACAATTTAGCTCGTGATTTTCCTCAATTATTTACTGGAGATCCACGAGTGCATAATATACTTAAAAATCAAGGTCCTCAAATGAAGGGTTTTAGAGACCATAGACATGATCAAAGTGTATGGTCAGTGTTATGTAAAATTCATAAGGTAAATATTCTGAAACATAATATAAATCCAGTGATTCAGACACATTATAGACAATAATAATTATATAAAAACTAATAATAATTATTATTGAAAATTAAACTTTACTACAATCATTGTAATTAGAAACACCATCCCATTCAATGTTGTATAAATTAGCCCATTTTTTTTTACCACATAATGATGTAGTATCAGATGACCAACCCGAGTCAGCCATATCTATAGAATCATCTCCAAAGTCTAATCCTGGAGTATTACTGGGATCAAGTATTAGATTCTCTCCTTCTCTAATTGATCCAGTATTTGGGTGTTCAGATCCGAAAGGAGGAATTTTACAATTGGTACCGTATGAATCCCAATAATCTGGACATTTAGTCTGAACAGGAGGGTAGCTTTTGTTATCTACATTGTCTTCAATTTGTAATGCTATGAATACTAAAGCAACTATTAATATTATTACTGCCATAATTACAACTATGCTATAAAATGAAGTATCTTTATCTGCCATTATATAATAATCAAATAAATTATTTTGTTAATATATAATATATGGAATATAATTCTAAAGATAGATTAATTTTAAATAAAGATTATCATAATGGAAGAGTTGATATTATCACTCCACCTTCTTCAGATATATTGTTTAAAATGAAAGAACAAGTTTCTCATGAAAATAAATCTACAGACTATCACGAAGCTATTGTGGGAGAAATAGAAAACAATATTTTAGCTAAAGTTTTTTTTTCAAAGGAAAATATCGATATAATCCAAGATGGAATTAGAGCTGGAGTCTATAAAATGTCAGACAAAAAATTTATGATCCCTCCTCAAAATATAGATAATCTTAAAATTATAATGAGAAGAGTTTATTATCAACATGCAAAACATCTTGAAAATATTAAATATGAAGTTAATCGATTGAATACTATTATTTTAAAGTCAGCTGTCCCTTTTGTTTTCAATGCTGCAGTTTCCTACAATAAATATAGATTGGATCAATCTACATTGGCCACTCCTATGGATCGACCTAAACAAGTAGATAGAGATCATAAGCATCTTGAAGTGAATAATTTTGTTTTAAATAATATTTTTTAATTCATTTAATCTGTTTTTAAATTTATATTTGATATGAAAACCGATAATGTTGATCCAATCATTATTATTATTGATCCTATATTATTGGAACTTTCATATATAAACCAATTTAATCCTCTGCAAATTGGAGATGTTACTATAAGTGGTGAAAATAAGATATTCCATAAACTCCAATTTAAACAAAGTTTTCCATAGAGTTGATAGGATAAATAGTGTAAAAACCACCAAGATAAATATATTAATAAGGGTTTATAAATATTTATATTAAAAATATTCTTTGTAAATATCTCGTACATAATTATTTAAGTTTAAATTATTTAAATAATTTTATATTTTAATTTATTCACTATGAAAATTAGAACAAATAATTATTATTTTTCTTGGTTCTATTATTTTTTTTGATTTTTTTCTCCGTTTTATTTTTTTTCTTTGATTTACTTCCTGGATTATATTTTAAAAAATACATTTCATACTCTTTGGAATTTGATTTTTTTTTTAATTCTTTAAATTTTTCTGATTTTTCAGTTCTAATGTCTTCAAGAGTTGGTTGGTTTCCATAACAATTGATTGAAAATCTTTTTAATATTCCTTTTTGAGATAACCTATTCTTTGCTTCTACATCAAATAGTAGTTTTGCCATACATAACAAACGATCTTTATTATAATAAGGTAAGCCAACATACATAAATGCCAAATAAAATGTTAATATAGTATCTATTGTTGCAATTTTCAACTTCAATTTACCCATATTTAAATAATTATAACTATGACATGCAATTGGTTTATAAATAAATACGATTGGAACCTTATTTAATTTAACTATAACATGTTCCGGTATTATTTCTCCAATTTTCTTTTTTTTTTCCATATACAAATTCTTTAAATCTAGTTCTTCCATTAACATTTGGGCTGAATTTTCTGGATTTTCACTAATGACATCAAAATCTGGAGTTTTTTTTACAATGGGATTTTTCGAATCCATATATTTTGAATACAATGATGCAGCGAAACCTCCAAAAAACACTACATCTTGTTTTGCTAATATATTTTTTGTTTTTTCAAAAATATTTTCATCTGATTTTATTAAACTATCTATATTTCTTTGATATTCCGTTTCACTACAATTTTTCTTAAATTTTAATGGATAATATTTACTCAACAAAA